TATGAAAGAATTAAAATTGGTGACGGAGTAAGGGATGTAAATTCACTACCTTTTAGTGATAATTCCGTAATGTCACTCATAGAAAAATTAGAAAATGATAAATTGGATTCATCAGCATTGCCTACAACAGTTGACGATGCATTATCTCAAGCTAAAGCTAGTGGACAATTTGATGGAGAAGATGGCGTAACATTTACTCCAGTAGTGAGTGGTAAAGGTGACTTGTCTTGGACAAATAATGGTGGTCTTCCTAATCCGACCCCAGTAAATATATTGGGTTTTGTATATAAAGGTTCTAACCCATTGGAGGCAGTGGGATTAGAGCAAGATACTCGTCAATTTTGGGCGGGAAAAGGTAGTGGATACTGGTGGATATCCGGATATAACAACTTGAAAGAACAACCATCTCAATATGGGTATTTGCTTAATATGTGTTATGGTACAGGTGAAACTTATCAAGTATTCTTTGGAGCGGCTCTTAATATTATTTGTGTTAGAAGTGGCGGAGCTGGTTCTGCTAGAGACGACGGTTGGTATAGAGCCAATTCGTCCACAGAAGTAATATGGAGAGAACTTGTATTTGCAGATACATTAACACCTTCTACTGAAAATGAAGTAGTTCCTTCATAATCTATTGTTATAAATAAGGAGAGAATTATTATGGCACTTTCTAAAGTTATTACTAAAAACAACGGTATCACTACTTCTTATCACAAGGTAACTTCTGTTACTGTTTCTCAGGAAAATTATTTAACACTAGAAACTAATAAATGTGTTTATCTTAGTGTGGAACTTACTTCCTATTTTAATGAAGAATATCGTCAAAATAGCGAAGCTATTGAAAGCAATAATTATTATTTTACTATTACTTCCGAAGAGGAAGAGTCAACAAGTGCTCGTAAGCTTGCTTACAATAAGCTTAAGACACTACAACAATGGGCAGACGCAGTAAACTGCTAAATATATAAAAAATATGAAAGAGGTTAATTAAAATGGCTACAAAAACAATCAACACACGTATAGTTCTTACTCATGATGAGTATTCTGCTTTGAGTGATAAAGTACTTAAAGCTGGTGAAGTAGTTCTTGCTAAAGTTGGAACTACTGAGGCAAACGGTAAAGTATCCGAACCTATTTGGATGATGAAAGTTGGCGATGGCAATAGTACTGTCGCGGCTTGTCCTTGGTTAGTGGCTCCCGCTGCTGATGTTCACGAATGGGCAAAGAAAGCAGCTCTTGACGCTAATGACCTACCTGCTATCCCTGGTGACAAACTAGGCATTACTGTCACTGTAACTGGTGAAGGAAATGCTATTACTAATGCTTCTTGGGATGCAACTACAAAAACTCTTACCTTAACAAAAGGTGAAACTTTTGCTACAAAAGCAGAATTCGATGCACACACCCAAGATACTGAAGCACATAAAGATACTACATATGAGGCTGGTACTAAGTTAGAGTTAGATGGCACAACTTTTAATCACACTGCTACAACTCGCACAGATACCGCTGATGCTGCTGACGCAACTTTTGGTGGAACAATTGAAATTGTGGACAGTGTGTCTTCTGATGAAACAGGTCACATTACCGCTATCAACAAGAAAACAATTACACTTCCTACTCCTGATGAAGTAGTTCTTCCTACTGTTGAAGATACAGAAGTAGCAGGTCAAGTAGTTGTTGAAGTAGACCAAACTGCTGGCGCTATTGATGTTAAGCGCAAGGCACTTGAAGTAGTTCACGAAGATGGTCAGATTTATCTAACTATTGGTGGAACTAAAATTGGTACTGGATTCTCTGATGCTGATTTCATTAAAGATGGATTCTTATCTAAGGTTGAAAAAGACACCACTACTAATGAAATTGTGTTCACTTGGAACACAGATGCTGGCTTAACTGAAACAAGAATTGACATTGATGAACTTGTTGAAGTTTATACAGCTGGTGATGGCATTGAAGTTGAGGACTATGTAATTTCTCACGCAAAACCTGCTACTGTTGCTACTAATGTAACTAAAACAGATAGAACTTATATTTCTGGTATTGAATTTGATGAGTTCGGTCATGTGACTAAAGTTGAGACAGGCGTTGAGACTGACCAAGACTTAACTCATAATCACGATGATGAGTATAAGAAGTTACAAACCGCTGTTGAAACAGTTGGAGCCGCTAATAAGACTTTACAAATTAGTCAAGATGCACAAGGTGTTATTACTGCTACTCCTGTTGATATTGCTATCACAGCTGACCAAGTAACTGACCTTGATGTTGGTGTTACAAAAGTTACCACAACTGCTAACAATGGATTGAAAGTCACTCCTGTAGCTGGTACTGGTGATGTAACTATCGACATTGATGACACTATTGTGTTTGTGTTGGATGGCGGAACATCTGCTAGATTAGGTTAATTTAGATTAATTTTAATATTTTATTGAGATAATTTAAAATAATAGCGGGTTATTTCATTAATCCGCTATTATTTTTTAACTTTGATAATTTTTTATTGTATATATTATTTAGAAAGATTATCCTTTTGAAAGGGGATATTTTATAAATGGATAAAATGACAAAGAAGACAGAAAACAACACTTCATTAGTATCCTTTGGTAGCTATGACTGGAATAAGGGTGTAGATGGTAAATTTTGGGAAAATGATTCTACCCCCCTTGACGCAGACAATATGAACTCCATTCATGTTAGCGTAAAAAATATAGACAGTAAAGTCTATGAAAATTCTGCCAAAATTGGAAATTTAGAGTCAGAAGTAGAAGAAAACAATACTGCTATTTCAAGCTTATCCGAAGTTGTTGGTGGATGGGACAAAGAGGATAAAGACTCTACAATATCCGAAGCATTAGAGAATCTTATAGAAGAAGTAGGCAATATTCCTGAAGTTCCGAGTATGGAGGATATTGAGAATGAACTATCAAGTTTGTTTCAACCAATAACAGGTAGAGTTACTTCCATCGATGATACTGCTACAAACGAACAATATCCGTCAGCAAAAGCTGTTTTGAACGCCATCTCTGCTTTACCGAATGGCGGAAGTTACTTAAATGTAATGAACAGTACTGGGGATTATTCAATAGTGACTAGAACAGACCCTGGAAGCTCAGATGGTGCTAATGTTGCTAATGCCCCATCTTCTGTAGCGTTGGGATGGGGTAATAACATACAAACAGACCCAAACGCTGACGGAAAAACTCAATGTGCTTTTGCTATGGGAAGTGGCAATATAATTGGTGGTGAGAAAGGTGAGGCAGGATGTTCTGTGGCTCTTGGTTATAAGAACGAGTGTTATGGAAATACATCTTTTTCCTTTGGTTCTGAAAATATCGCGTCAAGAGCAAATTCATTTGCTATGGGCTTAAAATGTACTACAGGTGGAAAAAACTCAATGGCGATGGGAGAATACTGCCATACCGAAGCTGACTATTCTATTGCGACAGGAAAAAGTAGTTACTCTCAAAAGATTTTCGCTTTCTCTCACGGTGAAAACTGTATTGCTGCTGGAAACAACTCAATAGCAATGGGGTATCATTGTTTATCAGAAGCAATGTCTTCTGTAGCTATTGGAGCCGGTACTCATGCAAGTGCGAATTGCTCAGTGGCGTTTGGTTATAACACTATGGCAGAGTATGACAGTCAGTTTGTGTGTGGAAAGTTCAACGCAGGCACAACAATGGGAGGAGTTTCACCAGCATTTGAGGTCGGAATAGGAACAGAAGAAGCTCGTAAGAGCGGTTTTGTAGTTTATAGTAATGGTGATGTTAAAGTAGACCGTAATTGTAGCGTTGGTGGCAATATCGAAGTAGCTGGAATGTCACTATTTTATGGCTCTGCTAGATTTGATAAGGGAATTACATCACTTGGAAATAGCACTTTTGAAAATGCTGAAGTAAGGGGCTCTATAGACATAGGCAACCTTAAAATATCTGGTAAACCTGTTTTAAAGGTGCTTTATAATGATTACACACCTATACCTGAGGATGGTAGCGAGTCTATCGTATTTGAAGGAATAGACGATTACACATTGTTCTTAATAGACGATGTTTTATTTAAAAAGGAGAACGACTACTTAACAGCTTCAATATCAAATATTGAGTCAATAGGTGATACCATAGACATAGAAAATACTTATTATAAAATTAAAATTTACGATGATGGAAATGGGAATAAAGGACTTTATATTTCAAATAACCCTACAGATGGTTCAAACCCATCAAAAATGACAGCATATGTTCCATTAATTGGTAACACATCACCTGAAATTTTCTCAGGCACCATACTGTATGTGAATACTATTATAGGTGTTTACTAATTAAAATAGTTAACTATTGTTTTTATTAATATAAATTGACATAGGAGATGATAAAATATGGATAATGAAAAAGAAAAGAAACAAAGTGAAAAGCCAAAAAAGAAAGTGTCCAACATAATGTTAGTACTTATCTGTGTGATGATTACTTTATATGCGGCTGCTAACTTTATACTTCAGTATTTTTCTGGTGTTGAAGTTAGTCCCACTCTTACAGGAGCTTGGTTTACTTTCTGGACAGTAGAAATTGTAGCACTTGCGGCTATTAAAACTACAAAAGTAAAAAATGAAAAATCCAATAACACTACTTCAGAAAATGAGGCTGTGTGTGACAACGAATTTGATAGTGTTACCGAATTTGATTGTGTTACTGAATACAATTGTGAAGAAACAATTGAAAAACATTAATTAAGGAGAGAATAATAATGACTTGGGAAAACATTTCACCTGACCTTTATAACTATGTTTTATTTCCTTTAATTGGAATATTAACTACATTTGTATGTGTATTTATTACTTGTAAGATTTCACAACTAAAGAAACGAACTGACAATGAAACAACACATAAGTACTTGGATATGCTAGATAAAACAATTACTGACTGTGTATTATCAACCACACAAACTTATGTGGACACATTGAAAAAACAAGGCACTTTTGATGTGGAGGCTCAAAAAGAAGCTCTAAATCAAACATATCAAAATGTTTTGAAACTTCTTACAGATGAAGCGAAGAAATATTTAAGCAATGTGATTGGTGACTTGAATGTTTATATTTTGAACAAGATTGAGTCAGAAGTTAAAGTCACCAAACAGTCTTTTTAAGAATCATAGTTAAAATAATTTTATGTAGAGGTAGAGTAAATACACTCTTCCTCTACATTTTTAATTGAAATATTGTATATATATTATATAAGTGAAAATATTTTTAAAGGTGTAAATATATATGAAAGATTTACAATTTGTGCAAGATGCTTTCAAACAATCAGTACATAATACAGTTTCAATTGAGGCTGCCGCAAATGCCATCATAGCAGATAAGATGAGAAGAATGACACCTCAAAAATGGGATGATGTGTTAAACTATGTAAATAGTTTAAAATTTCCTCTTGTCGTTTATCGTGGCTTTAAGTACCTTAACGGCAAAGATGATGTTAGATTGTCTCCAAAAGACTTGGGAATAAACTGGACTATTGATAAAGAATTATTTAGAAGTAATGATTCTCATTTCAATAATTGTGATTACATTACTGTAGGTGAAATTACTGAGGACCAAGTAGATTGGGTACAAACTATACAAAATTATATTTATTACTCCTTAGATAAGATTTCAGGTAGGTATCCAGAAAAAGAAGTTACTTTGAAAGGACATCAACTACCGAGAAATTTAATAGGAGTATTTTCTAAAGAGGAACTATTTAATAACTATTAATCAAGGGAATGGTCAAGTAGATGATATCTAATGAGCATATGAAACTAAATTCCTTATCTGACAGTGAAAAAGAATTAGCAATGAAAATTTTGCAACAACTTTCCACTGACGGTAAATCTGATTTATATAATGACTTACTATATTCAGACTACGAAGAGATACCAGTAGATATAGAAACTTTTTTGAGAGACCCTAATTATCTAGGAAAAGGTCTTATAAATGATGAGGGAAAATTCACTGTTTATCCATACTGGGTAAAAACATTAAAAAAGATTTTCCCAAATCCTCTAGAGCCATCTGCCTACAATACATTAGCTCTATCTGGTGCTATCGGTCTTGGTAAATCATTCGTAGCCGTTCTATGTGGTTTATATGAACTATATAGAATGATGTGTTTGAAAGACCCTTATCTGCATTATGGATTACAACCAATTGATAAAATTACATTTGCTGTGATTAACATAACATTGGATGCGGCAAGAGGTGTTGGTTGGGATAAAATGCAACAACTACTACAATCGTCACCTTGGTTTATGTCCAAAGGAACAATTACAGGCACAACAAATATTACTTGGAATCCTCCTAAGGGAATCGAACTTATTCCTGGCTCTTTGTCAAGACATATAATTGGTCGAGCAGTTTATTGGGCATTTTTCGACGAAGTTTCATTTCAACCAAACCAAGATGTAAATAAGCAAAAAGAAAAAGCTAAAGCATTAGTAAATACTGCGTCAGCTCGTATGCAATCTCGTTTTATGAAAGGCGAGAAAAATCCTACCTTATTGGTTTTGGCTTCATCAAAAAGAACTGAACAATCCTATATGGAAACATTCATAGAAGGAAAGAAAAAACAAGACAGTAAAACAACTTTAATAATTGATGAGCCTCAATGGGTAATTAGAACAGATAAGGATAGTCCGAATAAATTTAAAGTTGCTATTGGAAATAAATTTTTAAGTTCAGAAGTGGTACCACTTAATTACACAGAACAAGACTTAAAAATTTATCGAGATAGAGGATATACTCTATTAGATGTTCCAATGGGATACTATGAGAGCGCAATAGATGACATCGATGTTTTTTTGACAGAATCTGCCGGTATATCTACTTCAAGTTCAAATAGATATATTTCTGGACCAAGAATAGCCGCTGTTAAGAAAGTTAATGTAAATAATGCCTTTAGAAAAGATGAGATAGAAGTAGGCAATGGAAAAGAAGATAATGCTCAATATTGGGATTTCTTTGATATTGAAAAAATAGACCCAAGATTGAAGTATAAGCCATTGTATATACATATGGATATGTCTGTAAGTGGGGACAAAACTGGTATTGCTGGTGTATTTATTGCTGGTAAGAAACCTCCCACAGAAGGACAGCCAGCATCAAAAGACTTATTATATTCTTTAGGATTTTCTGTTTCAGTGAAGGCACCAAAAGGACATCAAATATCCTTTGAAAAGAATAGACAATTTATATACTGGTTAAGAGAACAAGGATTTAATATAAAGGGAATTAGCACTGACACATATCAAAGCGTTGATACTGGTCAACAACTTGGAGCAAAGGGATTTAACTACTCAGTTATATCCGTGGATAGGGTAGATTCAGATAGAATTTGTAAGCCTTATCAATATTTTAGAAGTACTATTTATGAAGAAAGAATAGAGTTGTATGATTCTCAACTACTGACAGATGAACTTATTGGTCTCGAAAGAGACAATAACAGTGGAAAGATTGACCATAGTCAGGCAGGAATTAACTCAAAGGATATGGCTGACGCAGTTTGTGGTGCGATATGGAATGCTTCTCAAAACGCGGAACAATTTGCTTTTGAATATGGAGAAGATATAGAGTCAACCATTGAAGTTAGCTCTAATTCAAACTACGACAATAAAACTCAAGTAATCCTAGATTTTGAAAATGAGTTGAAAAAAGTACATTCAACCAGTTTTGAGAAAAATATTGAAACTACTACTGGTGCCGGCTTGACAGACTTCGGTATGGGAAGAGCGACAACAAATTATAATTCAAATTATATGTCACAAGGCATAGTAATTTGGTAAGGAGTAACATATGGAAAATAATACAACCGCATTTGTAAATGATGAGAAGATATATAATTCTCCCATACAAAGCGTTCCAAAACCTGAAAAAAATATAGGTATAGATACTAAAGATGTATTTTTTGACAACATCGCAAATGCGGGATTGTCCAGTTCATTGGACATTAGTGCATTAGAATCATTCAATCAAGTAGCACAATCAAGAGACCAACTATATGCGATGTTGGATACAATGTCTCAAGATTCTATGGTATCTGCCGTATTAGAAACTTATGCAGAAGATGCCACAGAATATAATGATAATGGTAGAATAGTTTGGGCAGAATCTACAGATGGAGATATTGCAAAGTACATAACTTTTTTGATTGACACAATTGGTGTGGACAAACATATTTATAAATGGGTTTACAGTTTATGTAAATATGGTGATGTTTACTTAAAATTATTTAGAGAATCAGAAACAAAAGATTTGTTGTTTACAAACGATAAGGACAAAAAATTAAATGAGGATGTAAACATTAAAGCTTTTTCTAAAAATGATAGATATACTCATTATTTAGAGATGATGCCAAATCCAGCAGAGATGTTTGAATTGACTAAGCTTGGAAAAAGTTATGGCTACATTAAATCAACCATAAGAACCCCATCTCTTACCAATGATAATCTACAAAACCCATATTTTAGATATAAATTTAAAAAGTCTGACATAGATGTATATAATGCCACAGAATATGTACACGCATGTTTAGATGATAATTCATCTAGAACACCAGAAGAAGTGAGCATATTTTTGGATGACACAAAAGATTCAGCTGCACTTTCTTATTCTGTAAGAAGAGGTCAGTCTTTATTGTACAATGTATTTAAGGTTTGGAGAGAGTTAAGTTTATTAGAAAACTCTGTTCTTTTGAATCGTATTACTAAATCTTCTATTACAAGAGTTATAAATGTGCAAGTAGGAGATATGCCAAAAGAGGCAGTAGGACCACACCTTACAGGAATAAAGAACTTAATAGAGCAAAAATCTGCATTAGATTCAGGTAATGGGTTGTATGAGTATACAAACCCAGGCCCTGTTGAAAACAACATTTATGTCCCTGTAAGAGGAGAACAAGGTGGAATCTCTACCACTCAAATAGGCGGAGATGTTGATGTTAAATCCTTATCAGATTTGGATTATTTTAAAAATAAGTTTTTTGGAGCATTGAGAGTTCCAAAACAATATTTTGGTGATACAGATGACGGAGCAGGATTTAATGGAGGTCAATCATTATCTATAATATCAAGTAGATACGCAAAGGCAATAAAAAGAATTCAAAACACAATATTGCAGGCTTTAACTGATGCCATAAATCTTATGTTATTAGATAAAGGCTTGGATAGTTATGTTAATAAGTTTGAACTACACATGTTGCCTCCAACAACACAAGAAGAAATTGACAGAAGAGCGAATTTATCTTCCAAAATTCAAATTGCCACAGACATTATGAACACTCTTGGTGAAATGGAAGACCCAATAGCAAAGATAAAGATTTTAAAATCATTACTGTCTAATGTGGTCTCAGACACGGATATAATTCAAATACTTGAAACTTATATTGAAGAAATGGAAGCTAAATTATTCAAAGAGAATGCAGAATCTTCTGATATGGAAAATTCTGAAGATACTGCTTCAGACTCAATGGATTTTGGTGGTGGTTCTTCCAGCGGTGGAATGCAAGATGACTTGCTAGGTGATTTTGGAGACACAGACTCAATGTCGGATGAGGCAGAAGACATTGATAGTGAAGAAACTTCTGGAGATGAAACTATATTGCCAAGTCCATCCGATTTAGATTTAGACCTGACTGACAATGATAGTGAAATATAATTAGCTTATGTAGGTAATACCTTGTAGGAGATGTAAACAAAAATGATTACTAGAAACGATTGTTATTTATTATTAGCAGAATTGGCGGATAGGGGAGTAGACACATCAACTCAAATAAAAGATTTGATGTCGTCCCCTACCCCCTCTATTGAAGTTATAAAATTTATTAACGATAATAGAGAGTTAAATTTAACTGCTTTTTATGAAAGACTTAGAAAGAATTATAATCATAAAAAATCTAAGTTATATGTAAACATAATGAAGGATGCCGAGCATCCACAAGATGTGCTAGTTACTTTATCTAGTCTATTGACACAAATATTTTTATTTGCTAAAAATGTAGACAATAGACAAATGTTTTTAAGACATTCTAGAGCAGATGAAATATCTAAAGTATTATCAACTTATTTTAGGGAATTTGATTTAACTGGGTGTAATAAACTAATTAAACTAATTAAAATAGATATAAAAGCATTAGAATCTATAAAATAAATATAATATATATTATATATTATATATAATTAATATTGTATATATATTATATATATTTAACTTAACCTGTAAACAGGTCTATATATATTATATATATTATTTTTTGTTTGTCAACTATTTTAAAAAATTTATTTTTTGATTTCATTAAAATTTCTAATGTTTTTTTACACTAAATTATATGTAGATTAATTTAGAAATAAATTAAAGATTACAGACAGGATGATATTTATGTTAGAGAGTTTTAATCTGAATAACGAACTAGAATATCAGAAATTATCACCTGATGAACAATCAGCAAGAGGTATTCTTGGTAGATTAAAGGGTGTTATTGCTGATTTTAAAAATCCCACTCGTAATGGTAGAAAATACACAGAAGAACTTTGGGAACAAACTTTCAATAATCCTATAATGAAGGAAAAAATTGAAAACAGATGTTTGTTCGGAGAACTTGGACATCCAACTGACCGTCAAGAAGTTGATATGGAGAAGATTGCGATTTGTATGGCAGAAACTCCTAAAAAAGGTTCAGATGGAAAATTACATGCTGTGTTCGATATTTTAGCTACCCCTTGTGGAAAAATACTTAAAACACTCTGTGACTACGGATGTAATATCGGAGTATCAAGTAGAGGTAGTGGAGATACATACACCGACTATGACGGACAAGAGATTGTAGATAAAGATACTTTTGATTGTGAATGTTGGGACGCAGTTTTAATTCCTGCAGTAAAGGAAGCAAGACTACAATATGTTAATGAATCTCTACAATCAAAGAAAACATTAAAGTCTGCATTGTGTGAAGCACTTGAAAGTGCCAATGATGTAGATAAAAAAATAATGAAAAACAAATTGGATGAGTTATCAATTGATTATTCACCTGAAAAGGTTGATAATATAGAGAATGTCGAAGAAAATGAGGCAGCCGACAATAACGGGGTATCGTTAGTATCCGACCTTCAGGAAGCTTTAAAGAAGAACAGAGAACTTGAAAACCAACTTATAGTCCTCCAAGAGAAGTTATCAGTTAGTTATACTAAAGAGGCAGAATTGAGGGACACTCTAACAAAGTATAAGGGTTCTATTCAGGGGCTTACAGAAAGTGCCAAAAAAGGCAGATTGATGGAGCAAAAAGTTTCTGCTTTAACTTCCGAACTTGCATCAAGAGATGCGAAAATTTCAAAACAAGAGGATGCCATTAGACACCTTCAAGAGAGTAGAAAGACATTTGTTACAAAAGCAAAGTCTCTTAATGAAGATATGTCAGAAAAAGACAAGAAAATCAAATCTTTAGAAGGACAAATTGGCAATCTAAATGAGAGCATTAGAAACCTTAATGCTTCCAACAAAAGAGAGAAAGAAACTCTTATAGAAAACATCGAAGAACTAAAAAAAGATTCTGCGATAAAACATTCAGAGTACTCTTCAAAACTATCTAAGGCAAATCAATTGGTAGAGAGATACAAAAAAATTGCCAACGAATCAATAGCAAAATATATAGAATCTCAAGCATTGAGAATTGGTGTAGATAAAGCTGAAATTAGAAATAGATTATCTGAAGGGTTCTCATTTGATGACATTGATAGAGTTTGTGAAGATTTGCAAGACTATAGAGTCAATATAAGCAAACTGCCATTTAATGTATCACAAAAAACTAATGTAAAAATGAAAATCAAAGAATCGAAAGAGCCTATAAGACCTGCGAATAGGCTATCAGATGAAATAGATGACCAACTAATGTCATTAGCAGGTTTATTATAAATAATTTATAACATATTAATTAAATTCTAAAAAGGAGAAAAAAATTATGAATTTACTCGAATCTTATGCAAAGAGACTTTCAGTTTCTGAGAGTGTTTATGCAAAGCAACACATGGGTGCCAAAATGGATACTCATAAGAAATTGACTGTTGCCAAAGTTCTTGAGAATACTAACAAATTTATGAATGAAGCTTTCGAAGGAACAATGGGAACACAAAGAGCAGACATGGGTGCTTTCAAGAAATTCTGCTTGAACTTGACCACTGTTGCTCTCCCCAACTTAATCGCAAATGACCTTGTTCTTGTTAGCCCAATGTCTTCAATGACTGGTTACATCACCTACATTGAGTACGCAGCTGGCACCAACAAGGGTGAGACCACAACTGATGATGTGTTCAACAGCCCCTTCGGTCTTGGCAAAGTTGACCCCAACTACACTTCCGATAGAATTGTTGAGCCTGTAACAGCTGGTGAGGAGTTTACTCCTGCTTGGACTCCTGTTGAAGGTTCCATCAGATTCCTTGTTGACGGTGCTTGGGTTGAAGGCGAAGTTGGAACAGTTCCTGCGGGCGCAACAAAAGTTGCTTATATCTATGACAACATTGTTGTTCCTCAAAAGAATGCACTTCCTACTGTTAGAGCTGAAATGAAATCAATTTCTCTACTTGCTAAAGCAAGAAGAATCGCTGTTTACTACAGCCAGATTGCTGCTTTCCAAGCAAAAACTGATTATGGTTTTGACCTAGGCGACCAATTAGCAGAAAAAGCTGTTGGACAACTTTCCTATGAAATTGATACTGAAATTGTTCAATTCCTTGATACTATTGCCAAAGAGAATGAAGACAAAATTCCTACTTGGAGTAGAGTTGTTCCTGCCGGTATTTCAAAAGCTGAGCATTATGAAAGTTTTGCAGAGGCTATTGAGTTTGGTAGACAAATCATTTATGATAGAACAAAGAGATTTGCTCCTAACTACATGGTGATTGCTTCTGACATTCTTCCTATTTTGACCTTTATGAGAGGCTTTACTGCTGCTCCTGCTGGTCAAATCAATGGTCCTTACTTTGCAGGTACCTTGAATGGTCTTAAGGTGTATGTATCTCCTGCTATCGAAGCTGGTAGATACTTACTCGGTGTGAACGGTGATGATATGATGAGCTCCGTCGCTGTTTATGCTCCTTATATGGCTGTTGTTCCTACCCAGCTTCTACAATATGCTGATGGCGGAACATCACAAGGTTGGTCAACAATGTATGACCTTAAGAAATTGAACGGTAACTTAATTGTGGCTGGTAGTGTTAAGGGTGATGCCTTCGCAACTGTTGGCTCTGATAGCACCACTCCCTTCTTCAATTCAGTTGTCTAATCAATAACCTACAATTTAATAGATTAATTAAAGTCTAATAAGTGGCTGACTGATAGAGATGTCAGTCAGCCACTATCTTTTTATTAGGGGTGAAATATATAAATGGATTTATCAGCTTATAAAGATGAGATACTCTTTAAACTGACTGGTGGAGTGTTAGAGTGTGAACTTGGTGATAAGGAAATTACTCAAGTATTAGCTATGTCTCTACGAGAGGTACAAAGATATATTGACACCACTGTTATTAAAACTATACCATATTCAAGATGCATTGATTTATCTGAGTATAATGTGAGTTCAGTGTCTAGAGTGTATAGAGCAAAGGGATTTGTAGCAACTGATTCAGACACAAATAGTTTAAGTCCGGCAGACCCTATGTATGCCTCACAGTGGCAGTTGCTTTCCGGCGTAGGTAATATGTATAATTTTAATGACTATGTATATAACTACGCTTCTTATAATACTCTACAACAAATTAGAAACACCACATCAACAGATTTAGCTTTTAGGTATGATAAACCTTCAAATAAATTGTATATAAATATAGCAACTGATTTACCCGAAAAAATAACAGTTGAGTATGTTCCAAGATTTAATGATGTATCAGAAGTGACTTCTGACTACTGGATTGATATTATAGTCAGATTGGCTACAGCTTTGGCCAAAGTGACATTGGGAAGAATTAGAACAAGATATACTCAAAGTAATGCCTTATGGCAACAAGATGGTCAAACTATGTTGGATGAAGGAAATCAAGAACTGGCAGACATAAGAGAAAAACTACAAGCCAGTACTCAACTAGTTTATCCCATAGATTAAAATAATAAGTAAGGAGAATAGATGAATGAGTCAATATTTATCCGAAGCCTTTAAGAAATTGGAATTCCTTAATGAAGATACATTTCCAGTTACTGAAAAAGGCTTAAAAGATTTTGTTGAGTTTGAAGATAAAGATGATGAGGAAGATATTGTAACAATCATAGATGATGAGGCTGATACTATTGATGATATTAGTGACTCATATGTTGGAAAAGTTATACTAGATTGTTGTGTATGTCATTCTAAATTGTACAAGGATGTTGAGGATGTAATTATTGAGGATGACCTCGCAAATGTTGGTGAGGAGTGTCCTTTCTGTTATACCGGCGATGGTTACAAAGTAATTGGTCAAGTAGCTACCTTTGGTGAGGAAGCAGAAGAAAAAGATGATGAAGAGAAGGCAGAAGAAACAAAAGATGGTGAAGAACTTGAAGAATCAGTTGTTTCTAAAAAGTCTAAAAACAAGAGAGTAAGAGAGTTTTTACCTACACCTCCAATGCCCAATGTCGGTGGACTATTTGAGGATGAAGAAAAAGACCTTGATGAATTTATGGATGCCAATATCACATTAGACGCTAAGGGATTTGGTGGTAAAGACAATAATGTATCAGTACTAGGTGGCAAAATACCATTTGGTGAGGATAAAGAAATTGAAGAAGGCATCTTTGATAAGTTCAGAAAAAACAAAAATAGCAAAGAGGCTGAACCCGTAAAGGATAATGAAGAGCCACAAAAAGAAGAAGAACCTGAAGAGAAGAAAGATGTATTCGCTACATACTCTTATGATGAATGGATAGGAGCTCTTGAATCTGCACATAAGTATTGGGCAGAGGATGGCCCTGAAGCAGCTAAGATGAAGCTTGGTAGCAAGATATTCGGAAATCTGTACAAAGACATTGTTGCTTGTATGGATGCTTGGATGAAACATAAAGGCACAGGTAACTTTCCTCACAAAACATATGCTAAACACCTAGAAGAAGCTCATAAAGCCTTTGAAACTGATGATGAGTTAACAGAGGGAATTTTTGGCATCAAAACAAAGAAAGACAAAGAACGAGAGGCTAAAGAAAAAGCTGCGAAAGAAGCGAAGAAAAAAGCTGATAAAGAAGAAGCTGAAAGAAGAGAGCAAGAACGCCAAGCTGATGTGGCTCGTGGTTGGGGAGAATGGGAAGAACGTAAGAGACAAGCTGAGAGGGATTACAATAGACGTCGATATGATAGCATACGTGGTGATAAACCCTCTAATACTGGCTACAGAGGCGTGAACTATAGTGGTGGTGATTACTATAGTGAAGGATTAAAGGAAGGTATTTTTGATAAGAAGAGTTCCGCAGATGTAAACAACGCTAAAAGAGAGTATGATAACGCCATAAAGAATGCGCTCGAAGGCGGAAACCTTATGAGTATGGCAGCTACAATTGCAAATTGCATTCCTGAAGCTATTGAAGAGTTTAGACTTGCTTATGACGATTATTCAGGAGTTGACGGGTCAAAAGCAGAGGGGTCAAGAGCTGAGCAGAAGAAGTCTCAAGTTTTATCTCTGATTGAGGACGCTATCAAACAACTCAAGAAACCCTCAACATTCACTCTTCCTGCTATTCTTGTTAGCAAGATTGTTTCTACAATTGTTGAGAAGTTTGCCTCTAGCTGTGATTCTGTTCAGAAAATAAATGAGTGTAAAACACTCCTTAATGCAGTAAATAAAATAGAAGCAGATAAATCCATTGTCAAAGAGACTATGAAGAAGTTCTTTGAGACTGTTGTTAATCAACTAACTCAGAAACATGCTCTAATCAAAAAACTTCCTGCTGCTAAATTAATGTTTGAATCAATCAACAACTTATCCATTGATACAGATGACACTCATATGGAAATGGCATCAGATGAAAATGGCAAAGTAACCATTTCTACTGAACCATTAACCAATACTGCAGAATTAGATACAGAGGAGACTATCACAGAAGTTGACCCCGAAACACAAGAAGAGATTTCTAGTAATGTTTCTGATGGAGAAGAAATCGAGATAGATGTTGAAGAATTCGATGAGGAATCTTTTGATGAATTAGGAGAAGGATTCTTAAAGAGAGTATATGAGAATGTTGATTCTTTTCATACTTCTAATGTAGTGCTTGTTAATGACAAATTAAAAGTAGAAGGACTAATAAAATTCTCCTCTGGTAATGTTAAAAAGACTAACTTTATTTTTGAATCCAGAGAGGCTACAAAATCAGGAATGATAAGATTTGTAGGAAAGAACGAAGAGTTATCTCGTGGTAAAAAATCCTTTACTGTCACTGGAAGAATGAGTGGAAATAAATTCATGTCTGAAAGCCTCAACTATAATTACGGAGTTAAGAATAGTGCTGGAAAAGTCCAAAGACTCTACGGTACAATAAAAAATAAATAAGAGAGGTAAATGATATGTTTAATAGAATAAATGAAAGTTTTGATAGAAACTATCAACCTCTTGAAGAAGTAAAAACATCCGACGCAGAAATGCTAAAAAAGCTATTAACAGCAACTGCCAACAGTATGTTAAGAATGGGTAATAACAATCTTAAGGCATTTGAGATTGCCTTCCAAGAAGATATTGAGAGATTTTTTCCTGATAAATCTTGGTGGGAAGTGACCGATTGCAACATCTTTATGGAACTCTTTAATACAAGAGACCCATTTGAAGTTATTGACACTATCATAGCAGGACTTAAAGAATCTACAAATGATGATGCTTTAGACGAAGAAGCAGATGAAGATGAATTAGTAGATAAATTAGAATCTATTGTTTCCAAACTAGATGAAGATGAGATGTCTGATGAAGACAAGCACGACAGTGAACTTATTCGTTCTATGATTCAAAAAATCCAAGCTCGTTCAAATGCCGCATTTACTCCTGAAGAGAAAGCAGTTATGGATAAGTATGGCATCAATAGAAATAATTGGAGTAAGAAGTTAACTGTTGATGGAAGAGAGCTAAATCCTGACTTAGACGATTTCAGTCGTGAATACACCTATAGTAGAAGTTATTCAAATGGAACACCTTCGAAGATTAACTACGCTGATAGAGCTAGAAAACTTCCAGTAAGAAAACAGAATCAGATTGCTGGTGATGGGTCAGCTAGTTTTTATCAGAATGGGTTCTATAACGCACATGGCGGAAATCGTTCCATTCAAGACATCGAAAGAAACATTAGAAATGACAGAATGAGAGAACCTGTTGACTCAATGACAAGAGCTCTTAAAAACCGTAGGAGCGCACAACGTAGTATTGATGGTGCTGATGCAGAAAGAGAAAGACGTATGGCTGCTGCTCAAGCTGCATTTGACAAAGCAAAGAAGGATGCGGACTGGTGGTATGAAAACGACACTGTACAAAGCGCACGCTATCGTGACAGAGCTCAAGCAGAGATTGATACTTTGTTAAAAAGAGACCAAAACGAATCCAAACAAATGAAAAGAGATTATGTATAACATAGTGAGGAGTGTATAAGTAGATGGACACTAATATAACAAATAAATACGGAACACTCCTTACCTCAGATATTAAACTCCATAGAGGGTGGTTCAAAGAGTTTGTTAAACTACACGGAATAAATGTTATATATCGGGCTGTTAAGCCTGGTAAAAAGTATACCAATTATGCCGAACTGGACACAAACTTTGAACCCCCTACATTGGAGGGTTGTATCTTTGATGAACACCCAACTCAACAAACATTGAAAAAAATGGGTTGGGTAAGTGAGTTACAAGACAGTAGTTCAATAATTCATGTAAGATATGACCTTCCTGATATACAACAAGGAGCGTTATTTATTGTCCCAAGTGGATTAGATAACGCGACTGGAAGACTATTCAGAGTTGTTAAACTGACTACTGGAATTATATATCCTGCTACTATTACATGTGAAATAGTTCCAGAGTATGAGAACACATTTGAAGAATCTTTACACGACCACACGCACAATAGTTTTAATCTTTTGGCAGAGGAGGAAGATTATTTATGAGATTTCTATTATTAGAAAAATCAAAGTCTAAGAAAAAGAGTAATAACAAGAAAGTTAACTCAAAAGATAATCCAGTAGCCTCTACTAAGGGTCAAAAACGAAACATCCCATTAGAAAGTAAGATTAATAAGACAGTAAAGTATAAGGTAAAAGACCCAGCGATTAATGACCTCGTACAAAAAAGTATTGAGAAGTTCGGGTATGACCTTTCTGATAATGTTTTTCTTGCTTTTATATGTGATGATAGATTAAAATTCCCATTAGATTCCAAGCATTATGAGGCAATAAAAGTATTATATGACAAGATGATGAGTAAGGAATTATCTAAAGATATAGATTTCTTATACGATTCCTCTTTGTATGAAAGGCCCGCCTCTGATATAATTAAAACATTACAACTACTCGTAGCACACAAAAACAAAGAATGGGTAGCCAATCATTATGCAGAGCCATCTATTGTAGATTTTATGAAGTTTTACACTAAGGATGGCAAGATAAAGGATTTAGAGTCTTTAATGAAATTATGTGATGATTGGGAAGCACAATCATCATCAGCCTATAATGGTCCTAATTATTTTGAGACAGATAAGATACTGAAGGGATACAATAAACAGGCTGGCACCAGTGACCAGATAAATTATATAAAGACACAAATTTTTAGACTTCCAAAGTTTAAGTCTTTGTTTGGTGTTAGGGAAGTTATTAAAGATAGTATATTAAAATTTGGAGCAGAAAAGAGTAGAAACCCATTTTTGAGATATGCCCTTTCTTTAACTTTCCCACTTAAAGACACCAAGAAGTACAGAGAGAAATTTAGATATTTGTACAATATGTACTTAAAAAATGCCATAGATTTAGATATGGAAGTTTTAAAAAATCCCACCTTATTTGAACGAAGCGACAGAGAGTTTGCCTATACTGTAAATGTTTTTGATACTTGTTCAACGCCAGAGAAAGCCAGAAAGTATCTAAAAAATGTTGATGTTATAAATATCGATGAATTTATGGATGGCAATACAGTTAAGCCTGCTGGAATAGACAAGAGGCCAGGAGACACAATTTGGAATAAGATAGAGGAATGGTCTGAGGATAATGAGGTGACCCCGACTGATGGGCGTAATAAAAAAGACACTGAAGATTTATCTGTCGATGATTTGAGGTCTATAATGAATAAATATAAAGACCTATCAAGAAACGATATTCAGAAAAAACTGGAAACATCTGGCAAATTGAAAAAGGGTACCATTATTTATAGTGAATATATAGATAAAAATGCTGCCAACGATAAGGACAGAGGATTTTGGAAATGGACAGGCAATGCATGGGAAAGATACACTACAGATAATACAAAAATAATTGATAAAACAACTTAATAATTTTAGGAAAAATATTGTATGATATTAGTAGTGGATAATAAATACATAAATAAAGGGTTTATATTGTTTTTAAAAAGAAGAATTCTATTTCGATTAGTACAATCTATAAACATAAAGAAATTATCGATGTATGACGAATATTTTAATGATGCTTTTAAGGACGAAGAAATAGATGATGTAATAATTTCAACCAAGAAAGTGATTTTGTTGGCTGGTAAAAATTTGTGTTCTGATAGATTTGATACTGAAACTCATATATACATAAACCCAAATATAAATTATCCGAACACAAATATTAAATTAATTGATTTGTGTAAAATAATAAATTATGGAACATTATCTATAGAACCCTATCCCATATTCTCTGATTGTTTCAATCATTTCCATAAAGGAATAAAAAGATACATAAATATGTTCATATCGGGGGTGCAACTATAAGTGTCTGTGTATTTGTATGATGAGGCTTTTGTTGAAAAGTTGAGAAATTGGACACAATCTACTAACATAGAAGTATATAGTCCAGATGATACAAGAAGACTTTTTGAAGTTATGGCAGACAAGTCAAATGACTCTCCTATAAAATTGCCTATTATTTGCTTGAGAAGAAAACAAGGTATTAAGGTTTCAAATGCAAACAAAAAACCTTTAACATTTGATGGCATGACCCTTGAGGCAAACATAGAGAGAAGTCTACAACTAAATGCTATACCAATTGATGTTAATTATCAATTGGATATATATACAAGATATTTTAAAGAAGCCGACGAGTTTCTTAGAAATCTTACATTTAATATCATAAATTATCCTAAACTTCCTATTACAATACATTATAATGATTTTGAGATTGTACATAATTCATTTATTCGTATGTCTGAGGATGTAGAAGATAATTCAAGTGTTCCAGAAAGACTTATCAATGGTCAATTTACAAGATTTACATTCAACATAACTATTGATGACGCCTACTTATGGGATACAAGAATTAGAGATAATTATGAGATTAAACTCGCAGAAATTATTGTAGAAGACTGATAGATGATTAAAGTTAGATAAATATTTTATATAAAGGAGATAAAATAAATGCCTAGTATAAAGATTAGCGAAATAGACCTTACAAAAGGTGGCGGTGCTGCTGGAAGTTCAGACATTGTGTATGTCCCTGGATTTATGAGCATCATTCAAAACTATCCTAACCCAGAAAAGAGCGCATGGTTGGATGGTACAGAAACTGCTGCCGCCGCTAGAACCCCTATCTTATGTGATTCAATTTCCAAGTTCGAAGAGTGTTTCGGCTCAAAACCTCACTATTTTACCGAGGATGTGCTATACGAAGTTATAGGTGCCGAGGGTATTGATGGAATTGAATCTACAGATGTTTTTATTAAGAAGGGAGAACCTGATAAGTCTTACCTATATGCTAAAGAATTGATTTCTCTTGGAATCCCAGTTCTTTATGAAAGTATGAATGATGTAGACACAGAGCCTTCTGTATCAGATTTGTATAGAGCATTAGCATCAGATTGTTATTTAAACTTGTCCGATATGGGAGAATATGATGTTAAATATATAACTTCTGGTGGTTATCCTATATTTGAATTAAAGAGTACTGAGACGAAGACTGTAGAGAATTACACTATTGGTACTAGTGTAACTGTTAGTGTTGGTGACGATGTTAAAAATGAGTCCAAAGCATTTTCACTATTTTGTGATGGTGAAAAATGGAAGGTATATAATACTGTAAATGATACTGAAATCGAAGATACCAACTACACCTTTATGATTGACGAGGCAAACTCAAACGAGACTCTAAATAAGTTTGTCTTTAAGTGTCACAAGGCGGAGGAGAGTGTAGTTGATTTTGTTGTCAGCGAGTTTACACTAACATTTGATAATGATAATAGACATTATGTCAGTGGAGATGTTCTTAAAATAGAAGTGAAAGCTGGCACCACCACAAAATCCTCTACCCCTGTTCCCACTGTAACCACAGAGTATAAATATTTGTCCCCAACTATAAACGTTAATATGGAGATGTATCTTTTAAAATCTGAGGGATTGGTATTGAGTGATGTTACAGACAGCACAGTAAGTGAATGGACTCCTACTATCTTTGATTATGATGGCGACAAATGGAACAATAACTCTCCTGATGCCAATGATGGCACATTATCAGATTACGGCATTGTTCTTAAAGGAGATGATAATTCAGAGTTTATACCTCACAAGGGTGACACATTATCAATAACTTTGGATATTTCCAAATCTGAAAGTTCTAACGGAATAGCAACAAAGATGACATCTTTGGCCGCTAACAGAGGAGATTGTGTGGCACTTCTTGACCATCTAGACCGTCCTGATAGAAAGCTAGTTGGAAACTTATCTGTGTATGAATCATTTAGAAAGTTTGGCAAAGCTAATTCCAACTCTGATTTCGCAGCCGCGTTCACTCCTTGGGTAAATATCTCATGTACTTCTTACATTCCACCAGTTGGCACAACGAATACTACTTTCTCTATGCCTCCTTCACTTGGTTATTTATTGGCATTGGCTAAATCAATTAAAACTAATGCTAACTGGATTGCTGTCGCGGGTGCTACAAGAGGTCAAATTCCAAACTTGAGTTCAGATAAGCCCTTAAATATAAATTCAAGATTGACTAACGCTATCGCAGAAGAGAGATATCAAAATAGAGATGATGTTTCTATAAATGCTATAACTAATATTAACCCATTTGGATATAGAATTTGGGGAAATAGAACTCTTAAACATAATGGTGTAGAAAGAAATGTCACAGCTACTTCTTTCTTGAATGTCAGAAATATGGTAAGTGATATCAAAAAAGTTGTTTATGCTACTTGTAAAAGATATACATTTGAACAAAATAATGACATTTTGTGGACCAACTTTAAGGCTGGTATTGAACCTACTTTGGAACAAATGAAGTCAGGTGCAGGGCTTAGTGGTTATAAGATTATTAAGAACCCCACAACAGAGAAAGCAAAACTAATTGCTACTATTAAGTTGTATCCATTGTATGCAGTTGAAGATTTTGAAATCACTGTTACTATGGAAGATGAAGAAATCGCGGTTTCTTAATTATAATTAATAGAGTAAAGGAGATTATAAATTATGCCTATTAGAATAAATGGTACAGATAGACCTAGTACTATAAATCAAAGTAGTTCTACTCCTATTGGTACTTATCATCTTGCTGCTAATACAAATTTGTATGAAATTCAAAGAACAAATAACTTTGAATTTATAGTCACAGATATAGATGGTATATCAAGAGCAGGAATGCTCGGTGGAGAGACCAATGGCACAATTGGCAATGCTCAAGAGATTCTTAGATTGTCTGTGTCTTCTGCCTCTGTTCCTCACTTCCAACAAGCAGCAATTGAGGTAAAAAGAGGAAACAGTTCAATGAAATTTGCCGGAGTTCCACAGTTCTCTTCCGGTGAAATTAAGTTTAATGACTATATTGGAGCCTCCGCAAAAGAGACACTTCTTGCTTGGCAAAACCTTTCTTACAATGTTGTTACAGAGAAAGTTGGCTTGGCAAGCGACTATAAGAAGGATTGCTACTTGATTGAGTACACCCCTGATTATCAAAAGGTTAGACAGTGGAAGCTACACGGTTGTTGGGTGTCTGAGCTACAAGAGGATGCTTTTGACCACGACACTAACGACAAGAAGAAAATTACATTGAAAATCGAGTATGATAGAGCAGAACTCGATACAAGTGAAATAGTATAATTACTTTTATGAGGGAGGCATACTGCTTGCCTCCCTCATAAATACTTTTATAAGGAGGACATCATGATACATATATTAAATGAAGATTCTAGGACTAAATTATTAACTAAATCAAAGTCCTCCGCTAAGGGTAAACAGAGATTTAATAGAAGGTCAAAAAGTCGTGTTGCTAACAATGTTCGTGAATATAATTCTATTGATATGAACAAGTTATTCAAAGAAGATATATTGACTGTAAATATTTCTGTTAAAGGAGAGACAAGTGATTATACTGTTAAGATAAGTTTTGGAGGATTTTTAGACATATTACGAGACCTTATAGATGAAAATCCAAATGAGCTTAACTTGAGAAATATAACTAGAGCCCTTATTACTGGATTTAACAAAGACGATGTTTATATTTTTTGTAGTTGTCCAGATTTTCACTACAGATTTGGATACTGGGCCACTAAAAATAAATTAAATAGTGGTAATCCTGAGAACAGGCCCTCTAATATTACAAACCCAAACGATTCATTGGGTAGCGGATGTAAACATATTTTATTAGTGTTGAGCAACAATAGTTGGTTGATAAAGGTAGCTAGTGTTATAAATAATTATATTAAATATATGCAAAAACACTATCCTAAACTTTATGCAGACATTATTTATCCAGCTATATTTAATAAAGAATATGAAGAGCCAGTTCAATTGACATTTGACGATGATAAGTCACTTGCCACAGAGGTTGATACTGATACTCTTGACAAGGCGAATGAATACGGAAAGAAATCTACTCAATTCCAAAAGGGAAATACTCAAGGTGTTAGATTTGCTAAGAACGACACTGTTGATGATGACCAAACCACCTTGTTTGATGATGAGTAAGATTAAATATATTTATTTTTAAAAGTTGTTGTTTTCTTAACATTTTTATTGTATAATAATTATGTATGACATAATACAATAAAAATATTTTAAAACAAGGAGACAACAAATGGATTACACAATTGCAGAGAACTATACCCTTCCATCGCTGGGTAAAATTTATGATGTTGAGGTAAATCCTTACATTAAATTACGCAGCATGACCACCCAAGAAGAGATGAAAAGACTATCTCCTTCTGACGGGGCGTACAAAAATATTTGTGAAATTATAGATGATTGTTTAGTAGAGAAACCTGGTATATCAAGTTATGATATGCATTTGGGTGATTATCAATTTTTATTACATAAGTTGAGAGTGGTTACATATGGGCCTGAGTATCAAGTTACTTCAAGTTGTCCATTTTGTGCCGGAATAAATTCATCTACAATCAGTCTAGAAGATATCCGAGTGTTTGAGTATGACGAAGAGGTAAGAAAATACTTTGAGTTCGATTTACCAAAGTCAAAGAAACACATTAAGTTGAGAATGCAGACACCCAGGATATTAGATGAGATTCAAGAAAGAGCAAAAGAGATTAAGAGAAAATCATCTAATACATATGTGGGTGACCCTGCATTCTCTCTTTCTATTGAGTATATGATTGCGGAGATAGATGGGGCAAGACCTAACCCACTACATCTATCAGATTTTGTTAGAAAGTTGCCAATGATGGACACAAATTACATCATTAAACATTGCCAAAAAATAAATGAAAGTATCGGGTTGGACACACTACTCGATAACACTTGTGATGTGTGCGGGTTAGATTATAAGAATCGATTTCGCGCAAACAGTGAGTTTTTTGGACCCTCTATTGACATCTGATGGAAAGCCATATGCTCCTGTAAGATTTAGAGAGATTTCTAAAGAAAAATATCTAATCTCAAAGTATTGCCACACTTCGTATTCGGATGTGGATAAGATATCCCCCACTGAGCGTGGATTCTTATTGGAGTTTATCTATGAGGAAATTAAAAAAGAACAAGATGCCTATGCTGAGGCGACAAGAAAAAAATAATGAGCAAAGGAGTTGATAGGTGTGGCAGGAGGACAAAAAGATAAAGAATCTGCAAATCTGAATAGAGATGCGGACATTGGTAGTTTGGATATATTTTCAGGCAAAGAAGAGGCAGACCTACAACTTCAATTGTTGATTAGAAATTTATCAGAGGGTGAAGCTGCTACAATGGCTTCTATGGAAAGGATAGCAGCTGTTCGTAGCAGTATTACAAATGAAGCTTTACAAAATCAATTGTCAGCCATTGATTCCTCTGATAAGAAAGAGGAAGTAAAACTAAAGGAAAGAAAACAAGCCTATAGAAAATTTTATGCTGATACATTAGAAATAGCGCAGTCTATGGAGCAAAACTTGTTTAAGTTTTCCACTTCTCAAACCAAGGTACAAATGGCTGATGAAAAAGTACAGACTGCCAAACAAGGTATAGAAAAAGCCAAGCAAGCAAAAGTTGAAGCCGCCTCAACGAAAATGAATGGAAATCATAGAAACAAACTATTACGAGAAGCGGCTAAATTGGAATATAATTCTGGTCAAGCAGCTATTCAAGCAGAGAAAAGAAAAAGAGACCTTATAAAGGGCTCAGCTGTAGCAAATCGTAAGGCTTTTGATGAAAAGATGGATGCCATAAATGAGTCATTTGAGGCAGAAAGACAACAACATAATGAAAATATAGAAAATCTGGATATTGAAATTGAAAGATTAAGACAAAAAGAAGAAGAAGCCAAACAAAATGACCCAAATAACCCAGACGCCGGAAAGACATTTAGAGCAGAAAGAGAAGAATATGAAGCAAAAAGGGAGCAAGAAGTAGCAGCCAGAAAACAAAATACTAAGGACCAACTAAAAGAAGGCACAATGGCTAATGTGATGAAGGGTATGACACACGCCTTGAACGAAGGGTTGTCTGCCTTGGGAGATAAACTGGCAGGGGCTGTTGATGATGCTATCAATACAGTTGGTCAATATAGAAGTGGTATAGACGCCAGACTTCAAGGTATGTTAGAAGATAATGCTTCTGCATATGATAAGGTAGCCGGAGTAATGAAGGACGCTTTGGCTGTTAGCCCCTTTGTTAAACAAACAGAATTGTTATCAAAATTGAATGATGCCGTAGATAAAGGTATCGCTTACAATGTTGAACAAAGAGCCTTTCTTGCTACAATTACTGATAAGATTGTTTCAACATTTGATGCTTTTGATTCCAATCTTATGAGATTGATTAGACTACAACAAGCAGACACTACTCAAGCTCGTATGGGTATGGAGGCAAGACTACTTCAATTTTTTAATAGTACTTTTTCTGATAATACTTACCTAAAAGATTCTTATGACACTGTTTCCGGAGCAATCGTAGACGCCGGGGCACAAATGTCCAGAGAGATGGCAGTGTCCTTTGAGTTCAATGTTCAAAAGTGGTTGGGCTCCCTTTATTCATTGGGATTTGATTCTTCAACAATAGAAACAATAGCCACCGGCATAGGACATTTAGGAACAGGTAATGTTCAAGCATTAGCGGGTGATACACAACTTCAATCCCTTTTGGCAATGGCTTCTAGCAGAGCAGGGTTGTCTTACTCTGAACTGTTGGTAAAAGGTATTGATGATAGTAGTGTAAACTTATTGTTGAAGAGCATTGTAGAATATTTAAGAGAGATTGCTACTGATAACAACGCAGTTGTTAAGGCTGCCTATGGAGATGTGTTTAAATTTACACAAGGTGACTTAAGAGCTGCCTCAAATTTACTTGATTCTGATATAACTAATATATTCAATCAATCTTTGGACTATAAAGAAGCGGTAGGAGAGTTGAATAATCAACTGGGCCAACTAAGTAAAAGACTTAGTACTTCTGAAATGATAGAGAATGTGTTTGATAACTTTCTATACACTGCTGGTGAATCTATCGCAAATAATACTGGCACAGCTATTACTTGGAAAGTGTTAAGTGCTATTGAGGGGGCCACTGGAGGAATTCACCTTCCTGCTATCTCTGTTTTTGGTAATATGTTAGACTTGTCAACATTTACAATTGAGGGAATTATGAAGACTGGAATATTCGGATTAAGTGCCTTGGGAAATGTTGGTAAAATAGCATCCTCTATAGCAAGTGGTGGAGGATTAGACTTATCTATTTGGGACGCTACAGAATACACCAGAAGAGGTGGAGAATTCAATCCCACTGTCGGTGGTGTTCAATCCTCTGTATCAGGCTCTAAAAGTCGTACTAGTGGAGCATCATCAGATACTAAGAAAGAAAGTTTGAACTCTACTAAAGAAGACCAAGAAATGGTAAAACAACAATCAGAAGACCTTAGTGAGGGAGCAAAGAATGTAGATGATTTGTACAAGGCTCTGTTTGAGGAACGAAAAGTACCCATATTGGTCCAAGACGCACTTTTATATAGTGTCTTAAAAAAAGATAAAGACATAGGCACTGGGAATATTCCTATTTTAGAAGCACTTCCACTTGTCTCTGGAAATGGTTCTGATGCGGGATGGGTTATGGCCACCGCCGATGCCGGAGTTAGAAGAAGACTGGACGATATTTATACTGTATTGAGTAATTGGAAAACATCCCCATCTCAAGTAGGCTCTAACGGCTCCTCGAATACCACTGGAACACAAAAGGTAACCATTGTGAACGGAAGTGGAACTAATGGTGAAATAAATTGGGATAAGTTGTTGAAATCTTTAGGAAATAACACTGATTATCGTCCAATCGAGGGTGAACAAGAAGAACCACCAATTAATCAAATTTTAACGTTGTTACAAGGCGTGCGCACTCCTAGTGGTAATGCGATTAATGTGAATCAACCTAGCTACATAACAAACTACTTGGACAAAATTGTGGATAATACACGACCTTAATATAAGGAGGTATATATGCAATATTTTAATTCTAATAATGTAGAATCTAGATTTATAAAAAGTATTTTAAAAAATGTATATCTCCCCATATTTCCTTCCGTCAATGACGGGGATTTGATTGTTTCCGGGGCTACATATTCTTATAGAAATAAAATTATAAAATGTACTTTGACTGGTGTGTTGAATGGAATTAATACTAACAACGACCTATGTGGGTACACATCTATATGTAGTCCTGGTTTTATTTGTGGGATAGGAATAAGAGCAGCAAAATATACAGTGGTAAAAGAACTTATAGGTGGGGAATTTGAGGCTGGATATACTTCAAATTTTACATCGCACATAGACACCTATAGTTCCGCTGCTCATAGGCAACTTGGAAAATATTTGAGATGGTATCATAGTCTAAATGGAATAAATCTTATGCCATTTTACAATTGCTTTACTAATGAGTCTACTGATTCAGTGTTTATTCAAGAAAATAGAATTATTGACGGAAGTAACTCAGGAAAGTATACTGTATGGACTGTACCTATTGAATTTAATAAATCCTATTCAATCTTTATAGATTCTATAGAGCCTGTGTATTTAAAAAGTTGCTTATTAAATTCTGTTGGAAGAGTTAGACATTTTGTAGACGGGGAAGAGTTACCATTAGATGAATTGATAAGCGAACAAGTTGAAGAATATCAATCCACTTCCTATGATTCCCCTGTAAAGTATGAAGTGACTACCACAAATCCTACACTCATAGGTAATACAAATAACTTGTATCTTTTGATACAAGTTAATAGTCTACACAGTGGTCCGATAGTGGTGTTAGAGGGTACTGATATTTTAACGGCAGATAAAATAGTTACTAGTAGTGAGTATACTGAACAAAATGACAGTGAAGTAACCTCCACAGTTAAGCCTTTTGAGGCACCTATAAATCCGTCTATTATAGATAGAACCTTACTTGAATCTCCTGCTTATACGGATAGGCTCACAGAGTTTCTGCTTCAAAATGTTATCTCTGGTGATGATGATATTAGAAATAATATAAAAAGAGTACAACAAAAAATGGGGATAAACACTGTTTCTAATCCAGAGACAGATGTGTGGACGAATAGATTAAAATTCTTAATTTATAATAGATATTTTTCTTATACCAATCCATTCTATAGTAATCAGAAGAATATTACTTCTGCTCCTATAGGATTGAAGGAAAAACATATTGTTAGAGATGAAAAAGGAAATATTGTGGCATTTAAAAATCTTACCACATCTCTTTCTAATGGCAGAACTACTAAAGATATTTCTGGGTATGTAGATAAGGATGTGGAGAACTTTTTGTTTGGATATAGAGAGGTGTAATAAATGGTAAGTAAAATATTTAACATGTTAGATAACTACATATATTTATACCATACTGATACTTTTATAATAATTCCTGCCTATCCACAAAATTTTAGTGATTCAATTGGGGCATCTTTTTCATCTGAGACCCCACTTATGCGCTCTGCCCCAATATTTTCGTACACTAATTCAGGTCCCAGACAGATAAGAGTAGAGATACAATTACACAGAGAAATGATGCAACAAATAAATCACGGGGCGAGTAATGCAAAGGTCGATGTTAATGATGACTATGTTGACACTTTGATAAAACAAATACAAGCTGTGGCTCTTCCAACCTACTCAGCATCAAACAAGATGGTAGACCCACCTCTTGTGGCAGTTAGATTTGGAAACGAAATCTTTTGTAAGGGAGTAATTACAGGAGATGTGACTGTTACTTATGACTTGCCAATACTAAGAGGAGGAAAATATGCTCAAGTAGGTCTTGGGTTTACCTTATTTGAAGTTGAGCCATACGATGCTATAACAGTATCACAAATGGGAAGTTTTAGAGGCTTGGATGAAACATTGGAGAGAAAGTTGTGGAAATTCTCTGGTGGACTCATTAATAAATAATATCTTATGAGGTGTGCTTATGCCAGATATTCTTGTGGAGAAAAATTATAAAGAATATAGTAGGGTTTCAAGATATTCTTCTGTTCCCTATTACTATAATATAATAGACAGAAAGTATCAAACTGGTACTGTTTTTAATTTAAAAACGAGCACTGCTCATAGAATGCACAAGGTAGTTGAGGGTGATACTTTGGACTCTTTGTCTTTGTATTACTATAATAATCCTACTTACTTTTGGATTATAGCTGATTTCAACAAAATATCTGACCCATATATAAAATTAAAAGCAGGAACAATTTTGAAAATTCCTACATTTTCAACCATAGAATTTGAAGAATAGGTGATTAGATGGATTTAATAAGTACCGAAAACTTTGTTGAGAGCCCTTTTATAATAGTAAAAATGGGGGACTATACTTTTGGCTCATATACAGGCAAAAAAGAGAATAGAGTTTTGGGTTCCGCATTACGAGTCACTTATCCAAACTTTATGCAAAGTTTAAATGTAGTGAAAATAAATGGTCAAGTAAATACATATACATTAACTATGGTGTATGCTATCACAGAGAATGATGACCCAAATATGTTGGAAAAGGTTTTTTCCTCTATACATGATACTCGTGAGATGACTTTGACTTACGGAGACTGGAACAGTCCAGCAAATATATACAGAAAAGAAACGGCTCTAATTACTAGTATAAAAAGTAATGTTGCTTTTGATTCATCTAAAATTACTTATACCATAGAAGGAGTAAGTAACTCTAATATAGCTAATGCCGCTAGATACGATTTCCCTGCTAGGGAGGCAAAGCCAAGCGATGTCATTTTAGATATTTTATATTCCCAAAGTTACGGATTGCTCGATATATTTAAGGGAATGATGAATAAAGTCGAGGTCTTTAGAAACAATTTAATTGCTACAGACGATAAAAAAGTGAAGATAGATGCACGCTCTTCTATTAGTGCTGTTGACTATATAAACTATTTGGTTGGATGTATGATTTCTAACACAAATACAATGATGGATGATACATTGAATTCAATTTATCAAATGTGCATAATGGATGATAGCACTAATAAATTTGGTGGGCCCTATTTTAAGATAAAGAAAATTGGCGGAAACTTTAATTCCTCAATGGCAGAGTCCGCTTGGGGGATAGATGTTGGGTACCCAGGAAAAAACTTTGTTATGAACTTTAATATAGATAATGATGAATCTTGGGCTTTGTTGTATGATTACAAGGACAAGATAGACCAATCTAGCTATGTTTATAGAATAGATAACAATGGAAATGTAGTTACTGAGTACTCTCCTAGTATTGTTAGGTCGAGAAGAAAAAAGATTACCACTACCACAGATAAGACTTGGTGGACAAGAATGACACAATTCCCGATAACAGCTACTTTGACTATAAAGGGATTAATTAGACCCACTATACTTATGGATTATGTTAAACTTAATGTATTATTTTATGGTAGAAAACATATATCTTCCGGAATTTATGTTATAACTAAACAAGAGGACACGATAGACGGTAATGGATACAGAACAACTTTGAGTCTTCTTAGAGTGAAGGAGGATTCATAAATGCTGACAAAGGGTATTGTACAAGAAGTAATAAGTAAGGATGCCGTAAGAGTTAGGCTACCATTATATAATAAGATTGATGGTGTTAATGGGTCAACCCCTAATCGCGATTTGTATATTGCAACCTTAAGTGTTCAACCTCATGTCACACAATCCCCTAATGTTGGGGATATTGTATTTGTGTCTGATGAGGACAGTGATATGTCAAAGTTGGTTATATTGGGATATTTGTCAGCGACAGCTCACAAGTGTAATTTGCCTGATATGTGTTGTGATGATTTTTCCGCCAAGGGTGTAGTAAAGCTTAGTTCTACTACCACTATTGGAGAAGTTACCCCAACTAATATAGAATGTTTGAGAAACTTATCTGTAAATTTGAATGATACGCTTGGTATAATATCAAACAAACTTTCAAAATTGACTGAGTTGGAAGAGAAGATAGCAAAACTGGAAAAAATTGTTTCTGACTTGACTAATGGCAGCGTGTAATTTGTTATGTTGAGGTGTTAATTTAAAAATGAATTCAATAGCCTTTCCGAATATGATTTCTAGTACCGGGGTAAAAACTAACCTATTCTATGACCATGAAGCTACTTATTCAAACTTAAGATTGGTTTTGTTATCAATGAAGGGAGAGTTGTTTGGTGACCCAGATTTTGGCTCAATGCTAAAATATAAATTATTTGAACAAGATTCTCCGATATTGAAAGATTTATTAATTGATGACATATATGTAACTATATTAACATATATGCCTCAAATACTTATAAAAAGAGAAAATATAGTAGTGACTACTGATAATGTTGATGTTTTTGTCACTATAAAATGTAAAAATATAATAGATTATGAGTTAGACACCTTTACGATTAATCTAACCACTGAAGGAGCTGGCTAACTTTTTATATATTATATTGTATATAAAGTTAGACATATTTTGAAGATACAGAGGTATAATATATATGAGTAATACTAATCCATTAAGTAATCAAACTTATATAAATAAGGATTTTCAGGCAATATACCCAGAGTTATTAGGTCTGATAAAGAAATTAACATACAAATGGGACCCTACGATTTCTAATGAATCTGACCCAGGCGTTATTTTGGTTAAGTTAAATGCCATAATTGCAGATAAGAATAACTATAATATTGATAAAAATGTTCTTGAGTGTTTTCCAGACACTGTTTCTCAAGAATCAAACGCTAGAAAGTTATTCTCACAACTAGGATATAATATGCATTGGTATAGAGCAGCTACCGGTGAAGCAACTTTCTCTTGGAAGGCAGAAAAGTTGCTTATTCAAGAGTTAGATGGAATATACGCAACTATCGATGTACCAATGTTTACAATGATTTGTGATGAGGATAAAAATATAGTTTATACAGTTTTGTCTGATGTGAGATTCAGTGCTGATAATAAGAGTTCCTCTAAATCAAAGATAATACAAGGAGTTGTAAGAGACTACGAAGTAGCCTCTAGTAAATTGATTACAGGAACAAATCTGGACTCTAAGAATAGACTATATTTTCCTGTGTCTAATGTAGCAGAGAATGGTATTTTTATTAGTGATACTCAATTAAATACTTCTGAGGATGTCTTTAACTGGGTTGACCCTGAGTTAGACGCTTCTTCTACCGGTTCTTGGAAAAAGGTTGATAATTTGTACACAGAGCCTGTTGGTACAAAATGTTACTCTTTTGGTGTAGATGGTACTACAAAGGCTTGTTATATAGAGTTCCCTTCTGATATAGCAAATCTTATCGGAAAGGGAATAAAGATAAAATATATTCAAACTCTCGGTGAGGATGGAAACATCGCTCAAGGAATTATAAATAAATTTTATACTGACTTGTCAATGAAATCAAATGATGGAGAAGTCAACATAGAGGTATCGTCAAACACAAGAGTAACCAATGTTAGTGCTATATTGAATGGAAGAAACCCTGAAACTATTGATGATGCTTATATCGGATATAAGAAGACAGTGGGAACTTTTGATACTTTGGTAACTTTAAGAGACTACTTAAACTATATTGTCAATGAGGAGTTTGAGGTTGTTTCTAACGGACTTGTTTCTGATAGAACTAATGATATTCAATGCTCATATAAAATTGTAAATAGTTTTGCTGATAGTACTTCTTATAAGACAATTATAACTGGCAATGAAAATAACGAGCCAGACATGTTGGCATTTGATTTGAAGACTTATTTCTTATCTTATAGTCCTTGGCCCACTGCTTTAGCGCAAGACATAGATTCTCAAAAGAAGAGTTTTAAGACTGCTTACGATAAGTCTTTTGAGTTTGTACTAGGCGACAAGGATGATATTTTGAATACCCCATCAAAGATTGTGGGACTGTATTCAGACGCGAAATCTATTCAACATGATTTTATTGCAAAGTTGCCAAATAAACCATTGTTCTTTAAAAACAAGTTTGATTTAAATTTAACAGTTATACCTACAACCACTGTTACTCAAATTCAAGCTTCTGAGATAGAGAGAAATGTGTATGAGGCGTTATATAATAGTTTAAGGTCTAACAAGATTTCTTTTGGTGATGAGATTCTTTATGAGACTGTTTATGATATTTGTAACAATGCAGATATCAGAATAAAAGCGATAGCACTTGACAACATAGAATATAAAACCTTTGCCGTTATGTATGACTCTGATAAAGAGAAACTGGAAGAGATAGAGATACCAAAAGAAGTTCCTAAGAGTACAAATGGAAATTTTACAAAAAGTGAAACTATCGCACTGGACACCGTGTCTAAAAGTGTTCTTGCCGGTGTTACTCCTTTGTATAAAAAGGATGATAGATTTAAGTTTTCCTATGGACAGGAAGACTTAAAATGTTATGATGTAAGTAATGTTTCTACCTTTACAGAGATAGAGTTTGATAATCTACAAGAAAATTATAACCTGGGTAAAACAAAAAAGGTTTTTGACAATGAATCTGTTGTGTTCTATGCCCCTAGTTTAACTGATAAGATTAAATATGAGGTAAGTTGTAAATACGCCTATTATACGACAGATGAATATTTAGGTAACTATGTAGAGTCAATGCCCGCTAATCAGAATATTATGCTAGAACAAGGACAATATTTGGTTCTTTTTTGGAAAGAAGAAATAACTGGAAATGAGAAAGATTCTCCATATTTGTATGCCAAGTATGGTCCAGGGGATATTGTTCACTCTACTACTCCTGTAAAGAAGTGTACAAGTGATGCTGTTATTAGAGGAGTAAGTATACTAGAGGGTGAAGGTCAAATTTTTGGTACCTTAAATGATTCTGTATATAGTGAATTAGATGATTTTATATTAAGTACCACTAAAACTATCACCATAAAAGATGTAAATGTGGCAAGATTGAGTGACCCTGTTAATGATTGTTATTGGATTACAAATAGAGTGGACACTAATAATAACAAGTATGAACTGGCACTCTCTTGTGATGACAAGATTGATAAGCTACAACATTGCTATTTGACTTATGTCTCCAATGGCTCCAACGACAACATTGTTGTTGATGTTGGAGAGGATGGTTTGGCTAGATTTGTAGTACCAGATGGGTGCACTTTGTACGCTTTTATTGAAGGAAGTAACTCATCAACGGGACAATTTAATGGTTACTGTAGGGGTTCTTATGATTCAGGTAGTGTCGTTATTATTGATTTTGATAGTATCAAGGGGCCATCTAAATATCCAGATGATAAAAAGAAAAATTTTCTCATAAATGGTACTCCATATTATAACGAAGGTATTGATAGATGGGTTTTACATGAAGAATTCACCATTACTAATCCGGATTTTATAGCAGCAATTGAAAATGTATCCAACACGGGTATGTATGGTATTTTAGAGTATGTGTTAACGCCTGTAGAAAACAATAAGATATCCTCATTTAGTTATTTGTTAAAGGCTAATGAATATTTTATGTATACTGATGTTGATAGGACAGAGTTTCATATGGTCTATGATGGCACTACTGTTAGACTGAAAGTTGTATTAGCGGAGGTGTTAAATGATATAAAGGTGGACACTACTTCCAATTCATTGACTTTATTATATAGTGTTCCTATGATGAGTGATAAAAAATCCGATGCTGAAAATACTGCTGAAAATGGATTATCCGCGTTTACAGATGATATGTGGTATAAGTTCAGATGTACTGTAACTGAAGAGGATAATAAAATAAAACTAGAAAGTGGAGTATTGGTCACTCTTGTTGAAAATCAATTGATAGGTGTGAACTCAGGTTCAACTATAAGGGTTTTACTAAATTTGGATAAGATTATTGTCACTAGTGAGGGAGTCGCTGACAACCTACCCGCTGTGTACTCTGAAGACTATGATGATTTTAAATTAAATTCTTATGGAGCATTTCACAAAAGCTCTTCTGGTGTGCTTTGGTATCCAATAGAAGGAGACTTGAATTGCTACACTATTCAATATAGACCAGATTCTTCTAGTTCTTGGACTACCTTGCCGGAGTCTCCTAATAAGGAGTTGGCGTGGAATGCCTATATGATATTGAATCTAAATGCTGGTTCTAAATCACCTCAAAAATTAAGTGGTGAGCATAAGCAGAGAATGTTATTTAAAACAATTGATAGTGACATCTCCGAAATAGGGGTCAACTCTATTGAAGCCTCGGATGGCTATGATTACTATGTACAAACGAGTAGAGCTGTTAATTTAACTGGTGGAGAAAATATTGACATAACCGGTATAGATGATAAGGGTGAAACTGTGTACATGTCTGTATTAATCTATCAAGCTACTACAGATACTATGAAGTATTTTAATGTTAACGAGATATTATCATTTACGGCTACAATTGAAAATTTTGAGGATAGATATATTATTTCTGCCTCTCCTAAGATAAATGACAGTTCGGCATCAGGTCAGATAGTATTAAACTGCGAATTTATAAAGGATGACAATAACAACAAAAACTGGGTAATTTTGCCAATAGAAATACCAGTTGATATTAAATGTGATTCATTTGTCATGCAAGTGGCATCGGAGTATACTGATAGTGTCACAACATATGTACCATTTACTGTATATGGAATTAATAATTATAACGAAACTACAGTTAACTTTTTAGATAGTGATGAGAAGAAAGTTCCTTATGGAATGTATTATGCTATATTGCCACCAACAGTCAAGCATATTATTTTTAGCATTATAAACATTATGGAACCAATTGAATTTAACACTAGACCTATTTATTTATATACATATGCTCTTTCAGATATTGTGGATTTTGATGTTATAAGTGGTGAATTATCTAAGTTAGATAAGGATGGAATATTTGATTGTGTATACACTCCTTTGTCAGACACAGAGATAGAAAACCCATTAGAGCCTAAGAGTTACTTTAGTTCTTCTCATATATGGAACAAATATGTAATACCTCAAATATCTACTATAAATATAAAAGTTACGAATAAGAGGTCTTAAATATGTCCGTTATTAGAAATAAAAATAATGTGCCTGAGATTTATGTATCGGAGTCTAGAGACTTTCAGTTGTTTACGAGAGTTCTAGACTTCGTACACAACTCAATAAAATTTGATACTGATTCAATTTTGAATGTGATAAGTACTGATGACATTCAAGAAGGCTATTTAGAAAGATTAAAATCTAAATTAGGGTTTTTTACTAAAAACTATTATCCAGATGAAGAATTAAGATTAGCACTTTGTGCCTTCCCTTATATACTAAAATATAAGGGTTCTTCATTGGGAATATCTATGTGTGTAAATACTTTTATGAAAATAGCAGGAGTAAGAGGAACCCCCATTATCACTGTCCATAATAATGACCCAGTATATCCATATACGGTCAGGGTCGGTATTCATAGTTCTGTTATGAACACCCAATTATTAGAGGATATGTTGTCATATATTATGCCTCCAGGGTATTTTGTAGATATTTATTTTTATGCTGGAATTAATGTTCCTAAAACTAATATGGATTTAAATAGTAAATTTTATCCTATTGAAACAACTGGTGTGGAAAGTAGTGTTGTTAGAGTGGAGAAGATAGACACTTCAACAGAGGATATTCCTGCCACTGTAAGAAATAACTCTCTTAACACCGTTCAATTAACCACTGTTTTTACACCACCAAAGGACGAGGAGGAAGAGCCAAATGAATAATGGGTTTACTTATACTGGCTCAGTAAGTGTCATTTTTAAAAATGGTAAAAAGGTTATAAGTAAGCGTTCATATAATAACGGAAAGCATCTGTTATTTTCTGCTTACTCTATGGCAATATGTGGTATGGATATATCGCAATTGATACCAACTCACATATGGTTAGGATATAAGGACAAGGAAAATATTGAGCATAGTTTGTTAACTTCAGATGTGGCTAGTGCCGTTATAAATTATATGGCAAATGCTGATGGGGCAGAGTATGATGGATTGCCTTTTACCAGAGTGTCAATAAATCTAAATAGTGCATCAGTTAGAGAGAGTGCTGTGCCAACATCTGGGGTTAATGCTCTAATTCAACTAAGAACATCCACAGGAAAAGTATTAGCTGAAGTTGAAGCAGACATAATGAATACCTTGTCACAGGTGACTTCAGGCACACAAGTAATTATAGTTTGGGATTTGTACATTTCTAACAATAAAGACAACAAGGGAGAGGGATAAGTATGGCAAATTTAAGTTCTGATAAGGTGTTTGTGTTCCCATGTGTTAGTAGAGACATTGGCGAAAGTTCTTCTAATGACCCTTCAAAAAAAGAACTTTCAAATAAATCAAAATTGATGAGTGAAGAAAATATCACAAATATGATAAAATCAATTACTGATAAGTCCTCTTATTTGATAGAATACCTTCCTAATACGGATAGCACTAAAACATTGATAAGATTTGTTTTGGGAGGATATTATTTTGAGCTACAGGGTGTAAATCCCTCTAATGAAGAGGGTGTGGACAAATCATTATATGCCATCTTGAAGATGAAAAACACAAGAAATGAGTTTGTAATGATTGAGGGAGACAGAAACAATGAATTTGTTGGTATGTCATTAGAAAATTCAATTACACCAACAGAAGATAACAATACTTTTTTACAAATATTTGATTCTAATGGCGATATTCCAGAGGAAAGCTACATTAAGTTTAACTCAAATAGTGTGCAACAAATTAAGATTGTTATAGATGGTGGAGAAGTTCCAGTTATTAATCCCGAAGCATAAAAATAATTTTTTGAAAATTAAACATATTACACTTTAAATATTGTATATAAAAGTATATGAGAAATCATATACTTTTATTTATTTTTGAGAGGATATAAACTAAAATGAAACCAAAACAACTTAGAGTTATTAAATGCCCAACTTGTGGATACGAGTATTTACCGGCTGAAATTTATTTGCCAAATGATTTTCTAGGTAAGCCTTATAATATAATAAGAGATTCATCAGGAAAGATTATTGGGTATGATGGAAATAAAATGAATGATGTTGAAACTTATTTGTGTGATAATTGTCTTTCCGAGTTTGAGGTGACATCTACCACAAATTTTGTTTCTAAAAAGATTGGTGTAGATACACCCTACCATGAAACAAAATTACATACAGATAAATTGTTTTTAAGTGAGATGTAATATGATTTTAATACAAGAGAAAAATAGTGTTAAAATGCCAGGTATGACATCACTGTTTGTGTCTTTTCCTTATAATAAGGATGTAATTGACCATATTAAATCTACTCCACATTATCACTATGATAAGACTACGAAAGAGTGGGAAGTGCCCATAACTTCCCTGTCTCTTATGCTCCCTACCTTGAATTCTTATGACGATGTTAAAATTGAGTTGTTGCCAGACAAACATAAGAAAGAAAAAAAATTTGAGCTTGCTGATTATAAAACAACTCCTTTTTCTTATCAGCAAGATGGAATTCAGTATGGGCTTAATCACGATAAGTGGTTATTATTAGATGCCCCTGGATTGGGTAAAACACTACAACTGACATATTTAGCACAAGAATTAAAGGAAAGAAAAAACATAGAGCATTGTTTAATTATTTGTGGAATTAACACGCTTAAAACAAACTGGAAAAAAGAGATACAAAAGCATTCAAATTTGTCCTGTATGATATTAGGCGAAAGAGTTAACACAAAGGGAAAGACAGTGTTTGAGGGTGTGCAGTATCGTCTTAATCAGTTAAATAATCCTATTGATGAGTTTTTTGTTATCACGAATGTAGAAACATTGAGGGATGATAAAATAGTAAAAGCACTTAATAAGGGCAAAAATAAATTCGATATGATTATTTTTGACGAAATCCATGTATGTAAGTCCCCAACTTCTATTCAAGGTAAAAATCTTTTGAAGCTTAAATCTGCTAAGTACAAGGTTGGCGCTACTGGAACTCTTTTGATGAACAACCCCTTGGACACTTTTATGGCATTGAAATGGATAGGAGCAGAGAAGGCAAGCTACACAAATTTTAAGTATTATTATTGCTTATATGGTGGACAATTCAACAATGAGTTATTAGGGTATCGTAATTTAGATGTGTTAAAGCATACATTGAGTACTTGTACCTTAAGACGAGATAAATCTCTACTAAATTTGCCACCAAAGACAATCATCAATGAATTGGTGGATATGCCTGACAGACAAAGAAAGTTCTATGATGATGTTAAGGCCGGCATTAAAGATGAGGTTGATAAGGTTAAATTAAGACCAACTGTGTTGTTAAGTATGGTAATGAGGTTAAGACAAGCAACCGCATATCCAGGTATACTATCAACAGAAAATATACCATCTGGAAAAATAGATAGATGTTGTGACTTGGTTGAACAAATAGTTTCCAGTGGGAATAAGGTAGTTGTGTTTTCTACATTCAAAGAAACATTGGAGACGCTAAAGGAAAGACTTAAATGCTATAATCCTTTGGTTGGTACTGGTGATATTTCAGACGAAGAGATATCCTCTAATGTAGATAAATTTCAAACGAATGATAAGAACAAGATATTTTTAGGCACTTGGCAAAAGTGTGGTACGGGACTCACACTAACTGCTGCCACTTATATGATATTTATAGACACACCTTGGACAGACGCCGCTTTTGAACAAGCTTGTGATAGAATATATCGTATAGGTACTACAAAACCCGTAACAATTTACAATTTAATAACGAGTGACTCTATTGATGAACGAGTATTAGAAATAGTTAGCGACAAGGCAGCTCTTGCTGACTATGTTATAGATGACACTATTACGGAAAGTGGCTTGAATTCATTGAGAAAGTACATAGAGGAATTGAGATAGAAAATTTTTTATTTTCTATCTCTTTTTTTAGTTGACAAACATAGCCTATATGATTATAATATGTGTACAGGTAGGTGAGTATATTATAAAATGTTAGAAGAATACAAAAAAATTTATGAGGCCTCTGCTGATTTATATGTTCCTAATTGGAGAAATATAAATAAGAACATACTAGTAAAGCAAGCAATTGAATGTGCAAATACTCCAAGTGAGGACGGCTACATAGGGGCGATTATGCTTAAATATTGGGAGAAGATGTTGAAGTATTATCGTTGGTGCAAACTTGTAATAACTCCAGAGGATGCTCATTGTTGGTTGACCCAAGCAGTTATGTACGCAATAGAACAACACCCTTGGACAAGAGAGAAAAGCTCTATTTATGATGACCCAAACGGACCCGATAAGGTTATAAATAGAGTGTTGGAATCGAAAAGAGTCACTTTTTATCAACAACTAAACAGATACAATAGAAAAATAAATAGTTCCACAGTAAGTTTGAATTTGTTGGTTGACCTTTACGGTGACGGATTAGATGGCCCCATTACAACCTCTGATGAGACACTTGTTATGATTGATGAACTAATTTTAAATTTTTTCAAAAGTAAGGAGTATTTCTTAGCTTTTCTAGTGGACTCTATTGTATATGAAGGATACGAACTAGACAATCATAGTAAAAAGTTGGTAACACATCTAAGAGTTATGAGTGATGAATATTGTGACACATTTTCAATTAGACATTGCTTACCATTGAGTAGAGTGGTGAAGGCAAGTACATATATAACGAGAATGACAAGATTTAGAATAAAAAATAAGTTGAAGTCATCAGTATTTGAATTACAAAAATTTCTGAAAACTCAGTGGGGTGTATAAATGCTTATAGAGTTGCTTAGTCCTTCAAATTACATCAGTTTCAATATTAAACTAGCAGAGATTTTTGGATTACATTCTGCCATTTATATTTCAGAATTACTTAATATAAATGACAAAGCTATTCGTAAAGATAAGATTCAAGAGTCTAGTTTTATATTGGACAGGGAGTATATTTCAAATAGAACCACTATAAAAGTTGAAGAACAAATTGAGATTGAAAAAAATTTAATTAAGTTAGGAATTCTTGAAAAGCCCAATGAGAATGAAAATTGTGTTATTTTAAACATAAATGTTCTTACTACTCTTATGATGTCCGCCGATGAAGATTTGGTAGAGGGCGTCAAAAAACTTTCTAAACTAAAGAGCGAGAAAAAGAAAAGGGGTACAAAGAGTGAAGCAATAAAAGACAATTTGCTTACCAATATAGTTACCACTAATATTGAATTGTTAGAGGCTTACAAAGAGTGGATAGACGCTGTGGTGGCCAAAGAGGGTTGGATGTCTAAGAAGGCAGTTCTTTATGGTCAGTCTGTTATTGATGAATTTTCTAATCGAGATTTAGATGTGGCATTAGGAGTGTTGGCAATCGCTGCTATGCACGGATATCGAGATATACAATGGGCAATAAATATATATAAAGACCAATATAAGGTTAAGAGAGAATTTAAGACAACAACTCCCGCTGTTAATTTTTCTCCTGTATGTGTGTCAAGTGAGGTGTTTTAATGATTACATCTAAAGAGTGTTATTTGTTTAATTCTTGTAATAAGTATAAGAGTGGTAAATGTAACTTACAAGATGACAGTTTTTGTATAAAATTATTTAAACTAAACTATTTATATGATGAGTCGTTGTTAAGTAATAAGCAACGAGAGTATGTAGCATTACATATTGACTCAGATGGCACAGATAGAGAACAGTTCTTAAGATTGAAAAGCATTGAGAATAATATAGAACAGTTTGTTAATGAAGGACATAATTTGTACATTCATTCTGCTACTTGTGGGAATGGAAAGACATGTTGGGCAATAAGAATGATTCAGTCTTATATGAATTCCATTTGGCATAAGTGTGATTTAAGTTGTAAGGCATTATTCATAAATGTCCCAAGATTTTTATTGGCTCTTAAGGATAACATATCAAACCCAAGTGAATATGTAGAACATATTAAAAAACACATACTCGATGTGGACATAGTTGTTTGGGATGAGTTGGGAATAAAGAATGCCACCCAATTTGAGCATGAACATCTTTTAAATTTAATAAACACCAGAATTGATTATAATAAAACTAATATTTATACTTCCAATCTTACCTCACAAGAGTTGTTGGAAAGATTGGGGGAAAGACTTCATTCGAGAATATTTAATTTGTCAGTTGACATTGAATTGTTCGGTAGAGACAAGAGAGGGTTGAGTACTTGATTCAATTACAATTTTTAAATAGGGTGCTAGACACAAGGGATGCTTCCCTCATTGTGATTAACAATCTTACAGAGGAATATTTCTCTGACTATTTGGGTGAGTTTAGATATATTAGAACTCACTTGGACACATATGGTAATGTGCCAGATAAGGAGAGCTTTCTATCAAAGTTTCCGGAGTTTGATGTTCTAAATGTTACAGAAACTGATTCTTACTTGATAGATGAATTATATCAAGACAGAAACAAAAGATTTCTTGCCAGAACATTTAATAATATTCGAAAACTACTAAATGATGGAAGAACAGAAGAGGCAATGAATGTCTATACACAGGCCTCTCAAGATATGACAAAGGCTCTTCATTTGGATTGTGTTGACATAATTAGAGATACATCTAGATATGATGATTATGTTGAAAAATGTAAAGATTTTAGTAAGTTCTATATTAGAACTGGATTCAAAGAGTTGGATGAGTTAATTGGTGGCTGGGATAGAAATGAGGAATTGGCTACCATTGTTGCTCGACCAGGTGTTGGTAAGTCTTGGATTTTGCTAATGATTGCAAAAGCTGCCCTCGAACAAGGATTAAGAGTTGGTATATACTCTGGTGAAATGAGTGAGAATAAAGTCGGATATCGTTTTGATACTCTTGTTTCTCATATTTCTAATAGTGGAATTATGAGAGGTAATTCAACCCTTCAAAATGAGTATAAGGTATATATTGATAGCTTGTCAGAGAAGTTTAAGGGATGCTTAAAAGTTATTACACCGGCAATGATAAATGGACCTGCGGGTGTAACTGCTTTAAGAGCTTTTGTTGAAAAAGAAAAATTAGATATTCTTTGTATTGACCAACACTCACTTCTTGAAGATGACCGTAGAGCAAGGAATGCTGTTGACAAAGCAGCGAATATTTCAAGAGACTTGAAAAATTTACAGGTCTTAAAAAAGATTCCCATTATTGCTGTATCGCAACAAAATCGAAGTGCCACTGATGATGGTCCTAGCACTGCCAATGTCGCACAATCTGACAGAATCTCACAAGATAGTACTGTCATTGTATTTCTTGAGCAAAAGGACGGAATACTTACACTAAATCTTGTAAAAGCAAGAGACAGTGTTAATGGTAAGAAAATACACTACGCATATGATTTTGATAAGGGAATATTTACTTATATGCCAGAAGAGAGTGACCCGTTAAGTAATTCTCATTGTGAGGAGTTAAGAAAAGAGTTTGAAATGGAATCCCCACAAGGAGAGGATGTTTTTTAATGAATTTAATCATACGAGGCAAAATAATTGATGCCCCAATAATGATGATTTTGACAACTCTTAAAAGTGAACTACATAATGGATTACTACGAGACATAGAAAGAGAAAATCAAGATAATATTCCAATAACTTGTCCACATCACAAAGGAGGAAAGGAAAATAAGCCTTCCTGCTTTGTATATTGTAGAAAAGATAACGATAAGGTTGAGTATGGTAGAGTTCACTGTTTTACTTGCGGATATAGTGTGAACTTACCTAAATTTGTAGGAGATTGTTTCAACCAATCTGAAGAGTTCGGAAAGTCTTGGCTAGTACAACGATTTGGGTCATCTCTATTGATAGACTCAGATTATTTAGAGCCGATAGTGTTAGACCACCCTAAAAAACATTATATGGATGAGAGGATATTAAATAACTATATGTATTATCATCCATATATGTGGAAAAGGGGATTGTCCAAAGAGGTTGTGGATAGATTTGGTGTTGGGTATGATAAAGAATACAATGCCATAACTTTCCCTGTTTGGGATGCTAATGATAACTTAGTTATGATTACATCAAGAAGTGTGTCCAACAAATATTTCCATATAGAAAAGAATAAAGATAAACCTGTTTATTTATTAAATTTTATAAAGAGAGATAAGATAAATAAGGTTTATGTTACGGAATCACAGATTAACGCTCTTACTCTGTGGAGTTGGGGGTATCCAGCCATAGCTCTTTTTGGAACAGGTAGTTCTTATCAGTATGACATATTAAATGGGTCAGGGATAAGAAATTATGTTTTATGTTTTGACGGAGATGAGGCCGGCTTAAAAGGAAGAGACAGATTTATAAAAAACATAAGAAAAGATGTTTTGATATCCACTATTTCTATCCCTATGGGTAAGGATGTTAATGATTTGACTAAAGAACAATTTGAAAACTTAGAAGAAATTTTTATGTAACATTAGTTGACTTTTATGTCAACTTGTAGTATAATATAATTACTAATTATTAAAAAGGAGATTTTTATTTATGGCAAAAGTAAGTTTTGACACAGCAGTATCGAATATGAATAACGATACTAACAATGGTAACTCTGTAGGATTTTTCACATTGAAGAATGATGGAGATGAGGCTATTGTTAGAATTATGCACGATAGTGTGGATGATTTTGACATTGTTAGTCTTCATCCGGTGAATCTTGGAGGAAAGTTCAGAACAGTTAACTGTATTCGTGAGCCTCGTGAGCCGATTGATAATTGCCCTTTGTGTAAGAATGGCACAAAAATTCAATCTAAGATTTTTATTCACATGATTCAGTACACTGTTACACCTGAGGGAAAGATTGAGGCAAAGCCTGTTGTGTGGGAGCGTTCTATCTCTTATGCAACTAAGTTGAAGAACGATATTGATGAGTATGGCCCTCTCTCTAATTGTATCTTTAAGATTAAGAGAAATGGTAAGCCTGGCGATATGCAAACTACTTATGATATGAAGTTGGGCAACCCTAATATGTATAATGAGGCTTCCTATCCTAAGATTGAAGGTGCATTCACTAATTATACCGCTTGTGGTACAGTGGTTATGAATAAGAACTATGATGAATTGGTCACTTTTGTGACTACCGGAGCTTTCCCAGAGAAGCCTCAAAATAATACAAATACAACTGTTTCTAATGTCCCTCCCAGAGCCGCTATGGATGTCATCGTGGATGATGAACCACAAACTAATCGAGCACCTTGGGACCCCACCCCCGGTACTAATACCTATACCACTCCTAATAGACCCACTCGCTATTATTAATAGCGAGGAGGGTTGCTAATGATGGATTCACTATGGGGTGAGGACTTTAAGGTTGAAGAAACCCCAAAAGTAGCAAAAAAGATTGTAAATAAGATAAACAATCCTAAAGGTGTAAGTAAATCAAAAAGCTCTAAAAAGGTTGTTGTAGCATTGGATGAACAAATGGACCTTATTAGAGCCGAGGTACATAGGATACTAGGTAAGTACAAAGACAACACAATAGTAATCAAGACGAAAGAGCAATTAAAAGATTATATTGATAAGTCAATTAAAAATGGAATTATCGCCATTGATACTGAAACTAACAATAGTCTTGACCCCATTACATGTAAGTTGATGGGTCCTTGTATCTACACTCCGGGTGAGAAGAATGCCTACATACCAATTAATCATATTAACCCAAATACAAGGGAAAGATTAAGCTGGCAATTGACAGAGCAAGATATCTACGAGGAATTTGATAGGCTTGTTGATACTCTTATTATAATGCACAATGGTAAGTTCGACTATCAAGTTATTAAGTGTACAACAGGTAATAAACTTAAGGTATATTGGGATACAATGATAGCTACTCGAATTCTTAATGAGAACGAAAAAAGAGCTGGCTTGAAAGAACAATATATTGATAAAATAGACTCCTCTATTGAAAAATATGACATTGAGCATCTGTTTAAGGGATTAGAGTATGCAATCTTTGAACCTGAGTTGTTTGCTTTGTATGCCGCTACTGACGCTTATATGACTTATAAGTTGTATTTGTGGCAAAAGAAACAGTTTGATAAGGCAGAGCATAAAAAGTTGTTAAGATTGTTTCTTGATGTTGAAATGCCCATTATGGAAGTTGCAGCTGAAATGGAACTCACAGGCATTGAGATAGATAAGGAATATGCTCAAAGATTGAGTGATAAATATCATAGAATGCTTGACAATGTACAAGCAAAGATTGATGCTCAATTGGATGAATATAAAGATGTTATTGCACAGTGGAGACTTACTGATGAGGCAAATTTCCATACGAAGAGTGATAAACCAGATAAAAATGGTGAATATAAACTAAAAAAGTCCAAGAGTGAACAACTTAAAAGCCCTCCTGAACTTACAAGTCCGTCACAATTTGCTATACTTCTTTACGATGTATTAAAGATTCCCCCAATAGACAAAGATAATCCAAGGGGTACCGGCGAGGATATCATAAAGAAAATAGACAACCCTTTATGTGCTCTTGTGTTGGAACAACGAGGAATCGATAAACTTATTGGTACATATATTGATAAGTTACCTGGGTGTGTAAATGAAAAAACAGGTAGACTTCATGCTCACTTTAATCAGATGGGAACTGAAACTGGACGATTTAGTTCGAGTGACCCAAACCTTCAAAATATTCCATCTCACGAAAAAGCGATTCGTATGATGTTTAAGGCGAGAGATGGGTATGTTATGGTCGGAAGTGACTTCAGTTTACAAAATGTTGGCTGAAGTAAAACTAACTTAAGTCAGTGAACACTTATAGTAGTGGTTCATATTATAAGTCAATACTGAGCAAAGATTTTACTCAAAAAGATTTAAAAATTGATTTTGTTGAGAAAAGTCATAAAAATTTACACTAAATTATATGTAGAAATAATTTTAAAGGTGTGAATAATAATGACTATCTACAAAATAACGAACAATATAAACGGAAAGGTATATATTGGACAAACCATACAAAAATTAAGTTCGAGATACAGTAACCACTTACAACGAGCAAATAGAGGAGTTAACACTCGACTTTATAATGCTATGCGTAAATACGGTACAATGAATTTCACGATTGATGTTGTGGAAGAGATTGATGACACTGTTGACAATCCAAAGATGGTTCTTGATGAAAGGGAAAAATATTGGATTGATTATTATCAATCTTATGGTAAGAAAGGATATAACTCAACAGTTGGTGGGGATGTAAATCCAATGAACTGTGAATATTCTAAAAACAAACACGACTCTAAAATGAGAAGTGAAAGTGTTAGAAAATCCATATCAGACTCTTTAAAAGAATACAGGAGGCAGCACCCATTTTCAGAAGAGCACAGAAAAAGATTGTCTCAAAGTGCTATGGGAAACCACAACTTTGGTACTGGTGATACCCGTTCTATTGGTGTCTACTGTATAGATAAAGATGGTGAAAGAAGAGAGTTCCATTCGATAAAGGATGCCACTGTGTGGTGGTTTGATACATATAAACCTTTTGGTGATAAATATGTTCTTATAACTCTACAACGAAAAATAAGAGCCTCAATAGATAAGAAAAAGAAATTTGATATTGATTGGTTTAAAATTGAGTAAAATTTGTGTGAAGAGACTATCGAAAGCGTATATTAAGTAGGGATATTTAATAAAGTAAGTGAGTAGAGTACAGCCCAAGTGGGTTAGCTTACTAATGAGATTAGTTAGTAGTAAGTCTATTAAATGGAAACAGTTAGATAAGTATATAGAAAGACCTTTTATATACTTATAAGAGATAGTCCAATTACTATGGTGACATAGGAAGATTGTGGGAACGACAATCAAAATTTTAAAAGCAACAAGAACCAAGACTCTTGAGTGGCTACTCAGGTGATGAAAATATGATAAATGCATACAAACAAGGTAAAGACCTATATGCCACTATCGCTTCCAAAATTTATCACAACGATTATTGGGATAATATGGAGCATTTACAAGATGGTACAGCAAGTCCTGAAGGTAAGAAAAGAAGAAGTTCTGTTAAAGGACTACTACTTGGAATCCTTTACGGAATGGGGGCACAATCTATTGCTAATACAATTAAGGGAACGTATGAAGAGGCACAAAAGATTATCGATGACTTCTATCGAGAGTTTCCTAAGGTAAAAAGATGGATTGATGAGACCAACGAATACGCTAAAGCTTATGGATATGTGGAGGATATGTGGGGCAGAAGACGAAGATTGCCTGACATACAAATGCCAAAATACATTGTTAGTGTGTATGGAGAAAATAATAATAGTCTTGAGTTTAATCCCATAATCGGTGCAAAGAATATTGTTAAAAAAGAAAAACATCCAAAAGTGGCACTTTATGAATCTTTGTTGGATAAGGCAAAAACACTTAAGGATGTAAATAAGATAAAAAGTGATGCAAAAAGAGATGGTGTAGTTATTCAAGACAATGGTGGATACATAAGTAGAGCAGAGAGACAATGTGTAAACGCTCGTGTCCAAGGTGGGGCGGCAACAATGTCTAAAAAGGCAATGATAAAAGTTTATCATGATGAGGAGCTTAAAAATCTGGGATTTAGATTGATGCTAGCTGTTCATGATGAGTTAATCGGAGAGTGTCCACGAGAAAATGCTAATAGGGTGGCGGACAGACTTTGTGAGATTATGAAAGTGTCTGCCCTACCAGAGTGCATTACACCATTCAAATGCGACCCCACGATAGAAGGTGTTTGGTATGAAACTGATTACTCTGATGTTATTAGAGAAGAGTACCAATCCTACTTGACCACAATGAGTAAAGAGGAAGCATTCAATAAACTATGTGAGATTCATTGTGAGTGTACTCATTCACAATTGAGAAATTTTATAGATAACTAAAAGGAGACAAAATGGAAAAATTTATTATTCGCTCAGAAGACTTGAAAGATGTATGTAGCAAGATTCTAACTGCAGTAGATAGCACCGAGCTATCCCTTGTAACTGAGACCCTTGAACTTATTGCAAAGGAAGATATTCTTACTGTTGGCGTTACCAATAGGGAGTACTTTGCAGAAGTAAAGTTCCAATTAGAAGATGTTCAGGATTTCCACGCAACAGTTAATGCTATGTTGTTCTTGAAGTTGGTGTCCCAAATTACAACTGACACCATTACATTAGGTGTGGAGGGCAACTCTCTTATCGTGAAGGGAAATGGTACCTATAAGTTGCCACTTATTTTTGATGGAGAAGAACTTCTCACCCTTCCTAAAATTGAAATCGAGAACCCTACCGCAACCTTCCCCATTAGTGCTGACACGCTAAACAGTATTCTACAATATAATAGCAAGGAACTTACAAAGGGCACTATTTCTAGACCAATCCAAAAATTGTATTATATGGATGAACTTGGTGCTATTACCTTTACAAGTGGTGCTTGTGTGAACAGTTTCACCTTGCCTCAACCTGTCAAAGTTCTTTTTAATGGTAGACTTGTCAAACTCTTTAAGCTATTCAAAGAGGGCAATGTAGAGTTTACTCTTGGTTATGATGCAATCAGTGATGAGATTATTCAAACTAAGGTTAGATTTAGCAATGGAGAAGTTTCTATTACTGCCATACTCTCTTGTGATGACACACTTGTAAATCAAGTGCCTGTTCAAGGAATCAGGGGTAGAGCAAATAATGAATACCCATACTCTATCAATATTAGTAAGGCGGCATTACTTCAAACCATTAACAGACTTACTCTATTTAACAACACAGATAATGCTTTTGCCAAACCTTATGGCACCATTGAATTTAAAGATAAGTGTATGGTAGTATACGATGCTAAACATGAGAATTGTGAGGAACTCGATTACACCAATGAATCATCTAATGTAGAGGGTGTGTACGAGGCAGTGTTTAATCTATCCGACCTTAAGACCACTCTTGATACATGTGTGGAACCTTACCTTTGTATGAGTTTTGGTGATAGCTCAGCGATGGTCATCTCTAGAGGAAATATTAAAAATGTTATTCCAGAGGTTAAATTAGTTTAATATGATTAATGTAGAATCTATAGCCAATAAATTTAGAAACAGAGAATCAAAAGCTAAAGATATTTTTGACATACGAGAAGTCAGCAAAGAGATTGCTTATGACTTTATTAGGCAATACCACTATTTGGGTGATGCTAAATTCTTCTCTATGTATAACTATGGGTTATTTATACGGGGGACAAATGAGTTGGTGGGGTGTGCCACCTACTCATTGCCCCAAGGCACGGAAGCATTGAAGGGATGGTTTGGTTTAGAATGTAATGACATTAGCGTTATGGAGTTAACCAGACTATGTATGTTGCCAACTTTGAATGGTACAAACGCTACCTCATATCTTTTAAGCAATTCCATAAAAATGCTCAAGAATCATAAGGTCAGAGCGGTAATAACTTTGGCAGATGCGAGTAGGCATGTAGGTTCAATTTATCAAGTGTGTAACTTTAAATATTATGGATTGGCGAAAACAGCCAAGGATTTTTATAGAGATGATGGGGCTGTGAATCCAAGAGGAAAAACAGGCTCGATGATGGGAGTATATCTTCCAAGAACTAGGAAACATAGATATGCATACATACTAGATAAGACACTTAAGTGTTTATATGAAGAAGAGGTTAGACCCACAACAGATGAAACACACACAACTTTGTGTTGTGATAGCGAGTTTGTAGTATATGACAATAGATATGATAAATGGTATACATGTCCAAAATGTTGCACCCATATGATTGAGATTAACTCACAACAAGTTGATATGGTGATGAGTTCTGCCAATAAAAAAGAGTGTGTGGAGCAACTAATAAGAGAGATTGCACCAAAGCAACAATTGATGGAAGAAGTCTCGTTGTTTTGAGGAGGATGTATGGTTGATTTAAAATTAGGTGACAATAAAATAGTTCTTAAACAACTTGAGAGCGAGTCAATAGATTTTGTTGTCACCTCTCCCCCATATGATAACTTAAGAACTTATGATAATACGATGGATTGTTGGGGATGGGATGATTTTACAACAATTGCAAATGAATTATATCGAGTTATGAAACTTGGTGGCGTAGTTGTTTGGGTGGTGGGTGATGCTACAATCGATGGCAGTGAAACTGGCACATCTTTTAAACAAGCATTGTATTTTAAAGAAGTTGGGTTCAATTTACATGATACAATGATTTATCATAAAGAGAATTATACACCACTTACTCATAATCGATATGAGCAATGTTTTGAGTATATGTTTGTCCTTAGTAAGGGAAGACCTAAAACCTTTAATCCCATCAAGGTAAAATCAAAATTGGGTGGCAAGGTAGAAAAATACAGAAAAACCCAAACGGATGATAGGCAAGCTATTCGTGTCAGACATGATGATGAGTATTTTGTTATCAATGATACAAAGATACATCCAAATATTTTTACCTATACTTGCGGGCAAGCAAAATCAGGACATCCAGCCGCATTCCCTGACGAACTTGCAAGGGATATGATTGAATCTTGGACAAATGAGGGTGATGTGGTACTTGACCCATTTATGGGTAGTGGCACCACGGGTAAGTTTGCGGTGGCAATGAAAAGAAACTTTATAGGTATTGAGATAGTAGAAAGGTATTATGAGATTGCCAAATCCAGAATTGGTAACTCTAATGTCTTATGGTGATGACTTGTGGCAAAGAATTATGGAAAAGAATTTGAGCAAAAGTTCAAAGAAGATTTTTTAAAAATTGCGAATTCCACCATAGATAGACTCTACGATGTGACCACTGGATATAAATCAATAAAACAAGTGTCAGATTTTATTGGGTATATTTATCCAAATATTTTTTATATCGAATGCAAGTCCCACAGAGGAGCATCCATTCCAATGGACAATATCACCCAATATGATAAGCTAAAAGAGAAGATAGGAATATCAGGTGTAAGGGCAGGAGTTGTCCTTTGGTTGATAGATAAGGATAAAGTAATGTACATCCCAATGTCAACTATAAAGAAACTGAAAGAAGATGGAGAAAAATCCATTGGAATAAGACACTTAAATGACTATAACATAATTGAAATACCCTCTACTAAAAAGAGGGTATTTATGGATAGTGACTATACAATTTTAAAATCCTTGAAGGAGGGCGAATAATGACAAGTTCAGTAGCAAAGGCATTAGATAATATCGATAAGACTTATGCTGATTTAATTGAAGTAGCAAACGACATATTTGAAACTACCACAAAAGAAATTGATGCACTTATGGATGGTGCCTATGTTGACATTGAAAAAATGTCAAATGATGCCATTAGAGACTTAATGTTAAAGCTTTCTTTGAAATCCTATACTTTTAGTGAAATAAAAGAAAAATCAGCATTTAAGGCCACTCTTGGCGAAGTGACAAGAAAAGAAATATACGCTGAAAACTTTAATAATAGTGAAGGCACTGTAGCAGTCAGAGAGAATACAGCAATTCTTAATACTGGAGCAGAAATCTTGGCAGAAGAGATTTATGCCCTTGTTGCAAGTATGCTAAAAACTAAGCTGGAAGAAACACATAGAGTCGTAAGCACACTTCAAACCATTCTTATGACAAGAATGCAAGAAGCTAAGTTAACAACAGTAGATATTCAGTAAGGAGATATTAAATGGCTTCAATTTCAGATATTGCAAAGAAACTAAATAGAGCTTATAAAAATGAAAAATTAGCATTGACAGCAAATGTTATTCCTGCATACAAAAGATTGTCTTGTAATGATTTGGGCGCTGACTTCCCACTATATGGTGGGTTGCCTTATGGTAGAATTGTAACAGTTTCTGGAAAGGAACACAGCGGTAAAACAACTGGAGCGTGCACATTCTTATCGGCTTATCAAAGAGCAAATCCAGATAGGACTTGTATTTTCGTTGATGTTGAACATTCTCTAGACAAAGAGTTTCAAGCTGCTATGACCGGCCTTGACCTAACTAAACTTCTTTATGTTAACCCAGAAGGAATGTCAGGAGAGCAGATTATGGATGCTATTCTTGAATTCCAAGATGCTGATGATGTTGGAATGATTGTGCTTGACTCTATTGCAGCCCTTGTATCTTCGAGAGACTACGATAGTGATATGGAAAAAGATAATGGTATGGCAGGTGGTATTGCTAAACCTCTCGCCAAATTCATTAGAAAAATGCTTGATACACTTGCTGCAAAGGATAACATTCTGTTGCTCATTAACCAAGTGAGACAAGTGGGTACCACCTTTACTGGGGCTGCAATTTATGATGAGCCTGGTGGACACGCACCTAAGTATTACGCATCAGTTAAGTTAAGATTTGGCACAAGAACCTTTACGAATGGTGACAAGGTGGATGCTAGGGATGGTGAAAATGCCGATGGATTTAGATTGACATTTGCTACTACCAAGAACAAGACAGCCTCTACACAAAGAGGTGGTGGTTTCTTAACTTATCGATATGATACGGGTCTTGATTGGTCATTTGACTTGCTAGAAGTTGCGATTAAGTATGAATTTATCTCAAGACCAAACAACATGACTTATATTCTTGTAAATCTTGAAACTGGTGAGACATATAAGGATGAGGATGGAAATGACCTTAAATTTGTTGGTAAGCAGAAATTAAAGGATTTCTTAAATAGTAATGTTGAATTCCAAGTTCAATACCTCGAAATGCTAAATAGACATATTCAAGCAAATGCTAATCAATATGGAAGTTTGCTTGATGAGAGAACACTGGCCAAGATTAAAGCAGAAGAGAGTAGTGTGGAGAAGGAACAGGATGATGAATAATGCCACAAAGAAGGCAAAGGGAAGATAAAATTCAACCTACAAGGCACTATTCAAAAGCACAAGAGACAAAAGTGGCATCTAAATTTAATGGGGAAAGAACATTGAATTCAGGTGCCACCCCTTTTCAAAAGGGAGATGTGACTACAAATAAAATAATTATAGAATGTAAAACTAAAGTTAAGCCATCTGAAACAATAACCATTCATAAGGAATGGTTAGAAAAGAATGAAAAAGAAGCACTATTTATGGGTAAACCTTATAGTGCACTTGCCTTTAATTTTGGTCCAAATGAGAAAAACTACTACATAGTGGATGAGTATATGTTTGATATGATAAGGGAGAAAATAGATGATTGACGATTTAATGAGAGATGAGTATGATGACTATTTGGCAAAACACATTAACGCAGTGAAAGTTGCTTTCTCTTGGATTTGTGCTAACTTACCCTCTTTGGTTGAAGAATATGACGCAGATGTTCTAGGGGAACGCATTGGAAAGCACGATAACTCAAAGTGGGATGATGAGGAGTATTTTGCCTATTGTGAGTATTTCTATGGTGACAGAACACCTGATGTAAGTAATGACTTCGATTTTGCTTGGTTACATCATCAACATAATAACCCACATCATTGGCAACATTGGTTGTTAAGAGAAGATGAGGGTGATTTAAAAGCTCTTGAAATGCCTTACCTTGATGTAATAGAAATGGTGTGTGACCATTGGGCATTCAGTTGGGTAAAGAATAATTTACATGAAATATTCGATTGGTATGAAGCTAACAAGGATAAGATGGTTTTACACGAAAATACTCGAACATTATATGAGACTATTTTAAACGAAATAAAAAATAAATTAGACTCAAAAATTAGTTGACTTTTTGAGGATTATCATTATAATAATAACAAAGGGTGGCATAAATATGTACCCAAAAAACTTGTAAAGGATGACTAAAAGATGACAAAAATTGAAATTCTGAAAATGACGGACGACAAGTTGGACGAGGCCATTAAAATTCAAGGCACTAAGTATGACCGTAAGCGTAAGTTGAGTGATTCTATTCTTAAGAAAATCAAGAAATTGGCTAAGAACAATACATACTATGAAATTGCTAAAGAGTTGGGATTGAGCCCTAACATTGTTCGATATCATGCCGACCCCGTGTGGAAGGCTCACTTTAATGCTACAAGAGATGGTAAGCATTGTGGCAAAGATAAAATCACTGTTAAAAATCGTGTTGAGTACAAGAGAAGTCTGGTAGCCGCAGGTAAGATTGGCATTTAATTGACATTTATAAGGCTGGCAAGACCAACACATCTTGCCAGCCTATCTTGGTTTTGGAGGACATTAGTATGCTTACAAAAGAACAAATTTTATCTAATAGAGAAGAGTTTTTGACACTCATAAAGTCTATCAATAGAGAGGGTGCAGATATTGATAGACTTGTTAAAAAGTTGGAATGCTCTGATTTTTTTATTGCCCCATCATCTACCAAATATCATTGTAATTATGAGGGTGGATTGTGTGAGCACTCTTTAAATGTGTATAAAAATTTTGTCACCCTAGCAAATAGCAAGACAAATTTGGACGCTTGTTGCTATGATGAGAATACTGTTAAAATTATTACCTTGCTTCATGATATTAGTAAGATGAACATCTATGAGAAAACAGCTAAGAATGAAAAGGTATATTGTGAAGATGGGGATAAATATGATTCTCTAGGCAAGTTCAAGTGGGTGACCACTATGGGGTGGGGCCTAAAAGAGCAAAGGTTTACCTATGGTAGCCACGAAATGACCTCTGAATTCATTGCAAGACAATTTATACCTCTAACGATTGATGAGAGTGTTGCTATTTTGCATCATATGGGTGGCAGAAATTGGGATAGCGCCCAAGATAACATTACTGAAATTTTTGGACAATATCAAGTTGCTACCCTGCTTCATTTAGCAGATATGTTGGCATCCTATGTAGACGAGAGGGATTAATATGAATCCTTTGGTTAAGACACAATTGGATAAAATTAGGGGGGTAGACTTGCCCCCCTATGATGACAACACCTTGGTAATAAATATAGATAAAATGTCTTCGACTATGAATGAGTTGAGACAAGATGAATGTTATCTAATATCTGTTGAGGACTACATATTGAATCCCCCGGATGGGTTTACACTTCATACAAATTGGAACAATAATAAAATTCCTAAGCATAAAGTTATGAAGGTAGATGTCTCAAAGGTTATGGGAAAGATGATTAAAGTGAATGCAATAGGATATGACTTGAAAAGCAATCGTGACATTCCAGAATCTTGGGAGGGTTGGTTGCCAGAGAAATCAATTAAAGTTATTGAGAGGTTATAAAAGTGGCAGAAAGTTTAGCAGTTAAATATAGACCTAAAGATTGGTCAGAGGTGTGCGGACAAGGTTCTGTGATAAGAATTTTAGAGAGACAACTTCAACTTAATGAATTGAAAAATGTATACTTGTTTTCAGGTGCATCAGGTTGTGGCAAAACCACCCTTGCTCGTATTTTTGCAAACAAAATAAATAATTACATAGGAACACCAAATGAGATAGATGCAGCTTCAAATAATGGTGTTGATAATGTTAAGGCAATTATTAAATCCGCACAAGAAAGGTCTATTGATAGTAAATATAAGATATTCATAATAGATGAGTGTCATATGATTACTACTCAAGGTTGGAATGCCTTTCTTAAGTGTATTGAAGAACCTCCTGCATTTACTATTTTTATCTTTTGTACTACCGACCCTCAAAAGATACCTGCAACTATATTGAATCGTGTACAAAGATTTAATATTACTCGTATCAATGTGGATAAGGTAAGGGATAGATTAAGATACATATGTCAACGAGAAGGATTTACTAACTATGAGGAATCCACTGACTACATTGCTAAAATTAGTGATGGTGGAATGAGGGATGCTATATCCACATTGGAAAAATGTGCTGGATATTCCACTGATTTATCTATTAACAATGTGTTAGAATCACTTGGTAATTATTCTTATGACACCTTCTTCACCTTAATAAATGGTATTATTGATGGTAAAGAATGCGAAGTTTTAAAAGTTCTTGATGAGTTCTACAAGGCAGGCAATGATTTAAGACTATTTGTGGATATGTTCTTATCTTTTTGTCTTGATGTGTCTAAATATATAGTGTTCCAATCAACAGATATGATTAAGATTCCTTCAAGTATGGAGCCAACAATTAGAAACTCTACTAATTTTAAAGATTCACTCAATTACTATATGTATGTGGTGAATCAACTTCTTGACTTGAAGAATATGCTCAAAAATGATACTAGTATGAAGTCCACCATTGAGGTAATGTTCTTGAAAATGACGAGGATGCAATAATTATGTGGGGATATTATGGCAGTAAAAGTAAAATAATTGATTATTATCCAAAACCTATGTACAATAAAATTATAGAACCATTCGCAGGGACAGCACAATATTCCTTGAAGTATTTCGAAAATGATGTTGTGTTAGTTGATAAATATGATGTGATAGTAAGATTGTGGAAGTGGCTACAGCAGTGCTCAAAAAAAGACATATTATCTTTGCCTACTCTGGAGTATGGACAAAGTGTTGACGATTTTACTTTTGATTGTGAAGAAGCAAAATGGCTTATTGGATTTATAATAGTTGGTGCATCTACAGTGCCAAAGAAGCATCCGAGTAAATGGAAGACCATTATAAGACCAAACACCCAAGACTATAAGTTGAATATGATTGCAAATAGTTTATATAAGATAAGGCATTGGGACATTAGATTGGGTGATTATTCCGACTTAGATAATTGTAGGGCAACTTGGTTTATAGACCCACCGTACCAAGTAGGTGGAGAATATTATAAACATAGTAATAAAGGAATCAATTATTCAGAGTTAGCTACTTGGTGTAGGGGCAGGGAAGGTCAAGTGATTGTGTGTGGTAATACAGGAGACTCTTGGTTGGATTTTAAACCTCTAACTAATATGCGAGGAAGTATGAAGAATTCAATTGAGTGTATTTGTGAATTGAATGATAGAAGTTCTTTTGATTATTCTAAATTGTGGTGATATATATGATAAAAGGACAAGAAAAACTATGCAAAAAAATAGACTCACACACAATGGATACATTTCCAAGAACCTTATTACTTCTTGGTGAATATGGTAGTGGAAGGCACTCCATAGTTAAGTATATCGCTGATAGGTTTAAGTGTGAGGTAGAGGACATATCAGGTAAACTTACATTAGAGTACATAGATACCATAAATCAAAGAGTAACACCTATGATTTATGTGATTGACTCTAAAGAGTTAACAATTAAAAATGAAAATGTGATTTTGAAATTCCTTGAAGAACCCCTCAAAAATGCATTTATAGTGGTTTTAAGCGAGAATAAATACAATATCATCCCTACAATATTAAATAGATGCTTGGTGTGGGAGTTGGAGACATATAATATGTCACTTTTAAGACAATTTATTTCAAGTGATGTAGATGTTGAAGTGTTGCTTAGGGTGGCAACCACTCCTGGAAAGGTGATAAAATACCAAACATACCCAATTGATGAGATGATAAAATTGGCAACCAAAATTTTTACTAATATTGGGAAAGCAAACATTGCTAACGCATTGACTTTAAGTAAGTATGTAGCTTTTAAGGACGAGAAAGATAAGTTTGATTTTAACTTATTTCTGGATGTTTTGTTGATGGTTAGTAGAGACTTGTGCCATAGCAAGTTTGACAAATGTTTTCAAATATATGGGTTAACAAATGAATTGAACAACAATAAATACTTATTTAATGTCGATAAAAAAGCATTGTTTGAGCATTATTTGGTTGAGTTGAAATTATTAACAATAGGAGATAGGTAATATGTTTGAAAAAGTGAATAAGAGCCATCCTGATAAGGTGGCAGATAGAATTGCAGGCGCAATCGTAGACCTTGCTTATTCTAAACAATACAACCCAAAGATAGCGGTGGAAGTACTCATTGGACACGGGGTGTGTCATATTATTTCCGAATCTTCTGTGTCTTTTGTGAAAGATGAAGTTGAGCCTATTGTGGCAAGAATTGCAGGAAATGTTGAGGTGGATTTTGTAAGTGTGCCTCAAGATGAGCATCTTGCAAACAATCAATGTAAAGAGGTTAGATGTGGCGATAATGGTATCTTCAAGGGTGTGCCCCTTACTGATGAGCAGAAAAAACTATCATCTATTGCTAAAGGAATTCATTCAAAATACCCAACAGATGGTAAGTATATTATTAATGGAGACCAACTTATTATTTGCCAAAGCAATGCTAAAAATGAAGAACTGAAATTGATGTATCCTAACGCTATTATTAATCCATTGGGAGAGTGGACAGGTGGTACCAATGTGGATACGGGTGCTACCAATAGAAAACTTGGAAGTGATATGGCGGATAGTGTTACTGGTGGAGGTCTACACGGCAAGGATTTATCTAAAGCAGATGTATCTGTCAATATCTATGCATTTCTTAAAGCACAAGAAACTAACACACCTGTTGAGTTGTTTTGTGCTATAGGTGATAAAGAAATTGATGGAAAGCCATATTCCGAAGTGGTTGAGATTGCAAGGGAGTATATTAAGTCCGTGGGTGGATTTGAAAAATTCGCAGAGTGGGGAATAGTTTAAATATTACAGGGGGATAAACATTGACATTGCAAGAACTTAAAGAATCTATTGAGGGTGGCACATTCCAACCAACTACAATGATTATTGTTAGTGAGGACAAGTTTATCCCTCTTTTATATATTCATGAGATTTCAAAAAACTTTGATTACTCAATTTCTTATATTGATTCTCTTAATGAGTTGCTTAACATAAATGATGATATTTTTGGTGGAGTGGATGAGCCTACATCAGATTTGGTTATATTTAATACAGAATTAGTTGACTTTTCTGATGAATTGTTGTATAATAAAAATAACATAATCGTAATTGCTAATAAGATAGATAAAGCATCTAAAAAATTCTACGATGGAATGATTATTGAGGTGCCTAAGCTTGATGACTGGCAAGTTAAAGACATGGTTTATTCATTCGCGAGTGGTGTAAACACAAAAAGTTTGGATTGGTTGATACATAACTGTAATGGGGATGTTAATAGATTATATCAAGAGTCTATTAAACTTTCTATATTTAATGAGCAAGAGAGAAACAATGTATTTGAAGAGATGGTAGAGGATGGGGCGTTCAATGACTTATCCTCTAATACCATATTTAATTTTACTAACGCTATTCTTAAAAAAGACATAAATAGTTTACGAGCTATTTATGAGGAGATTGAAAACATTGATATAAATGATTTTGGTCTGCTAACAATTCTATATAACAACTTTTTAAATGTAATAAACATCCAACTTGGTATAAATCCTACCGCAGAATCATTGGGAATGAAGCCAGGGCAATTCAATGCAATAAGGCATAATTGTGGATATTATAGTAATTCACAATTAGTAGGGATATTTAAAATGCTTACTGATATGGATAGAAAGATAAAGATGGGTGAATTCCCCACCAATATTATGAGAGATTATCTTATTTTAAGCGTTTTGTCTCAAAAATAACTACACAAGGAGAATCTAATGATAGAATTAAATAAGGTATACAACATTGATTGTGTAGAAGGACTTAAACAAGTAGATGATAACTCTATTGATTTAATCGTAACTTCTCCTCCATACAATGTGGGCATTGATTATGATACGTGGAAAGATGAAATGCCTTGGCAAGACTACCTCAATTGGTGCAAAAAATGGCTAAATGAGTGCTTCAGAGTCCTCAAAGATGATGGAAGAATATGTATAAACCATTATATAGCATTCAGCTCTCCTTTTGAAGATACTTGTCAATTCCCTCTTATGGACTTTAGAACTTTAATGACAGAAATTGGGTTTAATGTACATAAACTTGCTATATGGGATGACAGAACGATGAATAAATACACTGCTTGGGGAAGTTGGCAAAGTGCATCAGCGCCTAATATAATGACGCCTTACGAGGGTATTCTTATTGCATATAAAAAGCAATGGGGTAAAATTAATAAGGGAGAGTCCACTATTACTAAAGAACAATTCATAGAATAAGCATAGGTTTAATTATAAAAACACAGATGCCAATAATTTGGGAGATAAGATACTAAATATTTCCAGAAAGAACACTCACCCCACGGTAAAACCAACAGAACTTATGCAATACCTAATTCGTCTTGTAACTCCTAATGGCGGAACAATTCTTGACCCCTTTAATGGTAGCGGTAGTACAGGTAAGGCTGCTATGTATGAAAATAGGGAAAGAAATAAAGATTATAAGTACATAGGAATTGAACTTACTGAAGAATACTTGCCAATTGCAAAGGCAAGAATTGAATACCCTTTAACTTGTGTACTACATAATGACAAGAAAGAATCAAAGGTAAAAGAACAACCGACTACTGAACAAAACAAAGAAGTAAACTTATGGTGATAAAATGAAATTGTTGATATATGCTGACCCTCATTGGAGTTCCTACTCCTCTATTGTAAGAAGTAGAGGAGAGAAATACTCCACAAGACTTGAAAACTTAATTAAGACAATGAATTGGATAGAAGTAGAGGCAGTAACAAAAGGTTGTGATGTCATTGTATGTCTAGGTGACTTTTTTGATAAGAGTGAACTTAATTCTGAAGAAGTTACATCATTACAAGAAGTAGCTTGGTCGGAGATTCCACATTGGTTTATTGTGGGTAATCATGAAATGGGAAGAGGAAATCTTGAACATAGTTCTTCTCACTTATTCAACTTATTGCCGACTGCCTCTGTAATAGATGAGGTAAAGTTTTTTAACACTAATGATACTACTATAGTATCAATTCCTTATATACTTGAAAGCAACAGAAAACCACTTAAAGACTACCTTGGGAATTATCCCCTAAAAGAAAATGTCATTATATTAAGTCATAATGACATAGCGGGTATTCAAATGGGTCAATTTGTATCAACCACAGGGTTTTCTATTGAAGAGATAGAAGAAAATTGTAATTTATTTCTTAACGGACATTTACATAATGACACAGAGATAGGTAATAAGATTATCAATGTAGGTAATATAACGGGACAAAACTTTAGTGAGGACGCATTTGCTCATACTCATAAAGCACTTATACTTGATACTGATGGAAAGAGTTTGACCCCTGTTGTAAATCCGCACGCTATGAATTTCTATAAAGTAGATTTAACTAATTGTAGACCTACCATAGATGATAAGAATATCCAAGATGCACTATCAAGTCTTAAATATCCTGCCGTAGCAACAATTAAAATAAATCCTGATATAAATTTTATTGTAAGAGATTTATTAACAACTTGTGAAAATATAATTGAATGTAGACTTATTACTGATGGTGTTAAGGGTGATGAACCTATTGAGAGCATTAGTAATGAAATAAATCTTGACCATATTCAAAAATTTCAAATGTATGTTATTGAGAATATAGGTAAAGATGAATTAACCTTAAATGAATTAGAAAGGGTGTCTAAATAATGGACATTAAATTTAAGAAATTACATATTGAGAATTTTATGTCTATTGGTGAAGCAGACATTGACCTTTCTGATAGAGCATTTACACTTATTGAAGGTGTAAACAATAATGAAAATGATAACGCAAGAAGTAATGGTTCTGGTAAGAGTTCTATTTTTGAATCTTTAGTGTGGACTCTTACAGGAACTACAATGCGTGGAAATAAAGATATTGTAAACTACAATGGTAACGGAGCCTGTAAAGTTGTACTCACACTCAATGTTGATGGTGATGAGTATGTAATTGAAAGAGGTGTAGACTAACATTTTTTCAATAACTCATATACAAATATTGTATATACTATTGAAGTATATTTTAAGGAGTATATGATTTATGTACGGATACATTTATAAAACCACAAATATATGTAATGGAAAAATTTATATAGGTCAGCACAAATCACCTGAATTTTGTGGTAATTCATACATAGGCAGTGGTAAAAAATTACTGTGTGCCGTGAAACATTATGGAGAAGATAGCTTTAGAGTTGAACTTATTGAATCAATTGAGAGAGAAGAACTGATGGATGAAAGAGAAATTTACTGGATACAATATTATGATTCAACTAACCAAGAAATAGGTTATAATATATCGTCAGGTGGCAATTGTAACCGAACTATGAAAGGCAAACTACATCCAATGTATGGTGTAAGCAGGTATGGTGCTGACAACCCATCTTATGGTAAACACTGGTGGACAAATGGTGTGATAAATAAGATAAGTAAAGAGCGTCCAGGTGATGGGTGGTACAAAGGGGTTTCTGACACCTTAAAACAAAAACATTCAGAATGTAGAAAAGGTAGAGACGCTTGGAATAAAGGACTTACTAAATCTACGGACGACAGATTAAATGGTAATAAGAATCCTCGTTCAAAAGAATTCAAACTTAATCTATCTAAATTAAATAGTGGTTCAGGCAACCCAATGTATGGAAAAGCAGGATATTTAAAATACAGATATATTTATGATAATAAAGAATTTTTAGGCAAGGGTGAACTAATTGAATATTTAAAAAACAATGGGTTCCCAACATTCAATGCTAATAATATTGATAGTATAGTTAAAGGTAAACCGTTGAGAAAATTTCCTGAATTAAAAGGTAAAATAGAACGAATAACCTTAAGTAAAGATGAAATCATTGAGGTAAGAAAAAAGTGGGAAAATACTTAAAAATACAAAAAAATGGGGTAGACATAAGTGGAAAAGGGTTGAGGCAAAGTGAATCATTACTTGAAGAATACCTCCCTGACCTGACATCTTCTCTTATTGGTTCAGTAATTGTTCTTGGACAAGGACTACCTCAAAAGTTTACTAATAATAGTCCTTCAGGTCGTAAAGAAGTGCTTGAAAAACTATTTAAGTCTGACTTTATGATTCAAGACTTAAAAGATAGAATTTCAACCCGTAAGGGTGAACTTAATGAAGAATTAAGAAAAGTGCAAGATAGTAAATTAGTGGCACTTACTAAATTAGAAAGTGCGATTGATACTATAAATCTTAATAATGCAAAACTTAAACAACTACAAGAACAGGATAGCCTTGAATTTGAGGCTGATGTACTTCATAAAGAGATTCTTGAGATTGAAGAACGACAAATTCAACTGAAAGATGAGATTGATACATACACAATTAAAAGAGACGATGCTAACACAAAAATATCCGCAGCTAAAATTAGAAAAGCAGAGATAATCAGTGAGATTGACAAGGATTATGAATCAACAAAAGAGTTTGCTACGGATGGTATAAATGTTTGTAAAGTTAAACTAAATTTAGCAGAAACTGAATATAGAAAAGTTAAAGATATTAAAGATGTTTGCCCCACTTGTGGTCAAAAATTACCTGAAGTTCACAAACCAGATTTAAAACCCTATGAAAAAGCAATTAACGATGCGTTGGCAGACCTTGGGCATTGGAACGAACAGTTAGATAATATTAAGACAGAAATTGCGAATAAGAAAGTAAGTAGTACAAAAGAACTCGAAGAAGATATTGTACTTTGTGAAAAAGAATTACTTGAATGTTCACTTAAAATAGATGAACTTAAAAATAGATATAGCAATAATGATAGAGCTCTAATAGAGAAAAGAAGATTATTTGATGAGAATATGTCTTTACAAAAAACCCGACATATTCAAATTCAACAACTACTTGAAGAGATAGAGAAGAAAGAGACATTAAAATCTAACGAGGAGATACATATAAATAACCTTCAAATTTCCGAGGAAGAGATAAATAATAGATTAGGTATTATAAGTAAATTTAATACAGTAATTACAAGAGATTTCCGTGGTTATTTACTCAACGATATTATTGTATATATAAATAGTAGAGCAAAAGAATATTGCGAAGATGTGTTTGGTACAGACTTAATTGACTTTTCTCTGGACGGCAATAACTTACTCATAAGCTACAATGGTAAAGAGTATGAAGCGTTATCGGGAGGAGAAAGGCAAAAAGTTGACCTTATTATTCAATTTGCAATAAGAGATATGCTTTGTAGACATACATCTTTTTCAAGTAATATAATCGTAATGGATGAGATTTTCGATAATTTAGATGATATTGGTTGTCAAAAAATTATAGATTTGATTACTAAAAAGTTGTATGATATAAGTAGTATATTTATTATTTCTCATCACGGAAATGAATTGAATATTCCGTATGATGATGTAATAAAAATTGAAAAAGATAATAATGGAATAACTAGGTTGTGTAATTAAAATGTTTTTTGATAAGCCTGATATACGATATGTAGATATGTGTATCTACATAGACAATAATGCCTATACGAGTAAATGTGAAAATGATTTGATATATGAGTACTTATATCATATTATAATGATGCTATCTGTTAAGTGGGATTATTTTGATTCTGTGAAGACTGCGGATGACTTCAGTTTATATGCTGCCTCTGTGTATTATATGAGACTGAAAGATAAAAGACAATTTGAGGAAAATTCCTCTATAGAGCCTATAAGAAGTATACTAAATTACATCAAAAAAACTTTATACTCTATAAAGGCAAGTTATATTAAAAAATACTTAAAAGAACAAAACACCGTTGGGGAGGACCAATTACTGTCATTGGACCTGGATGGGTTTAGATGTTTTGCTAGTCATCTAATATCTCCTCTTGACAAATGTGACTTTAGTTATTGTCTTGAGGATATTCAATATGTTATAAAGGACACATTGAAAACAGTTCCCTATAAGAAAAACTCTGTAATGTATCATAATATATATATTAGTTGTATATTAAGTTTTTTGAATTCTATCACCTTAAGAAACAGTGTGTTAAAAAGAATAAATAATTTTAAAAGGCCCACTAGTTTAACGGATGACTTATTAGAAAGTTTATATTTGAGAGAGAGATATAATTCAGTAATTTTATATCATCTTGATGATAGTATGAAAAACTATATTGCGATACTGACTAACAAAATTAGAGTCACTATAGCCAAGGAGTTATCATATACAATTCATAAAAGTATGCCGTCTTGTGTAAATATGAAAAATCTACTTATGTCAAATACTTTTGAGGAGGATGATTGCTAATAATGAGTATAAAAAGTGAATTAGACAAATTAAAGACAGAAGATATTTATTCAATGTTAATGTTCACCCTTTATCAATGTAGAAAAACAAATGAGTATTCCGCTATTAGTGAATTGTCTTATATTTTAGATGAAAAAAATCTTTTGAATTTGTGTGAGTACTTTGGCGGTCTAACTATAACTGTCCCTACTATTGAAGAGTTAGAGTTGTTGTTAAGTGGATTGACAGCCTATAAGAGTATCGTGATAGACAGATGCCTAGTTGAAGAATATTTTGACTCTTTGAATCAACACAAGGATAGAGTGGAAAAAATTAAAGATGTATATCTAAAAATAGTGGATGTTATGAAAGATTTTTCTTTCGGAGAATGTGATGTTTAATAGTAGACTGGAAAAAATTCGTGAAAATCTTTCTTATAGACATCGAGATAAATCAGATATAATGGAAGAGGCTATTAAAGTCAGATTAGATAAATCCTTGACAACATATACAAAAACATTAGATGCTGGTGTATCGTACATGTCAGTTAAAGATGAGATAAGAGTAATAAAAAAATTGTAGGTGAAAACAAATGAGCAAACTTATAGAGGATATATCCGCTATAACCACTTTACCAATAAAGACACTAGACAGATTGTTTGATAAGGGAGCTGAGTGTATATGTCATTCAGTACTAGAAAGTAAACTTAATGGAGAATCTGTTTGTAGTATAGATATATCTGTTGGGGAAATAAAAGTGATTATTAGTAACGATACTATTTCATACAGATTTATACCATCAAATAAATTAGAAGCGATGCTTGTAGACACTATTGTAAATAATAATGACCCACTTGTAAAAGATATTGAAGATACATTAATAAATAGAATTCTAAATACATATAAGGATTTGGTTTAATATGAGCGGTGATATGATTGTGAAAACTGATGGGCTTGATGAATCAATTTCTAAAATAGCACAAGAAATCATAAATGAGAATGATGTTGATTCTATTAAAGACCTAACACACTTGTTCAATCTTAATCAAGCCAAGAAAAATGTTATAAGAGTAATAAAGTTGAATGGATTGTTGGACACTGTGTCCGATAAAATCATTGAGAGATTTGAAAAATATCCTGATAATTTTAGTAGTGCGGATTTGTTGAATTATTTACAGGTCACCCAAACTGCTATAGATAAGGCAAATAAAAATTTAAATCTTGTAGATGACACTCCTGTAATTCAAGTAAATCATAATAATCAATTAAATGTAAATATAATTGATACATATGATAGAGAATCTAAAGAGCGTGTTCTCGACTATATAAAATCTGTGTTGGCCAATTCAACTGACTCAAATGATGTTTCGGAATACATTGAAATAAAAGACGAGGTAGATAATGATGAATGAATATTTGATACCATTGGATGGGGAGTCCTTTGACGAATATCGTTTAAGAGTTTATAAAGCAAAACAACTTGGAGAATGCAATCTTCGTTGGACAGACATCGCTGAAATGTTTGGGGAATCTTTTGGTGTGTTCAAGGATGAGAGTAAATGGAGAAAAGAAGCAAAAGAAATGCTAATAGCTAATGTTGAAAATGTTACCTCGGAAGAGGAAAGCATAAAAGAAGACTTAAAAGAGCTGATTCTTAAGTACAAGAAAGAAAGAGTTAAGCTTTCTGATGAACGTGTGCAAAATAATGCCTATATCAGAGGAATCTCAAGAGAAGAAACAATCAAAGAGATTGCGTTAAAAGTTGCTCAAGAGATGAGTAGCAAGAAAATTCTAGACACCAATTTTATTAAGTCTGTGTATACCCATACAGATGATTGTGAGGGTATTTTACAATTGTCCGATTGGCATTATGGTATTGATATTAATACATACTGGAATGTATTTAACACAGAGGTGTGTAAACAAAGAGTTTCTAAATTGCTAAAAGAGACCATTGAGTTTTGTAATTTCTTTGGTGTTCATAAGATGCATATTGTAAATCTATCAGATTTAATTTGTGGTAGAATACACTATACATTAAGACTTCAGTCTCGTATTGATGTAATAACTCAAATTATGGATGTATCTGAGATATTGGCAGAGTTTATCTCAGAACTAACATCAAATGATATATTTGTTGAATACTATGATTGCTTGGACAATCATAGTAGATTGGAGCCAGATAAGAGTGCTTCATTAAATTTGGAATCACTTGCTAGAATTACTCCTTGGTATCTTAAGGAAAGATTGAAAAATAATCCAAATGTAAGAATAAACGCCAACTATTATGATGAAGACATAATTGATTTTGAGGTTATGGGATATAAAGTTGGAGGTGTTCACGGGCATAAAGATAAGCCTTGCAAGGTCGTAGAGGGACTAACTTTAATGACTAAGCAAAATTTCGATTTAATTTTAACTTCACATTTACACCATTTTAATAGTGATGAAAAGAATGAAGTTGTAGTGGTTAGTAATGGGTCACTAATGGGTACTGATTACTACGCAAAGGACTTGAGATTAAGTTCAGTACCATCCCAAAATATTATTTTAGTCAATAATAAAAGTGTTATAGACTACATCCATCGTGTTGTCTTGAAATAATATTGTATAAACATATATAAGCACTCATATAAATCTATAAGTCAAAAAAAGTAAGTCCCATTAAATTGGGTAAGTCTTAAACATGTAAGGAGATTATAAATATGAGATTTTATTCAGACGAATTAAAGAGATTTTTTGAAACCGAGGAAGAGTGTCTTTCTGCAGAAGAACAGGCAAGAGTTGCCGCTGAGGAAAAGAAGGTAACGAAAGCTAAACTTGCAAAAGCAGTTGAAGATGCGGATAAAGCACTTGACAAGGCATATGAAAATCTTAAATTAGCTGAGGAACAAGTAGCAAAACTACAAAAAGAATATGATGATAAAGTAGATGCTATTATGACTCCCGCACACGATGAGATTAAAGCGTGTGCAAAAGCAAGAGCAGAAGCAATTAAAGATTTCAATGATAATTTTGGTGCATATACCACCACATATAGTGGAAATAAAGCAATTCAAGAACTTGATAAGCTTGATAGTATGATTAATCAATTCTGGAAAAGATTTTATTTCTAATAAAAAATAAAGAGTGCTTATAAATAAAGATAACATCGGGAGATTAGTTGCAGAATTATAGATTAAAAGTCAGGGTTATGCAACACTTAACCCTGACTTATTTTTAAGTAGGAGAAGAATTATGGCTGTAAAACACATAAAAGAATATTATGAAAAAGTATGTACCCAATACATACAAATGAATGAAGAATTGAAAGATTTTCAAAAAGAGGTAGAGAACGGCATTGTAGAACCTGAAAGAATTGAAAATCTTAAAAAGATTATAGAACCACTAAAAAATAATTATATGACACTATCCTGGGTTATGTTTTTGTTAAACAAGCCAACTAGAGAGTCAAAAAGAGGTGGCTATGAAAAAAGAATGACAAAGTTCACATCTAAATTAGACACCTCATTTAATGACCAAGGAATCATAACCCAAAATGAAAAAGTACTAGATGAATTAGGTAGGTTGTGATGTATATGGAAAAGTTTTTAAGTGACATAGGAATAGAACAAGTTGGACATTACACAAATAATAATTCTTATGTCATTGACATTGAAGATTCAGATGAGTATGGAAAATTTTATAGTAGGTTTGACAAGAGTGGTCTTGTGGAAGAGGATGATGATGCCAGTACAATAACTCTACACAACTCAAACATTATTTTTAGGTCAGATGATTTTCAATTTAACTTAATCGCAGATTTTGACCAAGACACATATAAATTAGTTGCAAGAGAACTTTAAGGAGATGAATTAATGGATATTATTACTGATATTGATAAGCTATCTGTTAGAGCAGATGAGGTTGATGTTAGAAAAGAAAATTCGTTGATAAGAGAAATTGTTGTAGAATTAAAAAAGACAATCAGAGAAAACAATTTAACAAGTCTTTCCTCTACACAACTTGGATATGATAAAAGAGTTTTTGTTATCAACTTTAATGGAGAATTAAGAGCATTTGTAAATCCTGTAATTACAGAGGTAAAGGGATTTGAGTTGTCTAGAGAGACATGTCCCAGCATTCCTGATAAGACTTTCATTAGACCCAGACATAATGACATTAGAGTGATGTATCAAACACCTCTTGGGAAGATTGAATCAAAACAATTTTTAGGATTGGCGGCAAAGATATTTCAACATGAGATTGACCATCTTGATGGATTATTATTGTCAGATATAGGTCTTGAAATTGATGACGATTTTGATAATGCCTCAGATGAGGATAAGATGAAAGTTATTCAAATGTATCTAGACTCATTGGATATCAGACAAAAAGAGATGAACAAAGAAATTGATAATGATAAAGAATTGAAGCAACTTTCAGATGGAATTAAATTTATGGAAAAAGTTAAGAAAGGAGAAGTTCAGATAGAAAGAGTTCCTGTTGAAAAAGATAACGACACGGAATCCTCAACTTCTGACACAGACAATGAAAATGAGTGATAAAGAAAAAGAAATAGTATTAGATACTATTCAACTTAAAAAGATTACAACAGATTATAACTCAAAAAGTAAATATGTACCAGCTCAATCTGAGCCCATCTACATAGATGGTGCGGTCGAAGTAGGACCTTGTATCGTGGTGGGAGATGGTATTACATCGGTGGAAGGTCTCATAGTCAACGGCAAAGCTTTTCAAGTGTCTGCTGATGTGAGTGAGGCAATTACCAATTCTGTACAGAACGTTACATCGCAGTCAAATTTTGGCTACTCAGTAGTGACCCCACAAGAAGATGAAGTTTCTGGTGATTTGGAAGACCCAGAAAAATTAGCCAAGATTGGACATTCACACACACTTTCTTATGACACCTTAAAGAAGCTCGGAGTTAGAAAAATACATTCTGGTACTGAAGAGCCTACTGATGACTTTGGTGAAGTAGGAGATATTTATATTAAATATCAAAGCAGTGGCGAGTAAGGAGGGGTATTAGTGGCTTCTACAACATCGAGCACAACAGGAAATTGGGTTCCTTTCGGTGGTGACTATCCATATGCTGCGTACGGGTATGGAGACTCAGTAAAATTTTATATTAAATTTTATTATAATACTTCCTCAACCCCAACTGAAGCTTATTTTAGAGCAGAATTCAATCATCCAACAGCTAAAACAGGCGCCTACACAGATTTCTTTTTTCTATATTTTCCAGCAGGGGCAGAAATAACAAGTAGTAATATATTGCATAATGGCGGAGATGGGACATCCACTGCCTATAACTATCAAAGAGTTATACCTGGAAATGTATACTTTAAAGTGCCTAAGAGCATAGATGCCAAAACAGTTACTATACCGGAATTTTGGATTTGTAATCAGGGCAGACAATTTTCTCCTGTAAATAAGTTTAGGGTGGATGCTTTTGAGAAGGGTGGAACAAGAACACAGTATTGTACCAAATACACCAGTAAGTCAAGCTCTAATCCAGGCGAGAGAAAATTACCTGAGTATACCAACGCTCCTGTGATTGAAAAACTTGATAAGCCGACTATACTTAATGCACGACAAATTAATAATAATTTACATATTGAGTATAAATTACCAAACGACTACCAAAATGGAAATGCAACAAATAAACTTACAAAAGCCTATGTGTATTGGTCTCTATCCGGTAATATAGAATCTGCTGGTAATATGATGGCATTAAGCACTGACAAAAAGGACAGGCAAAGTTCAGTAGATATAAAAATTCCTTTTTACAATGGTAAAGATGAAAAGGAAACTCCAATAGCTTTCTCAATTTCAGTTCAAGGAGAATATTATGCCCCAGTTAATGCCACTCCTAAAACTGTAGATTGCAAATACTACATACCCCCAACATTAATGTCAGGAGGTAAGTTATATGTTGGAGACAATGAAGGGAATGAACTTTCTGGCAATATAATAGCAACTCCTGATGCACATTATTGGTATTATCCTAATGAGGCTTCTAAAGGAAATGGAAATTCCCCTGTATCTTATAAACATAGCTTATACATAATTACTTATGATAAAGAGAGTTTAGAAATAGAGCCACAAACGACATATATTACTTCAATAACACAAGAAGAAAGTGTTTCTCTAATTGATGTTTCAAAAGTATTAGAAGATATATCATCCCAACCATTAGACCCCGGTAAATTTATTCAATTTAAATCTGAAGTATGGACAAAGTGGCCAGATGAGAATGGTAATCTTGTAGAGTATCGCAGTGATAAATACTCAACTGCTGTGTCCAATATGATAGAAATAGTTCCGGGAGGACCTATCATTATAAAATTGTCAAAGGATAAAATTATACACGGTATACCTTATGTTAAACACACAACAAATAGTGAGGACGAGGTTGATGGTGGAGTGTGGTCGCTTGGAACTGATGTATATATCAAAACAAAAAATAACAAGTGGGAACATTCTGTAGAGTGAGGGTTGATTAAAATGAATTTTATTTATTTAAGGGGAATAATAAAAAACATAAGACCTTCTCATTCTATCGGTGGAATAGTCTTTAACAAAGCAGATTTAATTGTAAAAAGAAATGATGGCACAGAAGATTTAGTTGTTGTAAAGTTTAAGCAATTTAGTCTTAACTGTCAAGAAGATTCAGAAGTAGAATTAATTGGAAATATCAGGTCTTTCTCACAACAAGTGGAAGGAAAAAATAAGGTTGAGATTTATGTATTCTCATACTTTGATGATGTTCCAAATAATGATATGTATAGTAATGTGACCAATATTGCTAAATTAGATGGTAAGATTTGTAAAAAAGATATTATCAGAACAACTAAAAATGGGAAGCATTATATTCATTTTATAGTTGCCAACAATTTAATTTTGGAAGATAATCAAAAATTAAATAGTTATATACCGTGTGTTGCTTGGGGAGAATTGGCTAAAACTATATCAGAGTTCTATAACATAAATGACTCAGTTCATATTGAAGGACAACTACATAGTAGAGAGTACAAGAAGAAAATAGATGAAAACAATGTAGAACTTAGAGTAGCACATGAATTTGCTACCTTATCTATAGAGAAAGTGATATAATGAATTTTGAATATCTTATAAAAATAAAGAAGGAAGATTCTATTGACATTGAAAATGTAGGCAATTGTGCTATTGATGTTTTCAATGATATGGGATTTGAGTGGATACTTTTAATAAGTACTGATGAAGGCATTACCGAAATACTAGAGTATGGGCCTATTGTTCCTGATATAGAAAAACTTCCAAACAGTGTTTCATACACATATGATAGAATTAATTATAGTCAATCAAAAATAAGCACAAGAATAGATAAATTTTTGAATGCCGGATATAGAATGATTACCCAAGCCAGTGAGATTTCAAAAGAAGAAGCTAAAGAAAAAATGAGAAATTTGGTGAGTTATGTATGTTGGTAAGTAAAGATACAATTAAAGACAGAAATGGAAAAATACTTGGTTTTGTGGAGACAGACCATTTAGGCAACAAAACGGCAAGAGATTTTTATGGTAGAATCCTTGGCACTTATAGTAAAACATCGAGACTAACTAAAGATTTTTATGGTAGAATTGTGGCTCACGGAGACGCCACAACTGGTCTTTTGTATAGAAAATAATAATAAAAATAACTACTGACTAAAAATCAGTAGTTATTTTTATTATAGTTGATTTTTATTTGTTTTTAATATATAATATAATTATACTAAATAGGTACAGTTGATAAGAAGTTTACTAATGGCACTTGTAAATTTATTTGATGTAAGTTTAAATAAAATAGTTGATTTTTTTTATTTTAATGATTATAATATAAGTATAGACTTAATTAATTGAGAGGAAGATTTTTATGTTTATTTGTTTGAAGTGCGGCGAAGTTTTTCTTGAACCCGGTACTTATCGTGAAAAACATCCTTACGGAGACACCTACGCAGAGGAGCTCTTTGCTTGTTGTCCGGAATGTTCAGGAGAAATTACCGAGGCATCTCAATGTTCTCAATGTGGAACCTATGTTCCCGACCATGATATTAATGGTAGTATTTGCGAGGAATGTATGATGGACAACAAGAAGTGTATTGCTAAAGCTATCGCCAACTTGTTCACAAAAGAAGAGTTTAATAATCTTCCTGATGATATTTTTGATGACATTTGGGAGAATGTAGAAAATGCCTATAAGGAAGAGGTTAATCAATGATTAATATTAAAGAAACGATTGATGGACTGAAATCCTACTCATTCAAAACAAAAGTAATTTTAGATGCGACAAAACTATTAGAAGGATTATTAGAGGAAAAGGCACTTCAACAATCACATTGGGAAATAAACCCAGACGGATACTATCCTTATTGTGCCTTGTGTGGTGAAGAGCCGAGGGGCGGTTATATGACACCACATTGTCCAAATTGTGGGGCAGAAATGCTCAACAAATATGATACTCATAATAAATAAGGAAAGTTAATATGAAGCCTTTTATGTCTAATGAGTGTTATCACCCACATTGTATGAGAACAGATTGTGACAAATGTATTTACTATACTCCTAAATTCTTGGGCATTAAAGTTCCTATTTGGTTGACAAAGATTTTTTACTACATAGAAAATAAATTAACTAGGAGGTAACTATTATGATGTATGTTAGAATTAAATCCTACAAGGAAGGCGTCTTTACTGGATGTGAGCAGCTGTACTCTAACTGTAATACGCTTGACGAAGGCATTCAGAAATTTAGAAGAGATTATCCTGAGCACGAAAGTTGTTTGATTATTTCCGAGTATTATGACGCTGAAGAAGAGTGCAATAAAGAACACTTTGAAGTATGTAAGGCTTGCGGTTGTGTTCATTGAGAGGTGATAGTATGCAAGTTGTTCTTGACTTGAAAGACTTCTGCCGAAAAGCTCCTAACTCTGATGAGCGGGATTACAATGAGCAGTTCTATCGCTACAATATCACGGATATGGGAGAGGTTGTAGCAGTTGTATGGTTTGCTCAGATGGTTGACAGTGGTAACATCTATTCTGTCAGCGTAGCCATCAAAGATGAAGTTGTCCGTGATATCTGCGAAGTATTTGTGCGTTGCGGATTGTCTCGTGACATATACTATCCCAGTGACTTTCACATATCGTTGTTGAGCAAGAGACTCAACACTCAAAACTTTGATGACTTTAAGATGGCTCTTGATGCAGCATATGAGATTGTTAATAAAGTAATGACTATATTCGATTCTCCCGAACACCTCAATCCTTACAAGGAGGCACATAAGTAATGAGTACTATTCTGTTGTTATACTATCGAGCACCTTATGTGGATGAGCCTGAACTGATTTGTGCTTGTGACTCACAGGATGCAGTAAATAAGAAGATATATCAACTACGCTATATGCATCCTGACGCTTATATTGATATCAATAGATTTGAAACTATCAGAGTAGAGCATTTCAAAGGAGTTGTAACAAACTGATGTATTGCAATGTTAAAGGCTGTAAGTATAACAGCAATGGTTACTGTGAGATTATTAACTACATCACAATCAGTGAAGATGGTGAGTGCGAAGACCGGTTTATTGTTAATAACTACAATTATAAAGATGTAGATGAAGATGAATAAATGCAAAGAGTATTGAAACTCATGAGGAGGAATATGATGAATAACTATGGAAAGTTTAGAGCTTTAGATGTCAGGGAGCTTATCGAACTTACAAGTTTAGCTGGAACTGTCTATAACTCTCATATTCAAATGCAAATTGAATCTCAACTAAAGATAGTTGTTATCGCTAATCGTGTTGACAGTAACGAGAGATGTCGTATCGTATTTACTAAACCTGACCCTGACATTGTACAGTTTATAGGGAAAACAAAATACTATGGGTATGAAGGCCCTTGGGAAACGATTGTCCCAGGTGACGTCTTTGAAATAAAAGAAACTAATACATATGATATAGTAACTATCTTGTAAGGAGGAATAATAGATGGCAAATGTAAAAACTTGTAAAATTGAATTTATTCTGGAGGACAATGAACTTACAATGAATAGCTGGAACGATGGCTTTGATGTCCTTCAGATTATCGGGTTACTTGAGCGCAAGAAAGATGACTTGTTGACTCAAATCAGAGACTCTGCTAACTTTGACCGCAAGTGTGTTACTGATGACGGCGTAATTGATATCACAGAGAAAGAGAAGTAACATGCAGTATTATGTTATTAGAGATGCTGACACTGGCATGTATTGGCGTGGCAAAGGCGTTAACAAGTGGGGACAATACTATAACCAATGTAGTATATTCCGTATTAGAGGTCAAGCTGAGTCAAGCTTACGAGAGATACAGATAAGAGATGCTAAGAACGCTGAAATAGTTCCTATTACAATTCATGAGGAAGCGTTTTGGGTAAAGCCTTCTCTAGGGTCTCAAGAGTTCTGCAGTAACTGCAAACTTACTGCTAAAATGATATTCGGTATACTTCCTCCGTTCTGTCCTCATTGTGGCAGTCCTATGAAAGAAGAAGTATACAAATTGTATGAGGAGGACACTAAGTAATGAACATCACAACTATAGCTGAAAAATATCGCAACGGCGACTATAATCATCCCATCAAGTATGGAAATAAAGTATCTGCGAACTATGTATTTGATGAGGAACTGTCTGTTCGTCGTAATCGTGAAATGGTAGAAGAGCATAATGCAAAGGTAGAAGCAGAAAAGAAAGAAGCTTATGCTAAACAAGCAGAACTGACTAAGCAACTTGCTCATGATGTTACTTGCTATATTACAGAGAACTATTATGTTGATTATCAAGTAGCAAGTAAGATTGAACGCTTCTGCTATGATAAGTATTACTCTGACGTTTATGATTACCTCAGCCAGATTGATACTATTGCAGAATTTGTTGAAGGTATTATTTCTACTATGAAAGATGAGGGCATTCTTAATGTCTGAAAAAGTTGAAATTGTTAGATGTATTAACTGCATCTATTCTAAGCCCATTGATACAACTATGCCTCCTTATAAGTATTATCGTCCCGAGTGCATTATTTGTCAATGTGAAGACGTGGTTGGAGATGAGCCGATGGTTTATCTTCCTAATCATTTTTGCAGCTTTGGTAAGGAGAAATAAAATGTTTAAGAAATACTTTGAAAAAAGAAATAAATTCAAATGCCCCTACTGTTCCGCAGATATTGAATTAGGATTGTGGGAATGGTTGAAGTGTCCACATTTCTTTGATATCTGGAGATTTGTTACATGTCCTGTTTGTAAAATAAAACTTTGGATGAAGAGAGTGAAACCGGATGACAACAATTGAATGGATTATTATCTGTGTAGCTATCTGTGGTGCTCTTATCGGTTGTGTCAGTACTTATGCTGTTATGAAGGCTGCTGAACAACGAAAGTGCTTACATAACTTTGTTGAAGTTCTCCGTGTTGATGCTCCTGGCGTACATAAGGTAGCTTATATCTGCGAAAAATGCGGTAAAGTAAAGAAGGTGCACCTCTAAATGAGTAAAGTAAGATATTTTAGAAATAGATACCTACCAGACCTAGAAGCATCTATCAATAAGTTTATTAAGGATAAAGATGTAATCAATGTATCATGTGCTGTTGTTGAGGACGGCTTTGGTCTTCAGTATATATCTATTGTAGCTTATAGGGAGTATCATAATAACAACGGAGGCGATGTTGATTGAGTGTACATAAATGTCCAATATGTGAAGGAAGGGGACAAGTGCCAGCAGGATTTTACTATACATATAAATCCTCTACTGTGGTGAATACCTGCCCTGAAACTTGTAGGAGCTGTAATGGTAAAGGTGTTATCTTTGATACAGATTGTTTCTATCCGTATACTAACACACCCCTACCTGATGATTACACATTCGATTACGGCACAATTTGTGCTAGTAATAGTTGTTCCAATTGTGGCCATAATGACTGCGGAATGGTAGATACTTCAAATACTGTTAAGTATAAGTGTGCACTAACTAACGAATGGCACGAAGCAGGACACACGTGTAAAGATTGGTGTGGGCAATGCTTAAAGTTATTTACAGGAACTGATGTACCCGACATTTCAGATTATATTTCACTCACAAACTTAAATGCTACAGGAACGGAGGAGAGTACTGTTGAATTCGTCAATGGAACAAACACAACAGAACAAACCGCTGACTGAAGAATCAATGGCGGAAATGGTGTATGAAAAACTTAATGAAGCATATCGTAAAGGCTATAACGATGCTTGTGACGTTGTTTCAGAAGTGCTGATGTCTCACGCAAATGATTTCGGCGACCAGAAGATTAAGATGGTTGTAGAGGGATTAGCGAGTACAATCAAAAAATGTCATCTTAAAGAAGATTGTAAACATCTTGTAGGAACAGGAGAGATGAATAATGAGTAACAATGAAACTGATAAGAAAGTAACTATTAAGCGTAGAGGCGATGGTGTTTACGATATCTATGTCAACGATAAACTTGTAGAAAGTAAGGGCTCAGCTCGTTCTGCAAGTGAGTTTGTAGAAGCTGTACTTAGTGAGGACTTCAAATGAGTAGACTGAGTACAAACACTAAAATTGTTTACTGTGCTGTTTACTATACGGAAGATGGATTTGGGGTGCGAGAAAACGATAATGAATCCATTGACTATGATTTTGAGGACGATGCTATTGATGCTGCTAAGATGTATTGTTCTATGATGAACGAGAATATGATTAATATAAATAGCAGTAAGCATTATTTCGCTCGAATTGAGAAGAGGATTGTTCCGATTTATTGTTGAGGTGAGTTAAGTGACTACAACAAATGTTCTCTTGTATTACAGGACTAAATCAGGTGATAGAATTCTTCTTTGCTCTTGTGACACAGATAATATTGCTCAGAAAAAGAAGATTGAATACTACACAGAGTATCCAGATATGTTTTCTTTTCTTGAACGATTCGAGACTCAAATTATTATACACTTCAAAGAGGAGGACTTCAAATGAACAACATGGAGTATATCCGTAACTTGATGGTTATACATAGAGACTTAGCTCACCACATTACTGACTCAACAAAAGTCAAATTTGATGAAACAATTTCTGCCGCCATTCTAGCGCTTAGTAGATGTGAAGAATTAACAGAGAAGGAAGTTAAAGAAAATGAAATGCCCTAAATACATCAAAGAAGCATTACGACAAAGAGCTAATCACGCAGCGAGGTTCACTGAACTTGATGTTATGATTGGTGAGTGGTTAGAAAAGAATCACTTAATTGACGAAGTTGAAGACTATGATATCTACGGCGGTTGTGAAGCATATTGTAATCCTGATTCATCTTCTGCTAGAATATTGGAGGTAATTGAAAATGCCTAACATCACAGTTCCTAACTTTGATTCTGACAGTGAAATTGCTGTTTTCGTGAAGGATAGTTCACCTTGTACTCTTGGAAGTACTTTCGGAGTGATGAGAGATGAACTTATTGAAAAGATTCAACTTGAGGAAAAGAAATATGCATTAACTGAGCGGGAAAAGATTTTTGTAGACGCCATCTATGATTTACTAGATGTATTAGATAGAGACCTTATTCAAAGAGTCAGCTCAAGGATGAGATAATAGATATTACTATTGTCTTGTGATTAGTGATGTCTTTCTTACTATTGGAACTACTATGGGCAATTTGAAATAAATGATATGAAAATTTTAGACTATTAATTTTTTTAATAGTTGACTTTCTTTCTAAGAAGTAGTATAATTATAACACAACAAGAGGAAAGAAGGTACTATATTATGTATGAGTTTAAAGATTTTGTCCCCGCTAATAAGATTTGGCCCAACGCTACTGCTCCTGTTTACAAAGGTGTTAAGTCTGGTCTCTGCACTGGTTGGTGCATTGAGCTGAATACTTGGAAGGGTGAAACCTTCTGGCATTCCTGCACTTTTGCCTATGGCACTCCTGAGGAATTGTTTAACGATGATTTCTGGACTTGGTGTTTTGAGGAACACGGCTGGACTCCTACTGGTCGTATCTCCTTCCGTGGGTACTACATTGAGGAGTATGATTGTGGTGAGCGTGATTACTACTACATCGAGTGTGACGAAAATGGTAACATACTGAAGGGGGAATAATCATGGCTAGACTTATAAATTTCTGGATAATGCGGTCTTGCGGTTATGAATGTAGTCACTGCGGCTCACTGAGTGATGAGCCTATTGAGTTGTGTCCGTGTTGTGATTCTGATATGGAAGAGTACGACGAGGAGGAATGAATAATGACCCTTGTAGAAAAAAGACAATTAAGACACCCGAATACTCATACTTTTATGTATTATAATGCTAATCCTAAAAATAAGATAACTACGGACTGTGTTATCAGAGCGTTATGTACAGGGATGAGAAAAGAATACAATGAAGTAGTTTTAGAACTTGCTAAAATGCAATGTGAGACTGGGTACGATGATGGCGATGTGTCTCTCATTGATAGATACTTGAAGAAAAACGGTTGGACAAGATGTAAACAACCTAGAAAGAAAGACAATAAAAAGTATACAGGGGAAGAGTTTTGTCTTAAGCTTCAGCATCCCATTTATTGTGAAGAATTGACTTCGTTGCCTAATGAATTCGATTGGCAACATGTGATTGCAAATATTGGAGGACATCACATTGTAGCCATTGTGGATGGCAAAGTACATGATATATGGAATTCTACACATAAATCTATCGGCACTGTCTGGGTTAAAGAATACTAACCCAGACTTTATTTTTATAACATCTTTATTGTATATAATTATACAAATATTTTTATAAGGAGACTCACAATAATGAAAGTTATTAAAAGAAACGGTGATAGAGTAGAGTTTGATATTGAAAAAGTTAGGTCCGCAATAACAATTGCCAACGACAGTGTTGAGCCTGCCTATAAGCGTATTACAAAAACTTTAATAAATCAAATTACAGATGAAATTTCTGATGAATATACAAGCAAAAATAGAACAAAGTCAGTTGAGTATATTGCTGACCAAGTAGAAAAGAAACTTGTACAGTACAATGCCTACGATGTTGCGAAAGAATACATTACATACAGATATCTACACACAATGGCTCGTAGTAAGTATGATGACTTGATGGATGCTATTAAAGTAAAGTTGGGAGCAGAGGATGTTCAAAATCAAAACGCTAATGTTGACGAGCATTCATTTGGCGGTCGTGTAGGTGAGATGGCTAACTTAATCAATAAACAATTTGCTCTAGATTATCTGCTATCTGATATGGCAAGACAGAATCATCTGAATAATGAGGTTTATATTCATGATTTAGATGCTTACGCGGTGGGTAGTCACAACTGTATGTCTATCCCCTTTGACCACTTACTTGAAAATGGATTTAACACTCGTCAGACTGATGTAAGACCTGCGGGGTCTGTTAACACAGCTTTTCAACTTGTAGCTGTAATATTCCAACTTCAAAGTTTACAACAGTTTGGTGGGGTCAGCGCTACACATATAGACTGGACATTAGCGCCGTATGTGCGATTGAGCTTCTTGAAGCACTACAATATGTTAGTTGATTTCATTCAATCTATCCCATTTATAGGTAAACTGTCAAAAGTTAAAAAACGACAAGTTCTTGACCCCAAGTCAGTGTCAATCAATGACGAGAATGTTTACAGTAGAAAAGGACTATTCAATAAACTAGTACACAGATATGCTAAAAAGCTTACATATAAAGAGGTGTATCAAGGCGCTGAAGGTCTATATCATAATCTGAATACATTACAAAGTAGAAGTGGTAACCAACTTCCTTTCACTTCTATTAACTACGGTACTTGTACAACAGAAGAAGGAAGAATGATTACTAAAGCATTGTTAGAGGTAAGCATCAGGGGTCTTGGAGAAAAGAGAAGAACTTCAATCTTCCCTTGTGGCATCTTTCAATGTGCTAAAGGTGTAAATAGAAAACCTGGTGACCCAAACTACGATTTGTTTAAGTTAGCTTTGAAGTCAACATCACAACGATTATACCCTAACTACGCTAATGTAGATTGGTCAGGTAATGCTGGTTATGATGTTAATGACCCAAGAACTTATTTCTCTACTATGGGATGTCGTACTGCTAATGGTTGGGATGTTAATGGATTGGGTCAACAAAAGGATGGCAGGGGAAATATCTGCCCTGTGACAATTATCCTACCTACATTAGCTATGCAAGCTAAAGAACGATTTGAACGCATCTGTAGAGGTGAGGAAGAGGAGCCTATTGGTGCAGAGGGATTTGATGCTGTTGACTACTTCTTGATGCTACTTGATGTAAAGATACACGAGGCTAAAGATATGTTAATTGAACGCTTCGAGTGGATTTGTTCTCAATCCCCAGAGGCTGCAAAGTTCATGTACGAGAACAATGTTATGGCAGGGTATATTCCAGAGGAAGGAATTCGTTCTGCTCTCAAGCACGGCACATTGGCTATTGGACAACTCGGACTTGCTGAAACACTACAGATTCTTATCGGTTGTGACCACACAGAAGAAAGAGGAATGGATGTAGCTAAAAAGATAGAGGAGTTATTCAAGACCCTTTGTGCGGAGTTTAAGAAAGAGTACAACCTTAACTTCGGTGTCTATTTCACACCGGCTGAAAATCTTTGTAAGACAGCAATGATGAAATTCAAAGAAACGTATGGTGTAATTCCGAATGTGTCAGACAAGGATTTCTTTACGAACAGTATGCATGTTCCTGTATGGAAAAATATTTCAATCTTCGACAAGATTGATGTTGAAGCACAACTAACTGGTTACAGTAGTGCAGGGTGTATCACATATGTAGAACTTGACACTACAACAAAGAATAATCTTGAAGCATTAGAGACCATTGTTAACTATGCTATGGATAAAGACATTCCGTATTTTGCTATCAACATTCCGAATGACTTCTGTGTAGATTGTGGATATACAGATGAATTTGAAGATGAGTGTCCTGAATGTGGAAGCAAGAACATTATGCAGTTAAGACGAGTGACCGGTTATTTGACAGGAAATTATACTACTGCATTTAATTCTGGTAAGATTCAGGAAGTAAGAATGAGAGTAAAACATGGCTATGAAAAATCGGATTGTTAATATAACATTAAAATCTATCGGGGCAGGAATGTGTATAGCTTTAGGGCTATACGCATTTCTACACTTAGATGCTATACTTGGAAGTTTTGTGTTCTCAGTTGGACTGCTTAGTGTGTTTACACTTAACTTCAACTTATACACAGGACTTGTTCCTTACGCGTCTATTAAATCTATACCGATGCTCGTTCATGTTGTAGCAGGAAATGCTATTGGATGTCTTATAATGTTGTTGTTACCACATTTGAACTCTGCTGATGTTATTGCTGCCAGTAAACTATCTGAACCGTTGTTAGTAGTTTTTGTTGAAGCAATTATGTGCAATATTCTTATCTATATTGCAGTGGAAGCAAACAAACAGCATAATACTATAACAGTAATACTATCAGTAGCAACATTTATAATATGTGGGTTTGAACACAGTGTAGCAAACATAGCACTATTCACTGCTGCGAGAATGTTTTCTATTGATATGTGTGTGCACTTGTTGATTACTATTGCTGGAAATGCCTTCGGCGGAATCCTTATTAGAAAGGTACATTGTGGATTAGATGAGAATAGCAAAGATAGAAAAAGACTCGTTGAATAATGGCCCAGGCGTTAGACTTGTAGTGTGGTGTCAAGGGTGTTCCATCAGATGTGAAGGTTGCCATAATCCTGAGACTTGGGATATGTTTGGTGGCAGAGAGATGACATATGGTGACATTGAGGAAATTATACAATACTTAAATAATGATTATGTGTCAGGTATAACATTTTCAGGTGGACATCCTCTTGAGCACTACAACATAGACTATGTAGAGTGCCTTGCACAATTAGTAAAAAGGAGATGCCCAGGTAAGACAATATGGTTATACACAGGGTTAGAGCTTGATTACAAGAAGATAATCAATGACAGCAAGTTGCTAAGTTGTTTAAGTTTTTGTGATGTTGTCGTAGATGGGCCTTATGTTCAATCTCTACGAGATACTAGATTGGCTTTTAGAGGCAGTTCAAATCAAAGATTGATTGATATATCGGAAACATTAAAACAGAAAAAGATAATACTATGGAAAGAATAACATAAATTGTTATTCTTTCTTTTTATTATAGTTGACTTTTGATTATATATACTATATAATACATATAAAAGAAATAGCTCAAATGTGTTATTAATTAAATAAAATAACTTTATTTAATTAGTTGACTTTTAATTCGAATATTATTATAATATATGTGTAGATTATGTAGACAAGGATAATAAGAAAATGAGAGAATTTACAGTATATGCATTTCATACAAAAACTAAGGATTTTCGTGTTGTGTATGAGTATGTTGAGACAGCTGATGATGCAATGTTGTTGAGTCAGTTGGCTATGGAAAGAAAGGGCCCTGAAGAAATAATTCTTGTTACACCTGGTAGCAATAAGGGTATAACTAAGTATCCTGAGCTATATAAGAAAGCATTAGAACTTGAGAAGAAAGTTATTGAGTATATGGAGGAGGATTAACTATGTATGAGGAAATGAGACTTAGACCTGATGGTGAAATAGTTCGTGTGTACAGTATTACTGGAGATTTGGCGACTATATGGTGTGAGTCACTGTTTGTTAGGGCGAATCAGGGTTGGAAGCAAGTTAAAGTGACTAAGCTTGTTCCAAAGGAGTATGACTTACATAACACCGATTTTATAAGTAAGACTCAAGAAGCAAAAGCTAAGAAACGCATGCGCCTTGAGGACGCCACTTGGAAAACAAGTGACGGTCTTTTGTGGCGACACGTTGATATTAAAGAAGCAATCCAGCATGAACTTAAACTAATGAATGAAAAGGAGGGGAATGCAAATGAGACGGTATAAAAATCATAAATCCACAGGCTATGGAGTTTATGTTCTACTTTTTGTAGTAATTGTAATTGTATTTTGTTTAGCTAATCTAAGTTCCCTTGTAACCAATGAGTACAACAATCTTGTTGTAACAGATAAATCGTACTCCGGAAGTGAAGACGGGTTTATTGTATGGATGGAAGATTTAGATGGTACTCAATATGAATTTTCAAACAACGATGTGTGGTTGCGAGGCAAGTTTGATTCAACTACAGTACAAGGAAATCTGAAAGTTGGCTCTACATATAGAATTAAAACATGTGGCTGGAGAATTCCTTTATTCAGCTGTTATGAAAATATCATTGAATATGAATTGATTGAAAGTGAGGATTGATACATATTGATTATTGATGGTAAGAGAGCACTAGCTTATGTTGCTACTCTAGATGAGATTAAACCCATTGAGGGTTATGACAGAGTACAACACGGAAGAACTTCTGGTTGGTGGTGTATCATCAACAAAGCGGATGAGATGAACGTTGGGGATAAAATTGTTTACTTTGAAGTAGACAGTAAAGTTCCTGCAACAGAGCAGTTTGCATTCTTGGGGAAGCGTAATTACAAGATTAAGACTCTCAAGATGTGTAAAGTACTTAGTCAAGGTCTTATTATGCCCTTGTCTGCATTTCCACAGTTTAATTATGAAAAGACCTCGGTCGGAACCGATTTGACTGAAGCTCTTGGAGTGAAGTATGCGGAGGCGGAAGATGAGTCCCGTAAGAACGGTAACCCTAATGCTAAGTATGAGTCGATGAAGGCACGCCATAAAAACCTATTTAAGAAGCCTTGGGCAAAGTGGATGATGAAACGAGCTTGGGGTCGTAAAGTAATGTTCTTCTTCTTTGGTAAGAAGAAAGATAACCCTCGTGGGTTCCCATCATTCGTTTCTAGGACAGATGAAGAGCGAGTTGAGAATCAACCTTGGCGTATCGGTGATGGCAAAGAGTATCTTTGTACTGAAAAACTTGATGGGACTTCTTGTACTTATGCACTTGAGAGAAAAGGCAGAAATAAGTTTGAGTTCTATGTGTGCTCTCGTAATGTAAGACAAAAAGATGAAACTCAAGAATGTTATCACGACCACAACATATATTGGGACTTGGCATTCAAGTATAACATTGAGGAACATCTTAAAGAGTATCTAGATATATTCCCCGACAGAAAATGGGTATGTATTCAAGGAGAAGGCGTTGGAACGGTACAAGGTAATCCTCTAAAGTTAAAAGAAGATGACTTGTATGTGTTCAACCTCAAAGACTCTTTAAGAGGTAGATACAGTTCTCAAACTGGCAAAAAGTTCATTGAGGATTGGGGTATGAAATGGGTACCGATTATTGGCATTGTAAAGATGCCTGATACAATGGAAGAACTTAAGGCACAAGCAACTGGACCTTCTCTGGTAAATCCTGATGTCCTTCGTGAGGGATATGTATATAGAACTCTGGATGGTCAAGAGAGTTTCAAGAATGTTTCAAATGAATATTTACTTAAACATAATGGTTAAAGGAGAAAGATAAAATGGCACTTGGATGGATTTTTGGTTTACTGTTTTTTGCTGCTATGGTTGTAGCATCTGTGTTCTGTGGTATTGGGTACTACAAAGCATATGATGCGTATGATGACAATGAAGCAAAGCCACATAAGCGTAAAGGTAATCTATGCCTGCTTACAACTATTGTAATGCTGATTCTGTTCATTTGTGTACCGTTTAGCTTCCATACTGTTGACACAGGTGAGGTCGCAGTTGTGAAGTTTATGGGTAAAGTAAATGATGTTAAGACTCCAGGTACTTACTGGGATTTCTGGATGTTTAATAGTTATCAAACTTATGACGGCAAAGTGCAGAACATTGATATCAACACAGCAGCATATTCTAGTGACGCACAGACAATGACAATTTCAATGACTTTGCAGTATCAAGTTATGACAGATAAAGTGACTAATATTGCATCCCAGTATGGTTCACTTGACGCGCTGACAACTCGAATCAATTCTATTGCAACTGAGAAGACTAAATCAGTACTTTCCGGACATAAGGCGATGGATATTATTGCTAATCGTCAGGATATGTCCCCCGCAGTTGAAGAAGCTATTCGTGATGCAATCGGTGAAGAGTATTTTGTTAATGTGGTAGCTGTAGTACTGACTGATATTGAATTTAGTGAACAGTTTGAGACCGCCGTTGAAGAGAAAATGATTGCGGAACAGGCAAAGCTGAAAGCTGACTATGAGAACGAGACTAAGATTGCAAAGGCAGAGGCCGACGCTAAAGCAAAGATTATGGCAGCCGAAGCTGAAGCAAAAGCTAATGAGCTTCTTGAGAAGACATTGACCGATAAAATTCTTCAAGAAATGTACATCGACAAGTGGGATGGTAAGTTGCCTGATGTTATGACTGGCGACAACACAGGAGTAATGATTCCTTATTCTGCTGACGAAGAGTAAGTATAGATATTATATTGACAATAAAGAATTAAAACATAAATAAAGGAGATTATAAAAATGATTAAAGAATTCCCGATTGAAAAATATAAATTTGTCGTTGCCGGCAATAAAATTGTCGCTATTTCCACCTATGCTGGAAAGATTGTTAGAGGTGTTGCGAAGTGTGACCCCAATGATGTCTTTAACCTTGAAGAAGGTAAGAAGTTGGCAGCCGCACGATGTGATGAAAAAGTAAATTCTCGACGGCTCCGTCGTGCTCAAAACAATGTTAAGTGGTATAAAGAGCTTATTGAGTATTATAACTCTCAACTGCGAAAGGAACAAGAGTTTGAGCGAGAGGCAAAAGAGGCATACAATAAGTCTTGGAATAAACTGGTGAAGATTCAAGGTGAAATGTAATAATGAAATTTGAAAAAATAGGATATCTTCAATTTAAGGCAGATAAGCTTGATGCTCTTATTGATTATGAGAGCATCAAACTCCCGAAAAGAGCGACAAAATACTCTGCTGGTTATGATATTTATAGCATTAGTGATTTTACGCTACATCCGGGGGAAACAATTAAGTTGCCTACTGGACTTAAGATGGAAATTGATGAAGACAAATTTCTGTTAATTGCTCCTCGTAGTGGTCAAGGATTTAGTTACAAGGTACAACTATACAATACTGTTGGTGTAATTGATTCAGATTATTATAATAATAAGAACAATGATGGTCACATTTGGGTAAAGTTGTACAATGATTCTCCTGAGGGTAAAGTGCTTGAAGTACATAAAGGGGATGCCATTTGCCAAGGAATTATTCTTCCCTATTATAAAGTAGAGGGTGACATTTCACATGAGGAGCGAGAAGGTGGATTTGGGTCTACTTCGAGTATGATTTGAGAATAATCAAGGGGTTAATGTGTAATGACTTATGAAATTCCAATGACTGTAAAAGAGTGGTTTGATGCATATTTTTGTTCTAACTTTGAAGATTTTAAAGTATTCACGGGTGGAATTATTTATATGATTGAAAAGTCAGGACAAATGACTTTGATATTTATTGAAGCACTAGAGGACCTTACAAAATACTATAATAAAAATGTTGTACAAGTTGATGGGTGTAATAGATTAATTTTCAAGGAATAAATATATCAATGACATATAGAGAGTTATTAAATAAGTTAAGTGATGAAGAGTTTGGGCAAGCAATAATTGATGATGTAGTGCTACACATGTCTTGTAATTGTTCCATAGTTGATGGGAAGCCGGTTTGTCCATATGAGATAGGGGATTGCTTAAAATGCGTTGTAAGACTATTGTCCTCTGATGTAGATGATATAGAGGCCATAAATAGTCTATAATTAAAAAAAATTATTTTACTTTTATTAAAAAATAGTTGACTTTTAGAGTTTTTTGTAGTATAATATGAGTACAAACTAAACAAAGGGGACTACATATTATGATGAGCAAGAAGTCTAAAAGAAATGTTCGACTTGGCTTGATTGTGATAAAAAATGTTCTTAAGTTTTTATACACAATTTCTGCCATAGCGTTGTTGTTATGGATTGGATTTTCTATCATAGAAGTGTGGATTCAAAACTGGAATATGTCAAGTGAATCTCCCAATGTATATTCCTCTTTTAATGTGTTTGAAGTCCTGTTCAAAGTGTAAGTACATAACTATTAGTAAGATTTATCCGTAGTGAGTATAAAGCCATATCGAGTATGCTACAATGTACAAACTCAAGGAAACGGGAAAGACGATTAGTTTAAAGTAAGAACGCTGGGTAACAATCGCAGAGATTTCGGTGAGCCTAAGTCCGATATCGTCTGAACCAATAACCATCTGTACAATGGTTGAATTGAGAGTAGCAGAGTTTAGTGTTCATGGTGTAGAGGTAGCACGCTGGCCATAGAGGGTCGGAGGGTTGGGTTCGAATCCTGATGACACGACCGAAAAGAAAAACTCTTAAAAGTACAGAGATATGAAAAAGCAAGGTAACAGTATAGAACTTGGTCGGTATAATTAATGAGTGAAAATAATCTATGAAAGTGATTATTAGAAAAAGACCGTTGGAAGTGGTTGCAAACACGAACCCAACCCTTGCTCCTAATGGTGAAAGTCCATTAGCGGACACAATTTAAAAATAAATTGTATAAAAATAAATAAATTAGTTGATTTTTATACAAATATGTACTATAATATGTTTGTAAATTGGTTAGGGCCAAGCAGAAAGTAGACCCAAAGAGCTAATAGCTGTCGCCCCCAATTTCATATATGCCATTCTAGTAACGGCAATTACTAGTGAGGATGTTGCCGAATCCAAAAGGTTATGCACTCACCACAAGTTAATAGTGCACAGACAGCTCGCCTGTTGAGGAGTGAAGAACAAGTTGAAGCCCGCATGAAACTTGTCACCAGAATCTGATGGTAAAGAGGAAGGTTAATCGCGGCGGGATATATTGTAGCGGTGCAAATCCGATATATTCTGGATGGATGCGCTGTGGAATAGACGAGTAGTTGGTTTTCCTAACGGTGAATACAAGCTTGTTTCCACCCAGAATGAATCCGCCAAGGCGGCGGGAAATTAAGGACAGCAGGAAAGCTCTCGCATTAGTATAGGTGACAATGGAATAACTTGTTCTAATGTAGAAGCCGTAAGTACTCAGTAATGAGATACGCGGGACTTTGTTGAGAGACAGAGCTTTGGGTAGCCAGTGGGAAAAGCTATCATTTATATATTATTTTATTAAAATAGTTGACTTTTTGTAGAGTTTGATGTATACTATATACACAGTTAATATTCCTTTAACAACAGTGGGAAACGAGAACAAGCGGACTCGTGGATGTAGGATGGGTAGGTTTTCTACATCAATAATTGTATATAATATTACTAGTGAAGATACAACAAATAGTTAGTGTGCTACTCATATCTATATGCGGGATTGGTGGAATAGGCAGACACAAGGGACTTAAAATCCCTCGGTGGTGACATCGTATCGGTTCAAGTCCGATATCCCGCACCAATGTCGAAGTTTGCTAGAGTTCGTCGCGACTTTAACCCTAAACTAGCTCTTCCTTTCGTAAATGCAAGAGTAGTTCAACGGGTAGAATATAGTAGCCTTACAAGCACTATCTATTGGTTCGAATCCAATCTCTTGCACCATACATACTGTTTATTATAATATGGCCCGGTGGTCAAGCGGTTAAGACACCGCCCTTTCACGGCGGTAACACGAGTTCGATTCTCGTCCGGGTCACCATAACAATGTAGATGCTAATATAGGCGGCGCGAAAAGGGTATAATGAAAAGTTATGCTAGTGGACATGTCGTTACCACCGAGAAGCGGGAACTGCTCCTATGGCTGTAGGTTCCTTACATTGTTTAGGCACAATAAGGTGTAATGAGCCTGTTGAAGTTGAAATGATATATACTTCTTCGGTACTGATACTTATCATGTGTTGTGTTTGAGGTTATTCCTACTACCTGTACCATAAACAGGGGAAGAGTTAGAGTGTAGGAACAGAATATGTAGCGTATATACATAAGGTCGCTAATAGATGATAAGATTGTACTAACAACAATCTAATGCGCGATGAGTATCAGATATTAGTGGGCTGTATAAACTATAATAACTGAATAGTATGATACGAGGCGGCTGGCCCAGTAGGGTACATTGAACTAAATCGTAGTGTTAGTTCCTGTTGATAGGATGCGGTGAGGCGATGGCAGACCAACTTAAACTTTTGAAGTGTCTTGGCCATTAGTAGTTGATTACGACTAAAGTTATTGTAGTAGATATGCGGGATTGGTGTAATGGTAGCACAACAGCCTTCCAAGCTGTTGGTGCCAGTTCAAATCTGGTATCTCGCTCCAAGTAATTAAAAAATATTTTTTATAATAGTTGACTTTTTGTAAAAAATATTGTATAATATATAGTGTTCTAAATAATAGATAAGGGCCTTTAGCTCAGTTGGTTAGAGCCCCCGGCTCATAACCGGTCGGTCGTAGGTTCGAGTCCTACAAGGCCCACCAACAACATTGAGGTGTAGTCCAACGGTTAGGACAATGGACTTTGACTCCATTGATGTAAGTTCGATTCTTGCCACCTCAGCCAACCCACAGTATAGTTGTGTTTAGAATTATTAATTAGAAGCATATCTGATGGGAAGGATATGCGGAAGGGTACAAAGAAGACTATACCGGATTTGTAAATTAAGTGTCGTTGCTTACCCCTCAACGAATGTACATGCACCACTAACTCAATGGTTAGAGTACCTGGCTTATATCCAGTTAGTTCGGGGTTCGAATCCCTGGTGGTGTACCAATACGGAAGCTGAAGATTATGGGTTCAGTAGTGTAGGAGTTTCGGAAGGTTGACTTCTACAGCGTACATATGCGGGATTAGCTCAGCTGGTTAGAGCACCTGCCTTACAAGCAGGGGGTCATTGGTTCGAGTCCAATATCCCGCACCAGTTAAATTAGAATAACTGTAATTGAGGGATGGAAAAGTCTAATAGGGTTGAGGTCTTACAGTGTTGTAAGTGAGTCAGCTTGGAGACTCAAGAGGATGTGGAGAGGTCAGCGTCTAAGTGACACAAGATTAGCTTATGAACGCGTGGTAAATCTTATTGGATGGGGCACTAGATAGGATGTGCTAAGGAGTAGGAGTAATACCTATGCCTACTGTGTAAATTATAGTTATCTAGTTTAATTTTTAAAGACAATATATTCATATGCCGATGTGGTGGAATGGCAGACACGCCTGTCTTAGGAGCAGGTACGAAAGTGTGAAGGTTCGAGTCCTTTCATCGGCACCAATCGGGAATCCCGGGTACTTATTAGTTCATACCGGTAAGTAAGCAATGTCCCGACCCCAAGAGGTCAAGCCCCTCTGTACAAGGCTATGCGGCACTGTCCGAAACCAAGCAGCGTTTGTAAGTATACTCGTTAAAACTTTCCGCGATTCAGTTTGTTTGTAGTTGTTACCGCGTTCCAGTGTAAGAGGAATAGATAAAGACTTCAACTGCTCGGATTTGTTTACTCCGATGAAGCATCATAAGGAATCCAATGATGGTAAACAAAATAAGGTGCCACGAAGCTTTATCAATTTTGATAAGGATTGTTACCCAAAGTACAAGGGAGTGCAGAAGCAGTGGTAAATGGAGCGGAATGAACAGCCTTATTTTTGAATAATGTGCCGCATTCACCTCAACAATTCGTCGAAAGATGTTGGTGTTACGAAACGGCTAAGTGGAATTTGAGAGACAGCATTATTCTGTGGTATCAAGATATCTTGACTAAGTGAGTAACATTCAGTTACGATGCCACAATAGACTTGCCATAGGTCGAGATACCTTCGAGGCTTGGAGCAACGAAGTAAAATAAAGTCCCCAAGATGTTACTAGGTCAGAACAACTAGTCGCCGCAAGGTAGAGCACAAGTGTTAGAGGTCGATAGGGTATATGGCACGAGCCCGATTAGGTAATGACAAGGCGTGTAAATGTGCAGAATCGCGAAAAACCTCCGCTTATATCTAGGTGTTGGGGAGTTTGGTCACCCCGCCAGTTTTGGGAACTGGAGAACTCGTGAGTTCGAATCTCACCACCTAGACCAGCCGGAAGAGATGGTCCTTCATCACCCTCACTTCACAAGGTAGCTCTTGTATAAAGAAGAATGATGAACACATTTTTGGTTTGATGTAAGACTTTCTATGAGGTTAAGAAAGAAAGGAAACTCATGTTGCAACAGGGTTGGTAAACCTCTCTAACGGGAGAAAGCTTCCAATATATGTGCAGATTGATATCGGATTATATCGGGGAGGAGTCATTACCTCTTGGGGACGCCCTTGGCAGGTTCAAGTCCTGCACTGTACACTATATGCAGATGTAATTCAGTTGGTTAGAATGCTCGTCTGATACGCGAGTCGTCAATGGTTCAAATCCATTCATCTGCACCATTTAGATGTAATTTCGTTGAAAGTACTATATATTATTTTTAACGAAATGAGTATGCGGGTATAGTTTAATGGTAAAACCCCTGCCTTCCAAGCAGATGATGACAGTTCGATTCTGTTTACTCGCTCCAATAAGTGAATAGCGACTTAGTTAACTGTTGCAACAGTTACAAACTGCTTGTGGGATGCGAAACCCCTGAAGTATAACTCACTACAATACATGGAGGAAAAAGCCATCAATGGACTTCTGCAAGATGTAAAATACAGGAGGTAAAGGTTGTTATTAGTGAGATGACAATCATATATGGATGAGTTGCATAGTGGCAATTGCAGCGGACTGTAAATCCGCCGTCTCACGACTACGCTGGTTCGAGTCCAGCCTCATCCACCAGAGGGAAGTTGACTTTGAGTATTTCAAACACACCTACTAATAGTGGTAGTAAATACTATACATGGGTTGATTTGCACGGGGCAAATAAGTAGTATAATAAGTACAGAAGTAAAAACTGCGGAAGAAACCGCCAAGCGGGTCCGAACCGGTGTAGGATGGACGAGTCTCTCTGGAAAGTTATATGAAAAAAGAGCGGTTCGAGTCCGTTATAACCCACCACTGGTAGAAATGTTAGCAAAAGAAGTCACTACCTCAAACGATTGTATCAACTTAATAAGTGTAGATTATTCGGTATCAAATTGACGGATGTGCGGTTAGCCGACCTTAAGGTGTTATATACGGATAAGTAAACTGAAATGGGTACAGTAGGGTAATTGCCTGTACGGTTCGATTCCGTCTTGGTCTTGGCAGATATGCTGGTTCGAGTCCAGTCTTATCCATCAAATAAGCCCTGTCCGTGGTAAAAGTCGGTAAAGAGGTGTAATCCCACCAGGCAATTAAATAAGTGAGTTAAAAGATTATTTGGGGGAGTAGCCTAACGGCTAGGCACACGACTTTTAATCGTGACCACGTAGGGTTCGACTCCCACCTCCCCCACCAGGCGCTGATAGGTAGCAAATAATAGCAGCGACAGTGGGCACTACAAAGTGTGTTAACAAACTAATATGTGTGGTAACCGAGTACCTTAAGCGGTGTTAAATATGGAGACATGGGTTAGAGGATTAAATCACCTCTCTCCATATATGGCTATGTAACTCAATCGGTAGAGTTTTTCGGTACCACTTAACAAAGAGTTGTTAGTTGCAAGTTCGAGTCTTGCCATAGCCAAATATTTTTTATTTAATAGTTGATTTTCAAATTATTTTATTGTATAATGAATATGTCAAGTGAGTTTGAACACATCACTATGCTACCAATATTAATATATGCGCCCTTAGCTCAGCAGGAACAGAGCATCTGCCTTCTAAGCAGAGGGTCGGGGGTTCGAGTCCCTCAGGGCGTGCCATTTGCAGGTAGCTCCTGCTGATTTGAGAGGACAGTATTGCCCTCAATAAGAATGACAATGACATACTACAATATGTTTTAGTGACATAATCAGCTGTAACGATGTGCTACTGTCGTGTACGAGTATTAGAACAAACGGCACAATGACGGTATGATAGGATAGGCTCCTTGATGGGATGTATTGTATTGTGTAAGTATACTTGATATGGAGGAGTACCCAAGTAGGTGAAGGGGCGAGTTTGCTAAACTTGTAGGTCGGAGTAATTCGGCGCGGGAGTTCGAGCCTCCCCTCCTCCGCCAGCTGTCGTACATGGACGTCGCGACATTAAATGCAGATAAGCACACAAGAAGGTTGATGTCCCGTTTCAATTGATTTGGGAGTTAAAATCAAAGGTTCTTAGCTATTCCAGAAACTAAGCGTAAGTGAGAATGAAAGTGCACGCATTGTGTAACATGTAGTACGAGAAGCTACCTTATACGGAGGAGTAGCGAAGTGGTCATAACGCGGCGGTCTTGAAAACCGTTTGTCCGAAAGGACACGTGGGTTCGAATCCCACCTCCTCCGCCACAAGTAAACACAGATAGAGGTGATTTCTATGTATAGAGGATGTATCCCATCTAAGGTTGATATCAGAGATTATAAAATTACATATTCTGCTTCTGATGTTCTACCTGCTAAGTTCAGATTAACAAAACTTCCCAAAGTAAAAGACCAGAAGTGTGTTAATTCTTGTGTAGCTCACGCTACAAGTACTATTTTAGAATACTTTGATTATCAAGATGGAAAAGGTCATGAACTATCCACAAACTTTCTTTATGGTGGACAAAAAAAGTTGTGTGGTTACGAGGGACAAGGAATGTATCTTAGGGATGCGTGTGAAATTGCGAAAGATTATGGTGACCCGATAGAATCCTTGTGTAAGGGAAATGATGAGGTTCCTGATTCTTGGGCAGTAGCAGAAGAAGCACTTGATAATCAAGAGGCGTTGGACAACGCTAAATTTTTCAAAATAAAATCTTATTATAGATGTGATAACATAGGTGCCATCAAGAAAGCCGTTCATAAATATGGTCCTGTTCTTGTTTGTATAAAATGGTATAATGATTTTTCAGTTGATAGTACAGGAGTAATTCACAGTACACAAACAGGAGACTACGGATATCATGCCGTGATTATTTATGGATGGAATGACAAAGGATTTTACATTCAAAACTCTTGGGGTAGAAACTGGGGAAAGAATGGCAGAGCAATTCTTCCATATGAAATTCCAGTTGAAGAGGGAAGAGTATTGATTGATGATTCTATTGACATTGATAAAAAAGATGTTGTTGTTCCAAAAAGAAACTCTTTGTTAGACATCTTTTGCAAAATTGCCAACTGGATTATTAATTTATTTAAAAAATAATTTTTATAATAGTTGATTTTTTAGTTTTTTTATTGTATAATAATATATGGTGCTTAAAGGTAAGATAAGACATATGTGCTTATGAAGCGTTTTGACCATAACTCGAAACGAATCACATGCTGGATTAGCTCAGTTGGTAGAGCAACGCACTTGTAATGCGTAGGTCGTCAGTTCGAGTCTGACATCCAGCTCCATATGGGCCCGTAACTCAGCTGGGAGAGTGCCACCCTTGCAAGGTGGAAGTCGTGAGTTCGAATCTCATCGGGTCCACCATGTTGTACCTTGAAAGATGAATACATACTAACTCAGTGCTAAACAACGAATACGCTTTCGTTGCTGAGAAAGGTTGAATGTGCTGGGAACACACGAAGACGGATACGTTGGATAGTTCGCCGGACTCTAATTCGTGAGGGTTAGAGGTAAGAGGTTGATAGCCCAAACACAAGACCTTGTACTAGAGTTATTCCCAAATAAGGGCAGAATGTGTATCGTGGGAACAATAGAAAGATTGAGTGAACAGCTCTTTCCGAATCCAAGTTAGGGTTTAGCCGGTGACTGTATCAAACCTTGGAAATACCAACAATCCCATTGGTCGTGAAGCATAGAAATATGTGTATAAGATATGCATGTCATCTCCAAGTAGCCGAAGACCTTGACAAACTGATAAATTATCTACTTGAGATAGTAAATAATTTTCTGAACAGACGGTGAAAGGTACAGGTAACCAGACCTGTGGTAGCTCGTGTGGAAAGCGGCGGATATCTAATCCGTGCGGCTAACTCCTCGTGGCAAGAAGTTAGAGGTCGCTCCTCGAAGCTCAGACTTGTCATCTACATAGCTTAATATATTTGAGAATAATTGTAGCAACCCGAAGGGGTAGTAGATGTATTTGTCTTTCAGGGTACAATTTACAATACATAGACCTGTTGGTTATGCTTACTATAAGAGTAGTTCAGCTCATTACTTGATGAAATTATAAGTAAGAAACACAGTAGATGCTAGCTCTATTTTCTTCGGAAGCAGGTCATTGGCCAGGGGATGCGTCCTTTGGCTTATATCGCAGTGGTGGAGCAATGGTAGCTCATCGGGCTCATAATCCGAAGACGAGGTTCGAATCCTACGACTGCACCCAGCTTTTTAGGTTTATACACATTGTTTACAGTTAAGCATATCAAACTACAAACAAGTGGGTGTATTTACTAGTTTTCTACCATAAGATGTAAACTAGTCGGTGGTTATGAAGTACCTGTGGAATACCGTCATAGAAAAACTTCATTATATATCCGAATGGTGTAAGGTAGCATATCACAGAGTGCTCTAAAAGAGACGAGATTGTGAGGATGAGGTTCGAGTCCTCTTTCGGGTACCAAACTTCTTTGGTATAGTATAATGCGTCTTATCTATGCAATCCAAGGCTATGATAAGCGACCTATAACAGAAGACAAATTGATGCATCAATCGTTTCACCAAGGTGTGAGCGTGTCAACATTCCAAGAGTAAGAACTTTGGTTGAGGAATGAGAAGTTTATTTATATAAAGAATGAACAGTTAGCAACGCTTGAGGTAACCTTATAAAAACTCAGCCCTGCTACCATATGGCTCCATAGTACAGTTGGTCAGTACGCTAGCCTGTCACGCTAGAGGTCGCGGGTTCGAACCCCGCTGGAGTCGCCAATCTTCCATAACTAATTTCTATAATTTTCTATTTAATAGTTGAAATAATTTACAATATGTAGTATAATAAATACGAAGTAAAAACAAGGAGAGTACTTATGGAAACTACAAATCATTGGAATAGTAGAAATGATAGACTCGCGTTCATTCAGAAAGAAATTGGAATTGGTAAGCCTGTTAAAACATTTAAGTGGGACAAGGGGCATCCTAATGGTCCAGAGCTACATACTATAACTGATACTGGAATTATTATCATTAGAAATGCTCTAACCAATAAACTTGTAACTACTTTAATTGCAAGGCCCGGACAAATAAAAAGATACTATGACAAACTAAAGACTGAAGTTCCGGAATTCATAATGAAACTTGCTTATGAACACGAGCAAAAAGGTTATAATTACATATAAAATTATTATTAAAATAGTTGACAAACAACTCTATTAAGAGTATAATAAATAGCATAGTAAACAAACTGCTATGCTATTAGATATTCCCCTGTAGCTCAGCTGGTGGTAGCATCTGACTGTTAATCAGAGGGTCGCTGGTTCAAGTCCGGCCGGGGGAGCCAGGGTGTGTAAGAAAGCAAATGTGCCCACACACGTTGTCAATAAAAAGGGAAATGTGCAGTTTCGGCTACTTCAACCGACCAATTAAATATCATCACTGTCGCCCAGTTTCTCTGACAAAATCACAATAAGTAGTGTTAATTCGTTGTACATTTCTCTTTCCTCCTTCGATTTTATTGAACTCAAAAAATAACAACACTCCTTTCGTTTTTATGTTTACAACACTACTGGCGACAGTTTATTTTTATATTAAAGAGGGTTATATGCAAAAAATAGTTGTTTCAGATATGGACGATGTGCTTGTTGATTTAATACCTGCTTGGGTTGATTTGTTGAATAAACAACATAATAGAAATGTAAATTATAAAGATATTACTGAATGGGATATGCATATTTCATACCCAGGACTAACTGACAAAGAATTGTTCGGTGTGCTTAACACAGAAGAACTTTGGAAGAGTGTTCAACCAAAAGTAAATGCTGTTGAAGGCGTAAAAAGATTTATAGATGATGGTTATAAATTTTATGTCTGTACAGCTTCTCACTACAAGACGATAGCTAATAAAATGACACATGCACTTTTCCCTTATTTTAATCTAAATTACCAAGACATAATTGTATGTCACGACAAACATCTAATACACTGTGACTATATAGTAGACGATAACCCCGAAAATCTAAAACATAGTTCGGCAATTAGGTTTTTAATGGATACTCCACATAATCAAAAAGCAGATATGCATCATTACGATTTTAGAGTATCTTCTCTATTGGATATGTATAATATTATAAAGGAGTTGGAAAGACTAGAAAATGAATAAAATCAAAGTAATGTTAGACACTGGAACAGATTGTGCTAACTTCGTGCAAATTGCTAACACTATCAATGAACCAGTATTTCTTGAAGATGGCTCTAGTTATAGGGTAAATGCGAAATCTCTTATGGGAGTTATGTATGGCAAGCACGAATTTACAGAACTTTATGTAATAAGTGATAACGAAAATATTGCTACAAAATTTTTAAGATTCATTGTTTGAAATAAGTGCCTATAACAATTGGCACTTATTTTTTTATTTAATAGTTGATTTATTTTAATAATTATAATATAATATACTTACAGTAAGGAAGGGGAGAGACAAATATGAAGCGGTATTTGATTAAGGAAATTTCTACTGGGACAGAAAACAATCCTAGTTTTGCTGGAGTCAAGAATACATATTACTTGGGTAAAGGTCATTCCACCAATGTTGGACGCATGGTTATTGAGAATGATGTGAGTTCCGACAGATTGGATTTTGCTATTCAATATCTTGCACGAGAGTACGGATACGAATCTGAACGAGCATGTAAGATTGGTATTGCAGCCGAGAAGAAACGTTCTGATGAAGAGACAGCACAGTGGCGTCATCACACCTTTGAATTGGAAGTTTTTGAAGTGGAGGTGTTCAACAATGACTCGAAAAGAATTATTAAATAAACTTGAAGAGGTTTTCAGCAATGGCCTCTATGCAGGTATGATAGTATTCAGAAGTCCTGTTGATATGAAGCTTTATGAGAGACACATCTATGCGGATTACAACGCGGAAGTAGTTTTGTGGTTAGACTCAGTTTGTAAGTTCTATGAAGAGTACAATATGGAGTATATAGCATACCTTAACAATGGGATTTACAAAGAGAATAAATTTCAGATTACTGAGGAGGATTGTACTGATGAATAAAACGGAATTTATGCGTAAACTTGAGAGTATTGATGCCAAGTTTGCTAATGTGTCAATCACAGAAAATGAGTATAAAATTATTGAGTATGTGTATAATTGGCATCCGTCTATCGATGCCGTAAGAGGAAAAGAACAGATTGCCTATTTATACTGTGAATTTGGTATGTCTCTTATAAACGATATGGTGAACACTGCGACGGCGGCTATGGAAGCTGAACAAGAAATGATGAAAGCTAAAGAAGCCTATGAGATTGCAGTAATGAACTACAATAAATTAAAACAAGGTACTCATTAAAAATAATTATTGAAAGGTTTGGTATTTATTATGTGTTGCTTGATTGCTTTTATGTTGTCATTCTTTTCTGTTCTACTCAATATATCAGAAATTACAGGATGGTTCAAGGGCGTATTCATTATTATTATGATTCTGTTAGTATGGGTAGGATACATAGTCGAGGAAAGACAATATGATAAAATTAAAAATTTAGAAGAGGAGCTTTCCTCTATGAAGGACAAAATTTCTAGTTTGGAAGAACATAATAAGAAATAAAATAATTTTTATTTAATAGTTGATTTATTATGTTAAATGCGGTATAATATATTTACACTAAAGAAAAGGAGAAATGTAAAATGAGTCACGAAGTAGAAACTATGTTCAGTGTTAGAGAGGTGCCGTGGCACGGTCTGGGTACCATTGTTCAGGATGCCCCTACTTCCAAGGAGGCAATTAAACTCGCTGGTTTGGATTGGAAAGTTGATAGTCAACCGATTTTCACAGAACACCAAATCGAAATTCCTAACTACAGGGCAAATGTTAGAGATAGTGATAACAAAGTTCTCGGCATTGTTACTAATCGTTATCAAATTGTACAAAATAGTGATGCCTTTGATTTCACAGACTCCTTGATTGGAGAAGGTTGTAAATATGAAACTGCCGGGTCTTTGTTTGGGGGTAAGAAAATTTTCTTGCTTGCCAAACTGCCGGAAAGAAAAATCTTGGACGATAGCTTTGACCCCTATATCTGCTTTACCAATTCTCACGATGGTATGGGAGCCATTCGTGCTTGTATGACTCCTGTTCGAGTTGTTTGTAATAATACTTTGAACTTGGCACTCTCTACTACTAAGCGTCAATGGTCTACAAAACATGTGGGTGACCTCGATAGCAAATTGAGTGAGGCTCAACACACTCTTCAACTTGCTAATTCCTATATGGATGATTTGGCAGTAGTTGCTGACAAATTGGCAAATACAAAGATTACCGATGAGAAGATTATGGAATTGCTCAATGAGTTGTTCCCCATCGTAGAAACTGACAGTGACCGTAAAAAGAACAATGCCAAAGAAATGCAAACTCGATTTATGACATGTATGTTTGCTCCTGACATCCTTAAATTCAAGGGTACGGCATGGCAAGCAGTTCAAGCGGCCAGTGATTTTGCCACTCACATCGCCCCTAAAAGAATGACCGACACCTATCAAGAGAACAACTTCAACAGAGTTCTTGATGGTCACATCATCATCGACAAAGTATTTGAAGAAATGATGAAGAAAGTAGCATAAAATAGTTGATTTTTAATAAGACTTGTTATATAATATACTTGTTAGTTATATAACAAGTCTTATTTTAGGAGGAACAAGTAATGAAGCCGTTGGAGAAGGACATAATCATCAAAGAGGCAATCAATACTAAACCCGGAACTATCACTCGAATTTGCTATATGAGTGAGCAAAAGGTCAAGGCTTCCTACAAAAAGCAAGGATGGAAAGTTTTTAAGGTAACTGAAACTTCCGCTAGACTTGGGGTTAACTATGGTCACATTGCCTCTGTAATTGCTCGTAAGGCAGAAGAGCAACTTATTGAAACTGCTCAAAGAGTTAATAACTATGAGTGGGTAGTTGAAAATAAGGTGAGATACAACAACAATACTGGCAAATATTATTTGTTTACCGCTAATTTTAATAATGGTCATAATACTAAATCTTTTTATATTGTGACTAATGAAGAAGAAAACTTTGTAACTGTTGTGGATGATTTGAAAAACAGTAACTTTGAGTATTTGATGCTTCCCTCTCAATGGACAACTTCAAATACTCACAATGAAGTAAAAACTATCTCTTTTGAGAACATCTATAGAATTGGCTCGGCAGGTATGTCTATAACAAAAGATTCTATAGCTATGTAAATATAGTTTAGGAGGTATTTATAGTGAAGATTATTTATAATATGAGAAAATATAAATATAAATTAAAATCAATTTTTATGTGTCTTCTTATTTTGGTCGCTGTATGTAATACCATAGGATTTTTTAAGTACAAGTCGTTGTACAAAGACCACTCCGAAAACTTACACTCTACTTTGATTTCTAATGAGGCACTAAAAAATCAATTACAACTATTACAAGATGATATTTCAAAGTTGGAATCCACATTGTATGAGAGGGATAATCAACTTGAAGATAGCGCCAATAAAGTGGAAGAATTAAAAAATAAAAATAAAACTTTGTTGAAAAATTCTGCTAATAATATTTCTTATCCGGATAAAACATATATTCAATCTACATATATTTGGGTGTATCTTACTGACACTTTAGGCCTAAGCAAATATGTGGCAGCAGGAATTCTTGGAAATATTATGGTTGAAGTTGGCGGACAATCTCTGGATATTTCTAGGTACTCATGTGGGTACTCTTCTAACAAAGAGTATTATGGCATTTGTCAGTGGTCAAAACATCGTAAGGATAGATTATTCAAAGATTTTGGATACTCTCTTGAGGCTCAACTTAAGTTTTTGTCCGTGGAGATATTTGAAGAAATTCCAGAAAATACAGGATTCTATGAATTGACTGACGAAAAAGAAGTTGCTCTATACTTTGCCAAAAATTATGAGCGTTGCAATACTAGAAGTTATAAATTGAGGCAACAATGTGCGACAAAAGCATTAGAATACTTTACGAATAATTCTAATTCACTTTTTTGGTGAATATCATTGAATTTGTTAATAGGAAAAGTTTATGTAGAAGGGGTGGAATAATTGTCAGAGTATGTTGGATGGACACTATTCGACAAAGTAATCATAGTTGCTAAAAGAGAGTACAAATGGGATTTTAATCAACATAAAACTGTTGAAGGAGAGTTACAAGGATACATAGTTGACCCAAGTAACAAGAAGATGCTAGAGTCTGCTATCAGTTGGGGAACAGTTACTAGAAGGCTTGATGAAAAAGATGAGCACGGCAGATACATCTATGAAAAGATAGAGCCAGCTCAATATGAATTTGACAATGAAGATTTCTCTCTGGAGCTACTTGATTGTGCTGAAGGCAGCAGTCAAGGTGGCAAGTTAAGTTTTTGGAATTGTTTAGTGACTAAAGGCGAGTATAGATTTAAGGTAGGTATTGCATCTAATCTATTGCTTGAACTCTTGAAGAGCTCTACATTCCGAAATGGTGTGTGTTTACATAAAGTGTTCTTTGCCCGATGTAAGGGTGGAGTAGGGATGCTACACAAGGATATGGAAGCATATAAAGAAGCCATCGCTGATATGGATAAAAAGGAAGCTGTTAAATCAGCTAAGAAAACAAGTAAGTGGGAAGTTGGTTGTAATTATGTCACTCTTACGGAAGATTCAATGTATCTGTGCACAGCTTATAGATGGTTAAAACCTTTGTACAGAAGGACCCTATACCGATTTGACGAGTTTATAGGCTATGAGAAACTGTCTAAACCAGAGCGAGTACACATTACTGCTGACACAAGTTCTGTCTACAAAGATATAAGTTCTTATTTTAATTCAAATCGGTACTTACATGAAAGAGATAAATGTCCTTCTCGCATGAGAGGTAGTTTACAACTGAATGTTGATATTGATAATGAATTTATTGATAAGTATTTCTTTGATAAAGCAATTGAAGAATTACAGAGTCAACTGAGTTACATCAACGATTGTAAGAAAAAGAACTGGAGCTACAACCTCTACTCTCTTCGTGATGTGGGGCTGAGTTCTTCTGCTGAGTCTTATGATACACCCGAAGAGGTTAAAAGATTAATCGCAGAATGCGGATTGGAGTATAAAGAAGATGGACAGAAGAGTTAAGAAATTTTATAGCAAATATCCTTTGTTTAAGAGAGCGTTTGAAGATGGTAAAGATGTTTATGCGGTTGCTGCATCTATTATGTTTAATTGTGAATATGAGGATTGTTTAGAGTACAAAAAAGGTAAACCTTTCCCTGAAGGGAAATATCGAAGAACGGTAGCAAAAAAGATTTTATGTGCTATGTATTTTTCTACTAAGAGAAAATATCATAATGTGGCATTTGATATGATTGAACGCTTTGATTTTAATGGGTATAAACTGGAGGCAAAAAGAGACGTATGAAAGTAACTTTAACTAGAATTACAAATGACCCTATTCTTGCCATTGAGGAGGCTGCAAGTAATTGCTATGATAGTATTCCTGATGGCAGTGGAAAGATTATGAAGCATTGCATCAAGTCAGGACATCAAAGTGTCCTCGAATTTTGTGACTTCACTTTTCACATTGAAGGAATTAGCAGAGCACTGTCACACCAGTTAGTAAGACATCGTATTGCAAGTTATGCACAACGTAGCCAGAGGTATTGTAGTGAAGACGGATTTGCTTATGTAACTCCAAAATCTATTTCTACTAGTGAACGAGCAAACTATATCTACAATGAGCTAATGGAAAAAATTGAGGAATATTATGAGACACTACAATCCCTTGGTATTCCTAATGAGGATGCTCGTATGGTACTTCCTAACGCTTGTGAAACTATCATCGAAGTTAAAATGAATCTTCGTACTCTTATGAACTTCATGAATGAGCGTTTGTGCACTTGTGCTCAATGGGAAATTCGTGAAATGGCATTAGCTATGAAAAAAGCAGTTGTAGAGCAAGTTCCTCAACTGGAGGAGAATCTTGTTCCTAAATGTGAGCGATTTGGTAAAGAGTTTGGTTTCTGTATGGAGACAAAACAACGCAGAGAAGCTCTCAAATGCAATCGACATCCTCGTCTTGCTGATGTTTTTGAAGATTATCATAACTACAAGGATATGCAGGAAAGTTGATTTAATATGAAAGAGAAACTATACTTATATGCAGCAAAAGACACCGTGACTGGAAAACTTGTCTCTGATATCACTAATCCGAAGCGTAAGTATTGGGATAAGAAAGGCAACGCAGTTAAAGCTATTGATAGCTATAATCGCAGTTATGCAAATAGAAATGTTCCAACATACATCTCTAATAAAGGTGCACACAATATTGTTGAGTTAGTAACATTTGAGCTTATGGAGGTACATAATGAAAGTAACAATTGAGATGGACAATCTTCAGTCGGTGATTGAAGGCGCGGTTAAGAAGAATACTGGCGAGGTAATTGAAGATTGGGTACGACAGACAACCACATCAATTCTCGATAGGGACTACAAAGAGGTCATTGAAGAAGTTGTCACTTCTAAGATGAAAGAGTGTATCGATACATATATCAGTAACTATCAACTCGCTGTTGGAGGAGGTTTTGAAGGAACTCCTATTCAATATTACACTCCGCATGAATACATCAATAAGATTATCAGTGACACTTTCCGTGATAAGAAGTTTACTACTTATGTTGAGAGACCTTATGGTGGTAAAGATAAGAAAGAAGTTACTTTCGGGGAGTTAATCAAAGACATTCTTAATCCTACACTTGAAATTCAACGTCATATGGAATCTTTAGCAAAAGGTGTTAAGAGTGAAGTTAACATACTACTTAAGAAAGAATATGATAAGTCTTTGCAGAATGCGTTGTCTGGTGTTATAATGGATGTTATTATGCAAAACCAAGAGTTCAAGAATATCAATGATAATATCAAGAGACTTGGTGATTAACTATGCGTGGGGAAATCATCGAAAATTATACGACTTGTGAATACTGTGAGCGAACTTACTACGAATGGGACACCGGATATGAAGAATATGGGTGCACTCTTGGTGACAGTAATCCTGATGAAACACCTTGTTGTCACGACTGTTGTCCACTAAATTGTAAGTATGAGGTGAAAAGCGATTGATAATTGTTTATTATGACGATAAAGATAAGCAAGAAAATATATTAGCTACAATTGAGACTATTAAAGAAGCCACGAAAGAACCCATCATAGCCATTCCAAAAAACTATGATGTACTATTAAATTGCTCCTTTGACCAATTGGCTACCCTTAAAGGAATTATAGACACAGCGCTTGGCTTGAAATTAAGTCTTGGAGCTGCTAATTCGACTGACAAAGAGTTGCCATCCATTGATGAAGAGACTGATGATTTTGAAAAAAATCATCCCAACGTAACATTTATAGATAGTAAAAATATTCATTAAAAGTTAAAATAAATCAACTATTTTTAAATAAGTAGTTGATTTATTTTATTTATTGTAGTATAATACAAATACATTAAATAGATATTTTTGAAGAATAAACCGCTGTAGAAGAAACGGAGTTTGACAACAATGACTGAATATATCTGTTGTCGCAAATGCGATTCACCGTATTGTGTTGGATGTAACTTAAAGACATTAGAAACAATGTTAGAAGACGGTAGATTTGATTGTCTTATGGACAACAACCATACTATCAACCCAACTGCTGATGTGGAAAAGGTACGACATGGTGTGTGGATAGAGCACCACAGACAATCTTATCTTGTTCATCCTATGATATATGATGAAGATGGTCCTATACTTCAGGACTATGTTAGTTATGAATGTTCTGAGTGTGGTAGAACGGAGAGCAAGAAAGAACCTTATTGTCACTGCGGGGCAAAGATGAATGGAGGTAGTAATGAGCAAGAATAAAGAATATGCTGAGCGTGAAGAGTTGGTAGAGTTTCTGAAGGTTGAAATACAACAATGTGAGGCCGAACTTGCGGAAAGCGACGGAGAGGATGACCGCTACGAACAAGCGGTTGAGAGCAGAATGCTTGGACTTGTGGAAGTGTTGAGAAAAGTCACGAACACAACTCCTGCTGATGTAGCAGAAGTATGTCACGGGGAGTGGATTGAAGAAGAACAAGAAGTAGAATTCTATGGTTGTATTGACAAGCAAACTTTCTACAGATGCTCCTTGTGTGGCAGATATGAAGATAAGCAAGAGCCGTACTGCAATTGTGGTGCGAAGATGGATGGAAGTGGTGAGGGATAATGGGATATAGGCATTATTTTCATAGTGTACCGAAAACAGAAATTGCAGAAATAAAACAATGTAAGACAAACGAGGAGTTTTGCAGCTGGGCAAAAAGCAAGGATTACAGCAGAGACGATGAGTTTGTTTCGGTTTACAATATCGGAAAAGAATTATACGAACTTGGGAAATATGTTGATTGGGCTTTTGAGATGCAAGAGAACAACGAAAGCATATTTGGTGATAAAGGGTTAGAAGAAATGTATTCCGATTACTGCCCCTGTGATATGCACAAAAGAAGATTTCCTTTTTGCGATTAACAAATACAAAGAAAAAGTTGTCGCATATTATAAGGGTCTTTTAGAGGGGGATAA